TCCCCAGCACCGTTGTCCGGGTACGCAGCGCGTACGGGTCCGAAGTCGATCCTTGTCCGTCCAACGGAGTACGCTTCGGTTACTTGTCGCGGCAGCGCATCGTCGGAGTTCTCTCCAGGAGAAGTAAACCAGTCTTGTTACTCTCTATAGAGAGAGAAGAGATACCTCCCAAATTCTCACCAGCGTTGTCTTGTCTCTCTCTCTATAGGAAAATGAGACCCAACTCACAACGTAGCATTGATTATCAACAAGTTACTATTTAACTCAAATCCGGAATCTCTACGTCCCAGCTCCTTGTCGGAGTAGATTACGACCTGGCAGTATACCCTTTTACCCCAGTTAACCGCTTAGCACCGCATGTTTCACCGCTTAGACGGTGTGGGGCTGCGCCGCCACACCTTGGTTGTATACAGTATGACATAGTCAGATCCACTACGTGGATGCTGCGACTCAGTTCTACACGATTCTCTTACAATTCTCTGCGGTAACTCGTTGATTGTGAGAGAGTTTACGCGAAGGTGTCATCCTCACCACCCTTATTAATCCGTTTGCTCAACACAGTAAACCTTACATTCGGGTCTCTCACCCAGGTTGCATTAGATAGCTAGCAATACTAGTTTACGAGACAAGTAACTAACTACTCTCTACAGTATCTCTCTATAGAGTATCTATCTATTATCTCTCTCTATGTTATTCTTTCTCTCTCTTAGGAGGAAGAAGATAAACACCACCGCCAAGTCGTACCCCAATAACCACAACTATGAAACATATCAGACTATTAAAAGATCTACCTGACGTAGACGTGTGTACTTTCTTCAAAATTGAAGACAAGTTCTATGAAGTCATCTGTCTTACCTATCAAGATAAAGGCAAACTATGCAGAATCAATCCTAGAAGGTCTTGTAACAAACCTTATGTAACTCTTGATAAGGAAGATTACTCAGTAGTAGTTAACTATAGAAGATATAAGAAAGCGTAACAGCTTGCTTCATCTTGTCCTCAATAACCAGAACGATGAAACCATTAACTATACTAGATGATTTACTCGAACAGTTAAAGTCGAGAGAACTATCATACATCCTGATACCATGCGACAACATTGCTGATGCAAGAAACCTTGCTTGTAAGTTAGGTGAAAGAAATGTCAAATGGTTAACAAGTGCTGATAATGTAAGAAGATATAATAACAATTGGACTTTATGGAAAGAACACAGTTTATACGTTATCCAACGTTCAATTGTTACTGGAACAATTAAATTGAAAGTTCTTCATATACAAGGCTTTATCTGGTATGAAGATACATATCACGTTGTTCTTCATCCTCATGCTATAATTAACTCACAACTATGAAACCATTAGATATATTCCAACAGTTGCTAGATAAACTAGTTAATGGAGACATCAAACTTATTCTTATACCGTGTGACAAAGCTTTGTTTGCTACATTACTTCTAGACAAACTAAATGAGTACGGTCTATTATGGGAGCACGATGTTCAAGTGTCTTGGTATGAGCATAAGTATGAGACTTGTTATTTCATTCATGTCATGCCAGGCATTACACCTCCTAGACAAAGCATTTACGTTGCAACAATGACTATATCACAATGTGAACTAGGAATGTCGTCAGTAATGAGTCGTCAATATGCTATGTTACATGTTACCGCAATTATCTAACCTATGAAAAAGTTAAATATATTCAAACACTTTGTAAACGAGTTGATGAGAGAACGAATAAAAGTCATTCTTGTAGTGTGTCCAGATAACGATGGTGCAACACACTTTTTTCAAGTACTTAGTAAAGACCATCCAAGAATACTATGGTGGTCAGATCATTCACGTATATCTCCAAGTAAAACCCGTTGGTCTGACATCAATACTGCATACTCTCTAGTACTTATAAAAGGATATTACCATGATTACATTGTACTGACAACTGTCAACGCTAAAGGTGCGATTATCAATCTAAAGAATCTAAACACACCTCATGTAGTGATCATGAATCCATCTGCAATTGACTATGAACTATGAAAGAACTAGATATACTACAAGACATGCTTGACGATCTTGCATCTGAGAAGATTCGTTATCTAATCATACCCTGTAATAATGAACATACAGCTGTGTACATCATGAAAGCGTTAGCAATGAAAGGAATCAAATGGTCTGACAACACGGAATTAAATGAGAATACAAAATGGCAGATATACGGTAAAGAAACATTGTATGCTATTGAAGAGTATATCAGTCCTCGTACTGGTGAACATACGTTTCAGTTAATATACGGTTGTATGGATAACATTCAAAGTCATATCATCGACAGATTTGACTATGCAATATTACCACATCAAGCAATCCTATTGTCCTAGTACGACGTTAAACTACTAAACATGAAAGGGTGATGACCAACATCAAACTCAAACTCAGGTTGTGAACATAAGCTAGTTCACGTAATACCAAAAACAAGGAGTAGCGTCCAACAACACCTGAGTATGTGTAAACTGCTCAAATATGAGAGAGTGGCGAAATAGAGCAGACGCTACCCAAGATTTAGTGAGACTTCCCATAAGGTCGGAGCGAGTTGTTTAGAATTGTTTACATCGGAGCGTGTTGTTTACAGTTGTTTAACAATTATGCTAAATCATGTAGGTTCGAATCCTACCTCTCTCACAAAGTGTTGTTCCTGATACGGTAAGCAAACCGTTACGAGATGAAGGGTACTCAAAACTAGAGTATAAGTTCTCTACAACACTGAGGACTTCTCATCCTCTCTTTCTGCATCTCACGTGGAATCATTTTAGGAAGGTCAGCTTGTAATGCTGACAAGGCACATGGGTTTAACCGCATGTAAGGATAAAATGAAATCATACTGATTACAAACTGCCTGATTGGTAGACAGGAAGACTCTGATCGCATTGTCTTAACAAAAAACCAGTAATCAGTCTCACAAGGGTGAGCAAGTTGTAATACACCATACAGGTCTAACAGTAAGAATTCATTCAATTGATATCTACTGTATGTTCTTGTATTACAACTTGAGTGCAGAAGGAATCACCTTGTACTTAATAACGAAACATTATGTCTTTAAATAAACAACACTTAGAAGAGTTGCTACTAAAAGTAACTCATTTTATGCCAATTGCCATAATAGGCGGTAGTCTTATGCTACAAACACGCGGTCTCATAAGTAGAGAACCCAATGATGTTGACCTTATTGTTCCTAATTATTTCGCTTTTACCAAATTCTTAGAGCGTCTACCTGAAATAGAAGTAGGTCATACAGGTGATGATGCACTCAGTAATACTTGTGAGGACGTCTTTGGTAATAAAATTCAACGCATTGGTTGCAGGTACAAAAGCATTAAAATCTGTGTCTTTAAAGTACCATCCGAACAGTTTCGGTACGATTGCAAAAACATCTTTATAATGAAAGATATACAGATACGTGTGCAGAGACCTATGTTTACTATTGAAGCCAAACGCCTGTATGTCAAAGATCATTTCTTAAAAAGCACCGTTGCAAGTCCCTATATTTTAAAGCATATTCATGACCTTAAAGAAATTGCTCGTAGTATGGGGTTAAGTGATGAGGATGCTCTCCTGGAGAAAGAGCAACGCCCACGTTTCAAACCATTTCCTCCATTTTAATCCAACCATTATCTTATTTTATGAAAACTGAAAATAATCCGAAAAAGACTAAACCTGCTCCTGGAAAGAGTAAGGCAATGTCGACTACTGAAACAGTAGTTAAGAAAGGTCCTGGTAGACCTAAAAAAACCGAGTTACCAACCAACTTCATCAGAGTAAGAATCCTCACTCAAAACGAGTTGAACGCAAAAGGGATAGGTGATTATGGTCAACCTAGATCATGGAGTCCATACATGAATTACTTGTGCGGAAAATTGCTGTTTGTAGAAAATATGCAAAAAGACGGTTCTTTTACAATTAAGAATAAAAATCCTAAAGCTACGTATCCTCATAGAGATTGGACTATTTACCCTGAATTCTACATCAAAGAAGATGAACCAGGTTATGAGTTACCAACGACTGTTACTGAAGAAACAACTTCTTCTACCACCATTACAATTGAAGTACCTGAAGGATGTGTTATTGACACAGAAAACAGTACTGCTACTAAACTGGTGTTTAAGAAAGTTTCTGTCCAAAAAGAGAAACCCAAAGCATTACCTAAAACTTGGGAAGAAGTAAAATACTTTGATGGGTTTTATGTCAGCGCTATTGGACAAACAGTATCATTAGAGAAAATAAAAGCGGCTAACACTAATAGAAACACGTTTAAAACTAAAGAACAAGCAGAAGCATCTATCGCACTTGCTCAGTTGTCAATCTTGCGTGAGATTTATCGTCAAGGTTGGGTTCCTGATTGGAGTAAAGATGAAGGTCCTAATATAAAATGGTGTATTCATTACATTGAAGGAAAACCAGAAATTGACTCATGGCGCACTCGTGAATTCTTTTTATCATTTGAATCCAAAGCAATTGCTGAACAGTTTTTAGAAAACTTCTGTGACTTAATCGAACAAGCAAGACCTTTAATGTCTTAATTAACAGAGGGACATTCGTGTCCCTCTCTAAATGACCTCAATGGCGGAGTAGCAGAACGCGTCACACGACCGGAATATGCGGTGATGTTAAAGTGGTGTAAACGTAACACCATGTATTGCATTATGCTCTTAAGTCAGGACCCTAAGTACACGGGAAATGATGAGGGATGGAGGTTCGAATCCTTCTTCCGCCACCGTACCAGATGCAACAATAAGAATGACGGACGTGTTGCATTAGTTGGTTGTCCGTACCTATGTGCTACAGGTCGAACTGGGTTAAACAATAACTCGAGGAAGCATAAAAATCGTGACAGCTCGGAAAGTACGAGCAAATATGGTCAGGTGGCGGAAAAGTATAGACGCTATTAGTTGTGTAAGATGAGTATAGGGGTGGATCCCTACCACTCATGCCAGGTAACCACGCCAGAGAAGCAACTATACCATTACAGGTTCAAATCCTGTCCTGACTACAAAATGGTATCAACTGCGGTTCCTTAATAGGTGAAAGTTTACCCAACGTATGTTGGGAGTAATAAACCGAACATAACTATCGGAACAAAAGTGAGGACAAACGCAGATAGCCTCACACCATTTTTTTACAGTTAGATGGCGGAACAGAGCAGACGCTAGACTATCCAGGTTAGAGATGCCCGACTCAAAGGAGTCCGTAGAAATGTGCAAAGGGAAGCATAGGGGATGGTTAAGTTGACCCCTCATCTCGTACGAGTTCAAATCTCGTTCTAACTACAAAGGGTGCTGTTACCCTTCATTAACAGCAAATCTGCTTTTCTGCTGACTTCACTGTGGTGGTATTTACTACCACAGTAAGGAGTCAGTGGTCCTCAATTCAAGAAAAACCACAATCATGAACGCATATAGAATTTATCACCCGGTCGGGGGTGTCCTCAACACGGAATGTGTGAGGGGACAGCACGAGTACGAAGTAATAGCGGATATCCCAGCTATCTCGTTACATCAAGCTTACTTCAAAAGTCAGAACGACTTCAATGATGAGTACGCGTTGCTGGACAAACGTAGTACCAGTGTTGGTGACATCATCCAGGATCCACGAGGCAAGACATTCATGATCAAGCCAATGGGGTTCGATGAAGTACCAGGAAATGTTACAAGGTTTGTAGACTGGGGTAATCATTGATTGCCCCTCATTCTTTTTCCTTATGAAAATGATTAGTCACATTGATGGTATGTTTCCAACGCTTCTTACAGATCTAGCTAAAGAAAGGATTCTTGCCATTGGTATTATCTGTCCAGACCATGTTGACGCTTGTAAATTGATGGATCGATTTCGTCTCCATCATTTGTTGAAATGGGCGACAGGTGAAGAACCGAGTTCATTTAATAGCAATTGGTTAAGGCACCAAGAAAGAACAGCTTATGTTTTACGCTACAACAACGGTACTTATATTGATCCACCAGCTATTCGTATTACTACATGTAACACTGAATTTTTGGAAGAGTACATTAAGTATTATCCACACAAAACTATTCCTGTCCTCCACGCTAAAGCTTTAATCTCATGAACTTCTTAGAATTTCAACCTGATAAGGTTCATGGTGTAGTCATTATCTGTCCTAGTGAACATCAAGCCAGGTTACTGATGACGTATCTACAACTTAACACATGTGTCAAATGGAGTGGTGGATCGGATTTATCTTCTGATGATACACACTGGCAACATAAAAAGACAAACACAGGTTATCTCATTGCATTATACGATAATAGCATGTCTTATGGAGACATTAACACACGAGCTGTACAAGAATTTTATAACAAACCTTACTACCATACTATCCATGTAGACATGCTTATCGAACAACTAGATTTTAAACACCAATTATTCGGATATGAAAACAGAAATTATTAATAAAGTCGTGAATGTGCTCCCCTCGTTGAGGTACCACAAACGCGCAATCATCGCATGTCGTGCTGATGATTCAAAACCTGTATTACGTCACATAAATACTAAAGACTATGTTACTCGTTCTACTTATGGTGAAGGTGAAATGATTGCTTTTCTCCAGGAGGATAAGGACAAAAATCTCTCTTTCAAATATATCGTAATCACTAAGTTCCTTACGGATTTAATAAGCGGAAGCGGACTTGTAGGTTTAGTAGTTGATGACGCTATTTCACAAGATTATCATTACAAAGTTAATGCTCAGGTCCTAGAATTCACTATGATTATGGGAGGTGCTAATTTAAACTGGTACAATAACGACCAGGATGTAGCTCGTAAGCTACAGGAATTAGATATACCTGCGTCTAACGTATTCATCTTACCGTACGAAAAAGAAAGTGAGTTCTATGTTCTCCCCTGAAGACATGCCTGATGTGGTCATGAACCACTTTTATGAGCTAAAACGAGACAATCGACCTAATACCGTGTATTATATCGCTACAGATTATCCTATACCACGTCGCAGTTATAAGTGTAGAGCACACATCAATATCATTGGTGTTTCATACAACAAACACAAAGGATTATGGGGTGTAGATAAAGCACATTACACGTTTAATCAAGAACTATCAGGTCGTGAATTTATTCCAATTGACAAGTCAGAATTCATCTACCAGTACAACCGTATGCTGCTTGCATTAGGCAGTATCGAATTTGAATAAAATCTAGAGATGACATCTCATTAATCATGTCAACTTCCCTGTAAAATTAGCGGAACCAAAGTCAAAAGACGGAGGGAGTGTTCGAATCACTCACAGGGAGCAAACCAATTAACTCGCATAATGCAAAATTTCAAACGTAAAAGAAGAAACGCTATCGGAATGATAGGTACTTCAAGATTATCATTTACCAACGCTATTGCTCTCGCTGACTGGATTGCCAAAAATGTGCACGACCAGCATAAACAAGAGCGTCTCATGCTTCAAGGAGTACGTAATCAGTACACCATAGAAGTATCTGCGTTGGACTGTGCTGAATGGGTAAGCAGATCAGCTTCCCTGAACTAAGTTCTACAAAAACCTCACGATGTATAGGTTAATCGTTTTTATCTTTATTGCTATGATCAATCCTAAACTCGAAGAATTACTTAAGAAAGAAGGATACTTTGACTTACGTGAGATACCAGGTCGTGGAGTGTGTGGTCTTACCCAGTTTGCATTTACTGTAGGCATTGTCTACGGTTTACATGCAGTAGGGTATGAAGGTCGCTATTGTTACCCACGTATGAAAGATGCAGTCGTTGCTTTCCACTCCTGGAATGGAGAAGGCGACCCGTCCGGACCATGGATCAAACACAAAGGTACCGTTGAGTATCGTAACCCTAATCTAGAAGATGAAATTGACTAATTATGAACTTCATCCCACCATTTCCAGGAACCAGTTCCTTTAATTCTGCCCCGCAGAAAACGTTCAAACCCCTGATATTAACAGGTGTAATTCCCGTAAACACTGGTAATCGTGTCAGGTTCCTTAATGGACAGACCGTTGCTATTGGTAAATATTGCTCTTTACATGATGTTCCTGGTGATTTCGATCCCACGAAGTTCTGTGTCATGAGTGTTACCAAGCGTACGCTGAACGATTTATCGGGTGAATACGAAGATGTCAAAATGCGGTTTATCGCTGATATGAGTCCTGAAATGTACAAGGCATTCATACAAGCACAAACTGCTGCCTACGCTTTAAAAGCAAAAGAAACCCTATCATTATGAAAATACATACTAAAAATTTCATCACTCCGCAAGCAAAGTTCAATTTTAATCACTTTTGCTTTTTGCCGACTATCAGCTTTTCAGTTATTAAAACCGGAAAAGATTTTGACAAAGAATCTGACAGTGAAATCAGTCAGGTCAGCAAATTACTAAAATTTGAATGGTTATTCTTTTCTGCAGGATTCGTGTGGTTGACTGTTCACCAGGAAAAACCATTTAAAGCAGAACAAGTAAAGTATCTCAAACATAAAGCAAACATCGGATGGCGACTCCTGATTGCATTTTTGCTTATCATCTTGGGTCTTGTATTGGATTCATTTTCTAATAACCCCAAAGCACATCAATTTGAGTCCTTTTTCACCATCCTCGCATTGTTGTTAATGTTTACTACATCCTTAGACCGCAGTGACTATCTCTTAGATGAGTATAGTGACCTGGTTATGGGTGAAAATGAAGTAGCCATTCAGTCTATGAAACTCATGCTTGAAATGAGACAAGAGCTGTATAACTTGACTGTTAAGCATAAAGCAGCAGAACAAACAATTACAGACCTTGAGACTGAACTAAATAGCTTAAAATCAAAACCTGCTCCTAGAAAGAAAGCAGTAAAAGAAACCGTGTCTGAAGCGTAAGCTTTGGACGTAAGCACTGTGGTTGTAGAGGATACCAACAGTTGATGACTAGGACCCTAGTATGTGAACTCCCAGTACATGAATAATTCAATTCAAGGAACATATAGTAGCAGAAAACGTCGCTTAGCATGAGCTGACAATCCCGGTTCGAATCCGGGAGTGCTTGCCAACCATTAATCCAATTATTTTATGAAAATTACAAAAACTGTCGCTGAAGCACTTGCGAGTCGAGTAGCTAAGCAAATCGAACAAGATTTAAAAAGCAAAAAAGAACATGTTGAACAAGCTGTTGTTTCAAGTAAAGAGTTCAAATTGATTCAGAAGATGTACAAGCAAATCAATCAATTGAATGAAGACATTTATTCTTTGGAGAAAGCAATCGCTAAAAATCATTCAAGTAAGTTTTACAGTGTACAAATAAACGTACGTTCTGAAGCTACCGGAACTATTCGTGCAAGCGTACCTTATGTGTACATTCGACCTGACATGCCTCGTCATGAGAATATCGTAAACGACATTTTGATTGAAGGAGCTTTTGCAGATTCATCAACCAGTGTAGACAATTTTGTTGAACAACTTACTAAGCGTTATTTATAATGTTTACTGTAAATGAATTCACACACTTCTATAAGTATCAGCATCCTGAAATAAAAGTCAAAATGCTTATAGCAAGTGAGAAACCTTATCCGTTTAATAAAGCAAACTCTATGTATGTGCTAGAACATGAGATGGGTAAAATCGAGATATCAGTTAATCAATCTGCTACTTTTGATAAGTTAGACGATGATGATATTAAGTCAGGATCTTTTGGTGAAATCACTAAAGAAGAATTTATTACAGCAGTACATAAAAATGTAACCTTTATTCTCGAATCCGCTGTTCAGTAACTCCTTGACGGGTGTTGGGTATTGTGAGTCCCAGTGTCGAATATAAGTCTTCGATTCAAGTGCCGGTTCGATTCTGGTCACCCGTCCCATTCCTCTATGCAGATATTAAAGAGGTGTGCGAGATAATTGTGGTTTTCATACGCTAACTGACCCTGGAGCTTCTGCACTCCGGGGTTTTGCGTTTTTATTACCACCTAATCCAAGAACTTATGAGTATAGACATAAAAGATGTAAGACGTGCATATATCCTTGCACGAGTGTTGAATGTTCAGTATCAGTTTATACGAGATTTTGTAAACGCTGATCTGCGCAAATCTATCAATGAAGCAAAAGCTAAAAACTCTCATTTCATTAAACAGATCGATGAGAAGTTTAAAAAGCATTACCTGTCTAGTCAGACAGACAATGACGAAGAACTAGGTTTCCAACTCCTGGAACATCTAGAGAAATTAATGGATCCAAAGAAAGAACTATGAAAAAAGTAATATTAGCAACATTACTCATCGGTATGATGGGTAGTTGCAATAAACCAAATGTTCCAGTAAAACGAACTAACTATCTTGTTTTTGAAGAATTTTCTCCTTTAAAACTTATAGTCATTGACTCTTGTCAATATCTATTTGGAGATTACGGGTCTAGTTCAGTATTAACCCACAAAGGCAACTGTTCTAACCCTATTCACAAAGGAGGTAACAAATGATAGAAAAAGAATATGTACCATACGAACTTGCTTTAGAGTTAAAGCAACTTCAATTTGATGAACCTTGTATATCAAATTACACTAGTTTTGGTAAGTTCTCAAATGACTATTCAGCACCAAGAAAATACAACTCCGAATTTGAATTAGGTAGTTATATTTCAGCACCAACCTACTCACAAGCATTTAGATTCTTTAGAGAGAAGTATGGTTTAGACCAGTATGTAAGAAGAGTTTATGGAGCAAACAAACATTATGTCTATAAGATACTTAAAGACGGGATTATAATTGATGGAACATCAGTTGACGAAGTTTTTCCTTCATCTTCTTCACACGAAGAAGCAGAACTTGCTTGTCTGAAATATTTGATTAAAACTGTAAAAGAAAATGAAAACCGCTAGAAAATCATACGGTCCTGACTATGAATGTCAGAAACCCTGGGACGAAGAGATGTTCGTCCAGTGTGGCGATGCCGGTCTTGTATTACAAGAGAACGGAGATTATAGAACAGCTTTCTTTGAAGCTTTTCCTAAGAATCCTAGCTGTTTCCTTCGTGGAGAAGGACCCACCCTGGAAGAAGCTGAAGCTGCGTGCTGGGAAAAATACCAGAAAGTTCTCACTTGTGAACACGAGATGGAACGTAGAAACAGACGTGATGGTTACGGATACTGCAAGCATTGCGCGTATGCGTCTATGGTTTTTGAACCACTGGACAAATGCTGCAAGTGCGGTGTTCCTACCAGGTACACCACAGATTACAAAGGCAGACACTATTGTAAGAAACATGGACGTACCAAACCAAAGAATCCTAATCCTTCACGTATTGAACGTATGATAGAACCAGAAAGAAACCGTCTATCCCGTAAAGAAAAGAAGCTACTCAAAAAAGCAGTTACTTACCAATTCAGGAAACAAGAAATCTATGGTAAAATAACGTACAGTTTTTCTTATTGTCCACAGTTTAAATGCGGTGATAAGTCTATTACATTAATGTTTAGAAGTCAACGCGTCAAGTTAATTCGTCTATATCGTCACGTTAAAAGTTATGAGAAGATCATTTATTAGTTATTTACTTGACAACTTTTTGTGGGTACTTATTTTTGCAATAATCGCGGGAACTACATGGTTGTGCGCTGAGTACAAACAACCTTTTTACCAATACAAAGTCAAAGTGATTTTCTGTGACGGACGTTCACCTCGTGAAGTAAGCTTTAAAGATTTTCGTTGTCCAGGAATAGATTACAAAGAAGAAGGACGCTATGGTGCTCAGGCACTCAGTGCTTTTGAATACGAAACATCCGACGGTAATCGTACACTACTGAACGTCTGTGAAGTTCAAATTCTACACAAAACCTACATTGGAGATTACACTCTAATTAACCATCCGTAAACCCTATGAAAATTCATAAAGTAAAAGAGTCTATTGACTCCACCCTGTACGAGTTGAGCGAACCTGCTCACAATTTTGTTTCCTGTGTCGACTACGACGATGATGAAGTCAACAAAGCAAACGTCATGGACGTTCGTGAATGTGTCGACATCGTCTACAACTACCTAAAAGTAAAGCAAGTCAATGATAAGCGTGTGTTTTATCCTGCCGACAATAAAGGTCATGGGTTATCCAGTCCAATACTGATTGCGGATATCAACACTCCGCTTGAGAAATGCTTTGCTGTTATGTATGGTAATATGGTTGTACTTGAGGATAAACTGATCGCACCGAAATTTGACGATTTCGACTTTAACCCGGATCATGCTATCTAAAATCGTCCTTGTTATTACCGTAATCATACTGCTTAAGTATCTGTTCTTTTGCTACACGTTCATGTCTGTTTACATTGCGTTGGCAATTTACGCTGCTAAGAGAGTTTCCAAATATCACATTTACTTGTGGTTATCTGCACCTATCAGTGCACCCTACATCTTGTTACTCAACCTAACAAGTCTTCTGACCAAACTGGACGACGATTCCAGTGACTCTTAATTTTTCATTCACATTTTAATTTAAACGATTATGCAAAGTGCTATCGCCCCAGAGAATGTAACATTCTCTCAACCAACTGTTGTACCTACCGAAACAGGTATGGTCATTCGTGTTAACGAAAAAAACAAAGATTTCGGATACATCTTGTTGCGTCAGGTACGTAATGAGTTCAGCGAAGAAGGCTTCATCGAAGAAAAACCAATTACCTGCCTGGTAAAAGGTCACCTGGCGTCTTTAAAGAGACTAAAGTGGACACCATGGCAGCAATTGAAAGGTAAGATCGTGGTTCAGGAATCCTTGGAACCCTTCCGTGAAAAGAGCATCGATTACGACATCAAGATGTCCAGCCGCGAAGGTGGTGTAATGCTTGTTCACGAAGATCAACCTATTTTCCGCAGAACGTTCTACAGCGTTAACCCGGAGAAAGCTGACACCTACATCAAACATACCAATGTTGATGAAGTTCGTGCTGCAGTCGCTGCAAAAGCTGACGTAAAGCGCGAAGAGTTTGCTACAGCAGACTTAGACTAACATATTCATAACCAAACTTTAAAGAGACCTCGGCAGAAATGTCGGGGTCTTTTTTTGTAGATTGAACTGTAGATAATTTGGAGTATATCTCCTTAAGTTCTACATTTAATCCCCATTTTAACAACTAACTCAAAACGATAATCATGTCAAACACCAAAACTATCACAGCAACCGCTCAGGGATTGAATATCTACTACGAGCGCACCCAACATTTAACCACTGTAAAGTACGATAAAGCATTGTACCAGAACCAGCGTAACAACCCCGTAAACCGTTTTGGCGGTCTGCATCTGAACCCTATTCAGCGAACTATGTTTCGTCGGATAATGTACGGATTAGGTGACTTCACTCCAGCTCAAATCCAGGAGATGGATAAAAACACCAGGCAAGCTATTGACACCGATCACAAGCGTGCCAAAGCAGCAATCGACAAAATGAAGTACGATTTGACCTACGCTCCAGTGGACAAATTATTTAACGCAATTTTCCCCCACGTGAAAATCGGTACTAAACAGTATGATTTTCATGTATCACTCCCATCCCTGCGGGAGCTACGTATCGGTACCAAAGAGGTATGCGAAACATTAATTCAGGCAGGACTATTACCACAAAACTTTTTCAGTATCAACACTGAATCTCTCGCATTATGAAAAACAATTTTAGTAACCAAGAATTACTCCTGATTCACGACCGATTCAGTGAGCACGTTGCAGCTATTGAATCCTGCGCTTCAAAGAAAGTTATCGTTCGTACTGTAGAAATCCCAGGAATGGGAGGAGCTGCTACGAACTACCCAATCAATGACGAACAGGCAGCTGCACTCCTGGAATCAGAGCAGTACATCGCTGCCAAGAATATTGTTTCCAAGTTGCAACCGATAGCTGAAATGATCCGTGAAACCGGTATTGTTGAAACCAAAACGCTATCCGATGAAGTTTGGAAGGGTATCCACAACAGTGATGCTTGATGATTCAATCCCCCTTCAAACAAAAGGACTCTACAGTATTCTCGTGTGCCTCTGTGGTGCGCGGGACTACTGTTATCCTGGAATCTCGTACCTCATGGAGCTGACCAAAATGAGTCGTGCTACTGTGTACAGACACCTCCAGGACCTGGAAGACCGAGGATTGATCCGCAGGGCGTATGACCCTTCAAAGAAGAAAATCATTACAAGGAACCTGGCGTTCCTAACGTACAATTCGCCAGATAATGAGTAAGCAAATGACAAACTTTTTATCAAAAATCCAAGAAGCTCACAACAGTGAGAAAACTCCGCATCTGGTAGTTGCTGTTGAAGCAAGCTCTTCAGGAAGTCCCAGAGGCATCTTTGGAGGTTTTGAAGGTGGAACCCTCGTTCGACTCGGTTTAATCGAACTGGCGATGCGCCAGCTAGATGAAATGCGACAAGATATCATTGACGCAATCGAAAATAACGTGGCAGAAAGAACCGACGTAAAATCTCCGATTGTAAATCAGGATACCAAGCTCAAACAAGCGTTGGAGAAATTACCTCCTGAGTTACGAGAAAGTGTAGACAAGTTGATGGACAAAGTAAAAACCTCCATGGGTGACTTGTCTAAAGAAAACATCAAAGATGCATTTGTCCAGGACACGCTTAAAGAAATTAATAAACGTTTCGGGTTTGAAGGGAATCCTATCCAAACCAACAATCCGGATTGAACTGTCTCACCAGTGAGACAATGTCAAATCGTGCGCTCTCTATAGAGAACTCTATATAATACTATATATATAGGAGAGTCTCACCAGTGAGACACTGTTGTCTCATCAGTGAGACAGTGCACGTATTAAAATTGAACACAATTGACTATCTGTTGGTGACCCAACATTTTAATTCTTACGATTATGCTAGACGATCATTTTGAAGGAATACCGGTACTGGTATATGACTTATCAGTACCCATTGAGAATAGGGTGCCCAAAGAATTTCCAACGCTTACCTCAGCGTCTCATTACCTGGGTGTAACGCCAAAAGTTATTCTGAATGCAACTGATCCTCTCAAGAAACGTAAGATTCAAAGTCCCAAATTCAAACAACAATTCGCAGTGCGATTAAAAAAATCAAAGTAAAAAACAAAATGGCAAACACAATATTTTTCAAAATCGATTTCTCAGGTAAAACTTTTAAACCTGCTTTGTTACCAAAACAAGAGTACCAAATCTCTGAAGATTTAGAAAGCTACGCAGACTTGCGTGATTTCATCATCCCCGATGAGAGCTGTATGCGCTTCCCAATGAAGACAGTTCTTGCCAGCGACGACTGGACTTTCAACAGTGACAAAGTGTTAAAAATTAACACCATCAAAGTAATTCACTACGGTGAGATCGTGTATTACCACGGCGTTGCTCCTGAAATGCAAGTATCTATCAATACAGTAGATATGTATGTTGACTACCTGATTGAACAAGGTGAAACATCATTTGCTAAAACCATTTCAGACTGTTTTGCAGGTGTTGGTTTAGTACTCGACTTTGATGCTAAAATAGCAAAAGCAAAAGAAGAAGAAGTAGCAACAGCTACTGCAGCTGGTGGATTCAAAGCACACATTGAAGCTACGTATCCAACACCTGACATGAAAAAGACAGGGTTCCACGTAGAACAAAACATCTGGAACTTGTTGATCCGTAATGGTCTTCGTATGGAGAACACAATGCTGATCGGTCCAACCGGTACCGGTAAGACGGAGGTATTGCAACACGTTGCCGAGGCACTGGGTAAGAAACTCTACATCGTCGATATGGGTACTGTCCAGGACGCACAATCCGCGTTGCTTGGTGTACACAGACTCAATGAGAAAGGTTTCTCCGAGTTTGATTACGCTCCGTTTGCAAAATACATCCAGGAAGACTGTATCATTTTGCTGGACGAGTTGTCTCGTGCACCACTAAGTGCAGCGAACATCTTATTCCCATGTCTGGACAGACGTCGTTACTTGCCGATTGACATCGCTGGTGACGGTGAAGAGCGTCATATTCCGGTGCATGAGAACACCATGTTCTTTGCTACTGCCAACTTAGGTAGTGAGTACACCGGTACGCATGCTATTGACCGTGCGTTGATTGACCGTTTCTTCCCGGTAGAACTTGATTACCCAATCGAGAAAGCGGAGATTGATATCCTTGCTAAACGTACGGGTATTGACAAGAAAATTGCAAAAGCAATTGTAAAAATCAGCCGCAGTATCCGCTCTCAATACAAAGAGCAGGAACTCTCTACTACTGTTTCAGTTCGTCACACCTTGCAGACTGCTGCTTTGGTTACTGACGGATTTGACTTGGTAACGTCTCTTAACCAGGTAATCCTTCCATTGTTTGACGATGGTAACGGTGCTGGTGAGCGTGCAAAAGTGCGTAGCATTATCGCTGCGCTTTAAGTTTAACCCTTAAACATTTAACATCTCCTGGTTTAACCTCCGGGAGGTGTTTTTTTTCAAGATTATGTTTAACGACGAAGAAGAAGAAAAACCCAAATTTCAAGATTGGTTCGGAAGAGCTGCCGAAGACGGCTATACCTTCCGTAACGATACCAACAAAGTGGTGGACTGGGAAACCAAACACCATAATTATTCTGACTTTTTATTGGGTAGTACCAATACACCACAAGAAGCTGCCCGTTTGTTGAACTCTATGTTTAACATGATGGGTGTACACAAGAAAGAAAAAGTCACCGCAAGCTTGTCAAGTGCTGCCAATGGTGCAGGGATCTTGTTACCTGTTGACTTACTCAATGACGACCTTCACAAAGAAACACCACGTGGTGAGCGTTCTGATGCATTTCTAGGCGGAGCAATTCGCAATGGTGCTATTAGTGCGTTTGAGAAAACACGAGTTGCTTCAGCTATTCAATCAGCTCGTTACGAGGCAGCAAAAGGTGAAGGTGTTACGCCGGCACAACGTATCAAAGCGACTTTTGAAACTATCCTGCATGATGAACGTACTGACCGTAAGGTAGCTGAAAAGTTTCCGGGTTATTCCCGTTTCATCTCCAAGTACAAACAATACAAGTTTGACAAATGCTACGAACCTAAGACGGAGTTTAAAAACGACGCTGAACAGTTCATGGATTTGCTGATGCGTATGATCCAGTATCCTGGAACAGTAACCCAGGAAGAAGTGGAAAAGTTTGAACCCCACATCGAAGCTACGCGTGACATGATGAATCACTATGGAGGAATTCCAGAAGGGTTTACAGAGACGCAAATGCTCAGTGATCGCATGGCAACCTACATCATCAACATGCTTCCTCCTCCTGAAGAAGAACCACCTGGTGGTGGCGGAGGTGGTGGTGAAGGCGAAGGTGAAGGTGAAGGTGGTGGTGGAGGTACTCCTCCTCCTGCAGGTTCCAGTCTTGAAGAGATGATGGAATCATTGGGTGAAGCTGCTAAATCTATGGCGGAAACCATGCTTTCTGAAGAAGAGTCTCACTCTTCAGAATCTTCTGAGATCATGAAAAACATGGAATCCGAGATGGAAGAAGGCGGTCGTGTCACGTCTGACGAAGGTACCAGCAACGGTAAAGTGTACTGGACAAAAGCAAAAGATGAAAAACCAGCTTACCTGTCAAGTCTTGACAGAATCGACCGTGCTAAAGCAAACACCGTGGCAAATTTACTCAAGCGTAAATCTCGTGACTTTAAATTTTCCATCAAAGGTATGCGTTCTGGTCGCCTGGACACCAATAAACTGGTAGAAGCTCGCCAGCACGTTCCTACCGTGTATGAACGTATGGGTGAAGTCAAGACCGACAAACTTGCCGTATGCATTCTTATCGACGAATCTGGATCCATGGGTGGTAGTAAGATTGACAAAGCTAAACAAGCTGCCATCTTCCTGAACGAAGCATTCGGAAAACAACCCGATGTAGAGTTGTTCATTTATGGTCACACTGCCGATCACAACCAAAGTTCCGGTGGTACTGAAATGATGGTTTACCGTGAACCCGGACATAAGTTTCGCTATTCACTTGGTAATGTTGCTGCCCGATCTAACAACCGCGATGGTCATGCAATTATCGAGACTGCCAAACGTGTACGTACGTTCACCCAAAATCCGGTAGTAATGATTGTCATCTCAGATGGTCAACCAGCTGCTTCTGGATATGGCGGTTACATTGGTATGGAACATACCCGTAAGATGGTTCTTAAAGCGGAAGGACTTGGTATGCAGGTAATCCAGGTAGCAATTGACTCCGTAGCCTCCGAGAAGATGTTCAAGAACTTCGTAGTAATGAAGAACATGAGCACGTTTCCGAACGACTTGGTCAATTTTCTAAAAGTTCGTGTCAACAAGAACATTAAGGAACACGTCACTATTGCCTAAACCCTGACCCCGGGGGTTAATCCGGGGTTTTTAACCTTATGAAAAGACTATTAATCATAGCATTTGTACTGTTCAGTGTTGTTCAGTCTCATGCGCAAACCGTTTACGGTATTGTAAACAGTATGGAGTTTTATAAAGAAGACATGGCAGGTCAGTATCACCTCTCTGAAGAATTTGACAACATGGTCAACACGTACTTCTCTGCTTCTCCAGGCGAATTTGAATTACGCGTTGCCAATGAAACGTTCACCTACAAAGTAACCAGTACAATGCGCCGTGACCTTCAACAAGGAGTGTATTCATACTGGTGGAAAGTGGACGTTTACCGTAACCATAAATACATGGGATACGGTGCTGACTTAATGATGTTTCACCCCGATGGGAGTAAGACATTCAGTATTACAATCATGGACAACAGCGGAAAGCTGCGTGCCGAACTAACAAGTTATTAAATCATGTTTAAAAGAATCACCACTATTGACAAAAATTTAACTATAAAACAAAATCGTGACTATAGTAAAATTTTTGCTCTATCAATGCTGCTGAATGTAGTGTTGATTGGAATCGTTATCCTCCAGGAAATTGAAGTCAAGCATCACTACCAAAAAGTAGTCGTAGAGAAACTGGTGGATGATATCGCTTTAACAGACAGTGCAATCACTGCTGAGTTGGTTCAACTCGGTTGTGTCCTACCAAACGTCGCACTCGCTCAAATGAAGATCGAGTCCTCACACTTTACCAGCAAGATTTGTAAAGAGAACAAAAACATTGCAGGCATCAAGACTTCCAAGTCTGAATTTGTCATCGGTAAAAGACATGACCATTGTGTCTATTCGACATACCGTGACTGCCTTAAGGACTTTGTACGTATTCAAAACCGATACTTAAAAAACATCGACGGTAGGTACGCTGAGTCTAAAGATTACATTGACATTATAAAAGCAATCAAGTGAAAAAAGCAACCCCGGAAATGCTTGCTGAGTTTAAAGAAACGATGCAACACTTTATCAGTAAAATCATCACCGATCAAGGTGGTTTACAACCCTTGGGTGCAGTCATGCTGCACGACAAATCAACTGACGCAATGGAACTTGGATTTATTCCTGTTCCAGGAGATCTGCTTAAAGACTCTGACAGTAAGGACACTCTTGCTAAAAACGTGTTTCCATCGGTATTTAAAACAATGGAACACGGTGACTTTAAAGAGATCGTAATTTTTGCATTTGCAACAGAAATCTGGATTCGTGAAACAAAATCACCCACTATACAAGATAACTGGAAAGACCTTCCGAAAAAAGAAGGAGTAATGATCCAGATTGAAACTGAATCTGAAACTGACATGATCATCAAATTAGTGAATCGTGAGGGTCAGGTGGTAAACACAGATGGTGAATTAATTGACCAGGTTGTCCTGGAAGATCATCCCGGCTATTCTGGTGCAATGAATGCTACAACCGGAAAAACTGAAGGACGTTTCGCACGAATCCTTCGCGACTACAAGCAAAACAAACATTAACTGGTATGGTACACGTACGGGGTTCGACTCCCCGTACCAGTTCTAAAAATTAAACCCTATGACATTTCAAGAATTTAACGCAGAAGGTTCTACAGGTCCAGAACCAGAAGACATGCTCTTCAGAAGTTACACAACCGGACCAGATGGTGCTCACTATGAGTTATTTAAAGAGACCCATCACACTGACGAACACATCAAAAAAGCTAAAAGTTACATCCGTAACAATTTTGATCCAGTATCCATTCACTTAATTAACGAAACCGCCTAATGGGATATCGCAATTACCTCGGAACGCTGCCGAAAGCAGACTACGAGACTATCAAAGACATGACTCTAGAAGAGTTTTACAAACACAAAGGGTACACATACCACGAAGATCCAGATGAACTTGAGGACTGGGTATCACACCGTGATGTGGTAAAAACTGAATTAGTCGAACTGGGTAAGGATGTCGACTCTTTCGATAAGAAATTCTTCACTCCTTTCTTTTCTGATGCAAAACTGAATAAGCAGTTTGACAACAGTGATACTCAGTTTGTCAAGGTAGAGAAAGAGTTCTTGGCGGAACTGATTGAGTACTACGCCAAGAAGGTCCGGTCTTACTACCAAAAAATACTAGAACCATTTAAGAATCCAAGCGGTGAGTACAAACCAGACTTCTTAAATGAGTTGGTCCTCAATGACAGCTCTAAAGCTGGAGTCCTTGGACTGTTCAGACATGTTCAGGATATGGCAGGTGAGTGGGGTATCGGTGGATATCTTGGTGAAGAACAACGTCCTTACTCACTGGATCCCGAACGGGAAATGATCAGCAGCTGGAAGTTTGAACACTCAATCTTTCAGATGGTCAGTATCTACCGAAACTTTGATTTCGAAAACAATGTACTAATCTACTACGGACACTAATGAACAACTTAGATAAATCTTATCAGAACTTGCTACAAGATATCCTCGATAACGGGGTAACCAAGCAGGACCGTACCGGTACAGGAACAATTTCTGTATTCGGTCGACAAATCCGTCACAAGATGAGCGATGGGTTTCCGTTGCTGACTACTAAAAAGATGGCGTGGAAACAAATTGTTACCGAACTGATCTGGTTTCTCCGTGGTGACACCAACATCAAGTTTCTGGTCGACAACAACTGCAACATCTGGAACGGTGATGCGTACAAAGAGTACCGTCGTTTTAGAACCAAAAATGATGATGCATACTCTATGGAGGAGTTTGTCGAAAAGATCAAGACTGATGATGCCTTTGCGAGTGTGTATGGTAAATTGGGTCCTATATACGGTCAACAGTGGAGAAACTGGGGTACAAGACATGGACACAGTAACGTGGATCAAATTGCAACGCTGATCAAAGACCTCAAGAAGAATCCGGATTCCCGACGCCTCATGGTGTCTGCCTGGAATGTGGGTGATCTCCAGGACATGGTGTTACCACCGTGTCACTACGGGTTTCAGTTGTACACCAGGGAGTTGAGTTGGGGTGAAAGAACTGATATTTATTATACAAAATATCCAGTGGGTACTGATGATATTAAGTCTGATAAATATTATGATGAATTACACATCCCTACTCGAGCAATTTCTCTAATGTGGAATCAGCGCAGTGTCGACACGTTTCTCGGTCTCCCGTTTAACATTGCATCGTACGGTCTTCTCCTGGAAATCATCGCCAAGCATGTTAACATGATTCCAGATGAACTCATCGGAAACCTTGGTGATACACACCTCTATTTGAACCACCTTGAGCAAGCCAAGATGCAGATCTACAGAGAGTCGTACGACTTACCTCAGATCCGTATCTCTTCAGGTCCGCTGGATGACATTGCTCATCACGAACTGAACGACTTCGACTTGTTGAACTACAGTTCTCACCCTGCTATCAAAGCACCCCTTAGTAATTAATGTTTAACCTGAACAAACCTTTTATTATTGAGAATCAAAATCCTGACATGTGTGGTCCTTGCGGAGGTAAATGCTGCAAGACCATGCCAGGTATCGTGCATCCCGATGATATCGAGATGAGCGAAGAACATTTGACAACCCTGATTACTGAAAAAGGTTATCAGATTGACTGTTGGGAAAACAATCCGTTTGACGATGGTCGTGAAATCGGACAGGTGTTTTACCTGCGTCCGCAAACGATCAAAGCAAGAAACCAAGTATTTGATTTTAGCTGGGGTGGACAATGTGTATTTCTTGGAGACACTGGTTGTGCACTCAGCTGGGGAGAACGACCTGCACAGTGTAGAGCACTGGTTCCCAAAGCGAACCGCATGTGCAGTTTTGACGATCCTAAATTTTCAAAGCAAGAACTTGCAAAAGCTTGGTTTCCCCACAGTGAATTCCTACGCAACGTAGGACGTAAAATTGATTTAGAACAAAACCCATGAAAAAACTATTAATCGCGCTGTTGGTGATCGGAATGACATCATGCGTATCAGACTATGACAGACTTGAAGATGCTAAGAAAAAGTATCCTCATGCTATTGTAACACCTTCTACCAGCATCTTATCTAACCAAGGTTATGAGATTACGGTAGAAGACACTATTACCAAACAGATCTATGCAATCTCGTACTATCCTGGGAGCAGTACCAGAATTGCAAACATCAGAAACATTCGTTAATGGAAAAGAAACCCCTTGTAGAAGATGTGGTGCGCAAGTCTATGTTGATTCGTCTAAGTGGGCGGTCGACAGACTTTATCGCACCCAGCTTCGGGTACGGTTGTCTGTACAATTGTACGTATTGCTACATGAAGCGTCATCTCCCGGAAGGACTAAGCGTTGCTAAGAACCACTGGGAAATACTGACAATGATTAACAATCACTCGCATTTTGCAGTAGTTGACAAACCTAATCAGACGGATGATACATTTATCACGTATGATATTTCTTGCAATGAAGACTTTGCACTGCATGCCAAGTACCACAAGTGGGAAGAAATCTTTGAGTTCTTTGCTGGTCATGCACACGCTAAAGCATCTTTTGCTACCAAGTATGTGAACCCTGAATTTCTAAAGTTCAATCCGGACCGCAAAGTGCGTATTCGATTCTCTCTCATGCCGCAGGATTTAAGTACCATATTGGAACCTGGAACTAGTAGTATCTATGACCGTATTGAAGCAATCAATGAGTTCATTGAAGCAGGGTATGATGTACATATTAATTTTTCACCAGTGATTGTAAGTCCAGGTTGGTTAAGAAGGTATGAGTATTTGTTTAAGGACATTGATAGAATTGTTAAAACTGAACACAAATCTCACGTAAAATGCGAGGTTATCTTCCTTACACATAACAAAGCAAAACACGAGTACAACATCAAGCATGATTTACCTGGTGAGTATCTCCTGTGGAAACCTGAAATCCAGGAGGATAAAATCAGTCAGTACGGTGGTAAAAACCTGCGGTACAGAGCAGGTTTTAAAAAAGAGTGTATTGAAAAATTTGAAGGACTTAAAAACAGCATCCTTCCGTGGTGCACAACGCGATATATATTCTGATGAAAACTATATTTATAGGAGACATACATGGTCGTGATATCTGGAAAGATATTGTCTCACAAGAAAAACCCGACCGCGTCATCTTTATCGGTGACTATTTCGATTCCTTTGACATTCGTGGTCCAAAACAGATTGAAAACTTCAAAGACATCATTGCTTTTAAAGAATCCGGACAATGTGAAGTAATCATGCTGATTGGAAACCACGACATCCACTACACTCCTGGATTCCCATCTCAATACAGCGGATACCAATCTAAGTACTCTTTGATGATCCGTCATCTGTTAGAGACTCACAAGGAACATTTGCAAATGGCGTATCAATTTGAAGATTTCTTATGTACCCACGCTGGTGTGAGTGTTGAATGGTTAGCAAAACAGGGGATGAGAACGGTAGAAACCTCTAAAATTGCAGAAATTGTAAATGACCTGTACAAGGAAGACCCTCGTCTGTTTGACCATAACGGTCCTAATCCTTACGGGGACAACACCTATCAGACACCTGTATGGATTCGCCCTGCAAGTTTGATAGCAATTAATCGTGATGTTTTAGAACCACACGTGGTACAAGTCGTTGGTCACACCGCTGTAAAGATTGACATTATCGAGCATGAGCTGACCAATGGTCGCTATCATTTCATTGACAAGCTGCACAACAATCATGGTCAATTCCTGATTTATGAAGACGGTGCAACAATCGTAGGAGAAATTAAACGTGAAAAAGTCTGAACAACTAAAACAAGAGGCAGCACAGGAAGATAACGACTTCCGTGCTATGTCTCTGATGAGCAAAGGTCTGCGTGAAGAACGCGCAGAAGATTTTGACGAACTGTATCTGCCTAAACTGGAAGCTCGTTACGACGTGTTGTTCCGGATCAACGGTAGTTATTCTATCAGTAGTACTCCCCATGGTGTACTGGATTTCTTCCCTAAAGCTAACAAGCTGTTAGTTCGCAAGGACAACAAGTGGATCAAACCAGGACTCAAATGGATAATTAACAATCTATTATGAAAAAACTAACAGCTGAAGATTTATTTAATCTAGAGTACGGAGACCGTGTCTACAGATTTAACGGTACAGACATGCATCCGTTTAGGTATGTTGGTAGAATGCCAAGTAGTCCAGAACAATACCTAATTTTTTCCGAGGGTGAGCATCTTACTCACTTATATATCCACACTGACGGAACACATCGGTATGAATGGTATGGAGGTGATTATGACACTGAATTTGCAGATTTATTAGCAATTGAACGACTCGAAAAAAAACTGGCAAAACTTAAAGAAAGAAGTAGCAAATGAAACACGAAATAATTTATACTCAATCAAACGCTTTTATTCTAACGGATGTCTTTGAAAATCAAACGCACTGTTGGCATCTCAAAAAGCAAGAAATACTGGAAGTCAAAGGAGTCGGTGAGTCTTCTGGAGAAATCCACCACGAAAAAGGGTGGAACAAACCAGAAGAAGTGTTGTTTATCGCAGCGCACAGACCCTTAAATGATATACCTGTACTTGAAGGAGTTCCTTTGTTGCCTGAGTTTAGTGAAGAAGAGGACGTTGAAGATTTAGCACTTGCATACGCATCATCAAAAGGTAATATAAACCCAGGTGGATATTCAGATAAACAAGTTGGACTCTTACATGGATTTATAGATGGATACAACAAAGCAAAAGAAACCTACAAGTATACTGAAGAGGATTTGATAAAAGCATTCAAAGCAGGTCATTCAGGAGCATTTGTAAAAGAACATATAGTTCCTCATTACAATGAGTATATTCAATCTCTTCAACAACCAAAACGTCCTAAGTATTTTGAGTGTGAGATGGAAAAAGTATGGGTGCGAAATACTGATAGAAATGCTCCAACATTAGATGATTTTGATACTATTGTAAAAACCATCACCAACTCACAAGGTCAAACAGAATTAGTAGGAGAATTCATTTACTAATATGGCAGGCATCGTACGTTTTATCGCTGACCTGCATTTTGGTCACCAGAACATGGCAAAGCGTCGTGGTTTCGATACGGTCGAAGCACATGATGAGCACATCATCCAGGAGTGGAACAAAGTTGTCGACAAGCGTGATGTCACCTATATCCTGGGTGATGTCACCATGGAAAAGAAAGAGCACTATCATTTGCTGGACCGTCTCAACGGTATCAAGCATGTCGTACTCGGTAACCATGACCGTCGACAACACACCCGGGATTTGTTAAATCACGTAGAAAGCGTAGCAGGTATGATCCAGTACAAAGGATTCTTCCTCACGCACTGTCCGGTACATCCTATGGAGCTTACCTACAGAGATGTAAAAGGTAACATCCATGGACACATCCACGACAGTGAAGTTGGTGAACCTAAGTATTGGTGCGTATCCTGCGAACGTGTAGACTACAAACCAATTACTATAGAAAAACTAACTCATGGAACGTAAAGCAGCAGGAATTTCAGACAGTCTTTCACCAAACATGGAGTATATCACCAGTCATGATAACCCTTATCGTGAACAGATGCTTCAAATTATCAGTTCGATGGGACTTCTTGCTAAGTATCATCGACACACCGATAAAAAAGAACTTGTTCAAGTGTTTAACCACATGCAAACAATGTTAACTAATCGTAAAGGAGAATTTGAAAAACACGCGTCTAAAGCTCCAGAAAGGAAGTTTCCCATACAGGTCATGTATTTGCATGAGAACAGAAACCTTATTGGAAAGAACATCGGTGATCAAGCTGACTTTGATGAGTTGGTTGAAAGCTCTTTTGTCAAAGCGTACTGGGAGATTAACAGTATTGGTGCAGCCATTCGAATGTTAATTCAAGCGTCTGATCTTAATGCCAACCCTGAACAGCTTCTCGAAAACTTCAATAATTGGAACATTGAAAGCATTCTTGATCGGATAGACGACCAGGACTTTGCCAATCTTGTCCGAAACAAGAAGAAAGAATGGGAAGTCAAACTGGTAGCAGATCAAATGACTCTTAAACGCTTTACATCTGTATTTGCCAAGGAAGGAGAAGACGGTGAAGAACGACCTGATTAAGTTTAAGAATGGAAATTTAGATTTTGATGTTTTCTCTAAGTGGGACACTACCGGTGGGTATGCTGTATGGTATTTAGCAGGAAATTCCGCAAAGGGAACAGGAATATCAATCAGATTTGGAGGATCCAATACTCTTCACGTAGAAATTGTAAGTGTACCCTATTCGTGCACTTTAATAAATGATGGGTCAAAAAACACGGCATCTACCAAAGAAGAATTTTTAGAAGCGTTAATGCGAGCAGTCTACTCTTTAAACGAAGTAGGAGCAATACTATACGATCATTTACACAAACCTTCTACATGATTACTCTAGTACAACTCTAAAGTTTTTACTAAAAACTCATAGTAGATTTTTTTAGATATAACGGATGTACTATTTTGTAGACGTTTTATTTAATACACCCTCAAAATCTACACGATGTCTACGAAAAAGGCAAAACCTAAATCAAAGGTTTCCAATCGCTTAGCTGACTCTAAACCTGTCAAACCACCCGCAGTAGAGGCTACTCCGTACAAAATTGAATCCGGAGTTCCCATTGAAGGTGTAAGAACAATCACCAATTTTAACAATTTTCCTTTTGAACAAATGAAAATCGGTGACAGTTTTATTATTCCTCCAGGAGACAAATTTGCTGAGAACCCTAATTCAATTCACTATGCCGCCAACAGGTATGCTAAGATGAAACCTGGATTTTGTGTCACGACGCGACTGCAACTCAACAAGTACCGACGAGTCTGGAGAATTAAGTAATCAACGAAACCGGGGTGAATTAACACTCCGGTTTTTTATTTCTACTAATCATGAGCAAAATATTTCAAATTGAAGATGTGCAGATTATACGTGATCCGTATAATGTCATCAGAACGTATGAAGGAACCATTACTGAATTCGGTGAAGAATTTCCATTCACTATCAGCACTTTAGAGAATTCTGAAGGTTCTGGATCCAGAGAGACAATCACAGAAGTAACCTTTCCTGAAGGAGAACCTGCTAACAAACGTAGCGCAATTGCTATCATTAAAGACAATTTCTAATGGCAACACCTTATCACCACGCAGTATCATCTGCAAAGAAACACGGAGGTACCTGGGATCAATACATCGATATCCACAACTGGTTCGATGAAACCAAAGCCTGGGTAGGTGACATCCGTCACCGTGCATTCCGTCACCACTCGGAGGGAATCTTTGAGTGCGAACAAAAATTTGGGGTAGTTACCCCCATCATCCTGGAAAGTGGACTCACAAAGAATGTTCCCACCAGGGTCATTGCAGAACAGCATGTCCAGGAGGACTGTGGATTTATCCCGTCTGCCAAGGAGTACTTTGACAATTTTAAACCTACCAAGTGGATGCTTAAAGTAGGTAGAACGTTACACAACATTGATAACGAAGAAGATGGAACCAGATGAAAAAACAACATATCCTTTTACCCCTAGTGAAGTGTTTTCTAAATACGCAGCAATGGGTGAAGCTGTGCATGCCGAAATGATGGGAACAGCGTTGACAAACGAACCTTCCATTAACATAGAACCCGGTGAAATCAAGTTTCCTTACAAGGAAACCGACGACGTTGAAATCACCGCGCAACTTGTTATTGACTATTACAGTGCCTTACATCTTGCTGGTAACAAGCTGCAATTGGAATGGAATGGTGGTGGTGATAGTGGATCGGTATGGTTAAACCTTAACGGTAAACAACTTGAGATTGGTTGGAGTGATGACACAGAGCTTCTTCTTTACAACAGAATCCACGCATGGGTCATCAACAAGATGTACAATGATCTGGATTATGGTAGCTGGGCAGGAGAGTATTCTGCAAACGGAACAGCTGACTTTGTAATTCAAGAAGGTTTTATAGGATTTGCAGGAATCGACTATTACACTGAAGAAGAAGGATACTTAGAAAAGTTGGATTCCCCCTACACAGCACATATTCCTAGTGAGTACGTTCCTAAAAACATTGATAGAATAATTGTAGACGTAACTGGAGGGTATGATGGAGATGATCCGAATGTACAAATTCATTTTAAAGAAACAGGATTGTATCTAAGTAAAAACGAAGAATTACCAGAAAATGTGTTACAATTCATTGCTGATCTTGAGAAAAAAATGTCTACATATTTTGGAGAATTACTAGAGAAATACAGTGGTTCTAACGTGTATTTTGACGAAACTTTTTATATTACAGATCGTACTAAAGAAGTCGAGTTATTATTTACTGACTTTAACTTTTATAAGACAAATGAAGTAGAAACACGCAAAGTAATTAACTTGATTAACTGGGTATAAATTACCTGAGACAGCTGAGACAGTAAATTCAACCAGAGACAGAACCTTTTAAGAACGAGAAAACCCACTGTGGTAGTGGGTCTTACTTTGTTGCGAAGCCAGGGATCGAACCTGGGACCTTCGGGTTATGAGTTCAGATTCATAAACGTCTGAAACACAGGATGAAACCGGGTTTCGCAACTTTGCAATTTTTTCAAAGAGACAAAAACATGTAAAAATGTTCACCAAACCAGAGGTTTACAACCCCACTGAAATGACCCACCGAGGGTTCGTTTCTTTCTATCACAACAATCAACGTAAACGTTACTACGATGGTTCCCAAGTCGGACTTGAATGCGCACCTGCTGCATGTACAACTCATAGACAGCGACAGCAAGAATTGGAGAGGTTGCAATACCATATCCACAAGCTGTTGCTGTCAGGTTGGGAACCCGTTTCTGGTGACGCCATTACAAGGAGTCGATTGATTACGGATCTCCAGGAGGAGAAGCTCAAATCAATCTACCCCAAACATCTTTCCGAACGACACAAGAAAGATTTCAAGTATGCTGCCCGCAAATTTCGTACGTACCTGGTTGCTCAAAACCTGGGACATATACGAACCAGCAGTGTGACTCAAGACCTGATCCAGGGTTACCTGGATACTATCACCTCTTCTGCCAGTTACTATATGATTGTTCGCAATCGTATCAGTGGTTTATTCTCATTGTTTATGCAAGAGAAGAAAATAAGTTACAATCCTGTAAAGGGAACCAAGACCCGTACAAAGGTCACCAAACGCAATCGTGCGTTTACAGAACAACAATTTAAACAGGTGCTGGAGCACTTAAAAAACAACAATGAGAAGTTATACCTCTGTGCATTATTGATGTACGGATGTTTCCTTCGCCCGCATGAAGAGATACGCAATTTAAAACGCGATCACTTTAACGAGCAGTTAACTATGATTTCAATGGACGGTGACGAAGTAAAAAGTCGTCGTCTTCGAGTGGTACCCGTACCCTCTTATATTCGTGAAGAATTGTGTAGACAAAACATAAACAACCTTCCGGCAACACACAGCATATTTACCAAACGACTTAAAGTTCCAAAGAGCGAAGAGTACTTTGGAACTATATGGAAAAGAGTCAAGCGTAAGCTCTTGAAAGACAATGTTATCACAGAAAACCACACCCTGTATAGCATACGTCACACGGCAGCTGTATCGTTGTTTAGACGTACCCAGGATCTATCAAAACTCTCACAATTGATGGGACACGCTGATGTCAATGTGACACTTGTATATTTAAAGTCTCTAGGAGTTCTCTTAAATATATCAGAAAATGACTTACCTACACTTTAAAAGATTATATTGCTGAACTATAGATGATTGTCTATAGTCAATATATATAAACCTGACTAACAAACAAGATAATTTCTACAATGCACTAATTACTTATTGAGAAAAAAACATATTTTGGTACAAACAATACATTAACAAAATATCAAATCCGCTAATAATGCATCAAAAACGCCTGACACCAGAGGAAAAAGAACGATTGCAGGCTATGGTTTTACAAGGTGTAGCACCTGAAGACATCAGCAACTTTTTCGGTATAGCAATTTCCAGCGTTCACAACTTTAAAAAGAAGATGAAAGACGAAGGTATTGTATTAGCAAACCTTCGCGGACGTCGTCCTGTAGGAGTTGACGCTCTTGCTGCCAGCAATGTACCCATGACTCCTCCTTCTGCTCCCCGATCTGGTGATTCAAAATTTGTCACACTTAGTATAAAAGGGGTGACTATTCAAATTGCAAAATCCACTGCTAATTTCTCCATAGACGGAGATATCATTACAATATATTAGTCTCTGACTAATGCTTAAATGTGTGTAACCGGTCGTGTAACAGCGATCGGTTTTTTTTATTCCAAAAATCTTTAGCGATATAGTGTTACAATTTGTAGACCTTTTGTATATTTGTTCTACAAAATTTGGTAATTTGCATCATTAAATATAATGATAGTCAGTTTACCGAACGGTAAGTGCATCGAAGTTTCCGTGGAAACGTACCTGCGAATGACAGATGAAGACTTTGAATATCTCCTCGCTATCAACTGGGGTGAACATTTTGAAGATCCATTTCACTCTTCGGTACTTTCTTTAGGTGAACAACGCGTTCTCACAGATGATGACCTTGAAGAATTAGGTGTAGAAGATGTCTCTGAACTGGAGGAAATCGACCCTACTGACGAAGAAATCGACTTGTTTGACGGGGAAGATTAACACTTACCACAAAATTTAAGATCCAATATGACAGGTTTAAAGACCTGCTGACTATGCTTGCTAAACCAAAACTCTGTACCCATTGCAATCAGGAAAAACCTATCTGGAAAAACCAGCAGGGTAAACGCTATTGCAGACAATGCTGGAGCTTGATCAAGCCTGCCAGTAAAACTCCTTTGACCAAACGCACTCCGCTGAAGCAAGTCTCTGACAAGCAGAGCAAGTTAAATCTTGTGTATTCCATTGCACGGAAAGAATTTCTTTCCCGTCCTGGACATAAGTGCTGTCGTGCTAAACTGGTTCCTGAGTGTACAGGTTGTTCCCAAGAACTAACCATACACCATTCGAAGGGTCGTGGAAAGTATCTCTTAGATACAACGACCTGGGTTCCCATCTGCATTCATTGTCACATGTATGTAGAAACACATCCTGAAGAAGCAAAAGCTTTAGGCTACACTGACACTCGTATTTAACATGGAAGCTAAAACCGTATCCTTTGATTTTGACAAAACGCTCTCACGTCCTGAAGTACAGCAATACGCAGCAGAACTAATTGAACGTGGATATAATGTCCATGTAGTAACTGCACGCTATGATGAACTTCTCAAACACAAATGGGAAGCATCACCTCACAATGAAGATTTGTGGGAAGTAGTTGACAACCTGGGAATCCCCCATCGCCGTGTTCATTTTATGAACATGGAAATGAAATCTACTCTCTTCAAGCATGCACCACATGTACTGTGGCATCTTGATGATGACTTTGTAGAATTACACTTTATTGAAAGAGACACAAATGTTCCAGGAGTTAACTCGTTAAGTCCAGACTGGAAAAAAATGTGTGAACAAATTTTGAATCAACCTAAAACAACTTAAATTAAATGACCTACTTAGGATTTTATGAAATGGAGGTGACAAATGTCTTTGGTAAAACAGACATTCTTACTATTCGCCTTACCAAGAAACCATCACTTATTCAACGCTTTATTGCCAGCACATTCCTTGGTATGAAGTGGTATGACAAAATTGTCGAAATGCACCCTTCAGAACGAGCGCAACGCGTGAAAAGCGCGCGCAAACCAAAGGTGTAAAAGAAAACTGAGCGCATGGAAACTGGATTAAAACCCGACGTTCGGGAAAGAGTACAACAAGAAGCATTGGATGCAGTTGCTGCTCGAAGACGAGCGGGACTTAACATCTCCATGGGTGTCGGTAAAACTCTTATCGGACTTAAACACATGAAACAGCACTTGGACCACAATCCAGGTGCTCAGTTTTTAGTGGTAGCTCCAAAGGTTTCTATCTACAACTCCTGGAAAGACGACGCAGTCAAATTCGGTTTATCCGAACTACTGGACTGTATTACATTTACCACGTATCGTTCCCTGGAAAAACAACACCAGAATTATGATGTCGTGTATCTTGACGAATGTCACAGCTTATTGTATTCCCACCAGCTGTGGTTACAAACTTTTCCCGGCAGGACGTTAGGTCTTACCGGTACTGCTCCCCGTCACTCCAATAGTGAAAAAGGCGAGATGGTGGATATGTATTGTCCAATCATGTACAATTACATTACCAACAACGCTGTAGATGAGGGAGTACTGAATGATTACAAAATCATCATTCATACCATGGAGCTTTCTAAAAAGAAGAACGTCAACATTTCTACCAAGACTGGTAAAAGCTGGATGACTTCAGAGCGTGAACAGTATGACTACTGGGATCGTAAGATTGCCAATGGAGGTTCATTCCAGGAGATGCAACACGCAAGGATTATGCGTATGCGCGTCCTCATGGATTTCAAGACCAAAGAAACCTACGCTAAAAATCTGATTGATCATATCAACAACAAGTGTATCATTTTTGCTAACACCCAGGAACAGGCAGACAGACTCTGTCTCTATTCTTACCACAGCAACAATCCACTCAGTGAAAACAACCTGGAAGCGTTTAAGTCCGGGATGATCAAACAGCTTTCCTGTGTACAGCAACTCAATGAAGGTGTCAATATTCCCAATCTCAAGAGCGGGGTTATTATGCACTCTTACAGCAATGAACGCAAAGCAAACCAGCGTATCGGTCGACTGCTTCGTTTAAACCCCGATGACACCGCTACCATTCACATTTTAATGTACAGTGGTACCGTCGATGAACATTGGGTTATGCAAGCATTGGGGGAACTGGATCCAGCAAAGATTCTTTTTAGTGACCCTATCGAATTCTAATATGTATTCAATCATCAAACGAAAGATGGTGAACGGCAAGCTTGAATTTGCAACCGCTGCAGATCAGGTTCGTTATCAGCGTTTCCTTGCTACTTTAAAAGACGGGGACATTGTCGAAGAATTCACCGAAGTCTGTGGTAACAATGCCACAGTAGCACAAATTGCACGGATACACGCTATGCTGCGTGAACTCAGTGCATACACCGGTCATGGATTTGAAGAACTCAAGTCAATGGTCAAAGAACGTACCGGTCTGGTCGTTCACAAAATCGAAGACGAAAAAGAAATCTACGAGTTGAAATCGTTTGCTTACTGCTCAAGACAAGAACTCTCCCAAGCTATCGATGCGTGCATCCACCTGGGAGAGTTATTTAATTGTCAATTAGCCTGACTTTGAAATTCACTCAGAACTTCAGTTAAAGGTACAGTTACGGTGAGGTTTTTCTCTCTTGCAATTTTATCCAATGCCTGACACAAAGATAACAGGGTGTCGTAGTGAAAATGCCATGACGCTGCGTCAACGTTATTTCCATTTATCGCATCCTGTAATGCTTTGATTTCCTCTTCGGATTTGTCTTGTACCATAAAGGCAAGCATCTTCTGCAATCGACCATAAAAACCAGCACCAATTTCTACTGGAATGACCGCATCCTTGCGAATCATTTCCACGGTTTGGGGTTGGGTACTTTCCATAAGTGAAAATTGGACGCTCGAATTTAATGCAAAAATCTAATGACAAACACATTATCTACAGAAATTCTACAAAAAACCGATGAAATAATTCTAAAACTCCAGGAGCGATTGAAACCTACGGGTTGGTATCACCGTTTGGTAACCTTGCTCAATGGTCCTGAATTTAAACAAATCATCGAAACGCTTGTCGCCAGTTCTTACGACGGCAAACGTTTTACTCCAGTGATTAAAGATCTTTTTCGCGCTTTCGAACTTACTCCGTACAACAAGCTGCGGATTGTTTTTGTTGGGCAAGATCCCTATCCACAGATTGGAGTTGCTAACGGTGTTGCTTTCTGCAATGCCAACAAACCTGACAACAAGATGGAAGCGTCGCTTCGCTACATTTCCGAAGCAGTACACCGAACGGTGTATGAATCTGAGGAACAGACGGTTCTCTCCAATGACCTCTCCCGCTGGTGCAACCAGGGTATTTTAATGTTGAATACTGCGTTGACAACTGAGGTAGGTCAAATCGGCGTACACCAACCACTGTGGAAGCCGTTCACACAATATGTAATCGATACGATTGCACATTCCAATTCGGGTCTTATATGGGTGTTTATGGGTAAATCAGCACAGCAATTTGCTGACCTGGTTCCAGATAACGCTCATCATAAGCTGTTCGTTTCACATCCTGCAAGTGCTGCTTATACCAAGCAAAAGCAATGGGACTGCAAGGATATGTTCAACCAGATAAACACTATTCTTCATGCTATGAATGGGGATAAAATAGTGTGGTAAATTCTACAAAAACTTGCAAAATTCTGTAGAACTTATTAAATTTACCGTCCCAAAAAAATTATGAGTGACGGTAAATCAGTTGGATCAACAACTCCCTGGAAACATATTTCTCAGGTGTATCAGGAGGGTTTGGACTACATGGTTGACCGTAAAAAGGGAACTATTAAGTCTATTGAAACTCCATGGGAACGCTTCAATGACGCAGGTATGGGTGGTATCGAGTGGAACACGATTACAGTGATTGCAGCTCGCCCTGCCGCAGGTAAAACATTGCTGACTTCACAGATCACCCGGGAAGCACACTATCGCAATCCTACACAAGACTTTGCCGTCCTGGACTTTCAGTTCGAGATGCTTGGTCGAACTATGGCAATGCGTGAGTTCAGTGCACATCTGGGTAAGACCATGAAGCAGATTGCCAGTGCAGATAAGATGTATGGTCCCGTGTTAAACGAGGACATTGAAGCAGCTTACAAGTACTGCAAGGCAAATGAGAACCGCCAGATCTATGTTGTTGACAAACCCGTGACTGTCGAAGATTTTAAACGAACCGTACGACAGTTCTGTAAACACATTGGCAAACCTGTACTGGTCACTGTTGACCACTCAGTACTCTTCCGAAAAAATGCTTCGGAGAAAGACAAATTCGAGATGCTTTACAATTTAGGCGAAGCACTCACCGAACTAAAGAAAGAGCTTGCAGTGACCTTCATTGTACTTTCTCAGTTGAATCGTGATGTCCAGGACAAAGACCGCTTGAAAGAGGGTACAGCTGGAAACTACTTAAAAGACACAGACATTTTTGGTGCAGACGCATTGTTACAACATGCCGACCTGGTCGTAGGACTTAATCGTCCCTACAACCTGCACTTACCTGTTTATGGTCCGGAGCAGTACATCATGACTCCTAACACGTTGGTGATGCATTTTCTCAAAGTTCGTAACGGTGACCCTCGTATTAGCTTTTTTGAAGCGCAGTTTGACAAAATGAGGATCGTTGAAACCGAACCTCCTCCTACTAAAAAATCAACGTTTTCTTCTAAGTAAGCTATTAAATGACACCATCAAAAGTAAATGTAACTCCTGAGTTACGTCAAAACCTGTTGGCGGAAAGTGAGAAGCTTTTCACTGACACCTATACCAAACTTGGTATAGTAAAACCCTACCATGTTCAAAAGGTTTGTTATAAACCCAAGGACAAAATCGAACGCATTATCCGGATGTTTCCAAGTGAACTTACCCGTGGTGATGTTTACATCGAGCTGGTAGATTTCGAATATAACCCGCTGTTTACCCCACGCCGGTTATACAAACTGACACACCGTGGCGACTTTGCCACCGCTTATGAAAGTGTCGAAGGTGCCTCTGGACAGAGTTACATCGTTCCTTTCAGTGCATTGAGTCTTATCATAGACTTAGGTGCAATTGTTCCATCTACTCCTGCTCCTTGGGATACCCCCCGCTTCACTTCTTCAGCAGAACCTTCTCCGAGTGAGACGTTGCTTGATAGTGAAGAAGAGGAAATTGGTGAAGTAGATGCACACTACAACACAATGACAATTCGCGATCATTACTGCATTACGCATAATGTACCGTTATCACAAAAACAGTGGTTAAACAAACTAATTAAAGAAGGTATCCAATGGCAACAGAAATTAAATCAAAAGTAAGTCCTGAAGCTGCAGTAGCAGCACCAGAAGTAGAAATTCCAGCAAAGAAATTTGTACTACCAACAGCTCCAGTAAAAGCGGTGAGACAATCACCAAAGAACCTGATCATCTTCTCTAAACCGAAGGTGGGTAAGACCAGCTTGCTGGCAGCATTACCAAACTGTTTGATTCTTGACTTAGAGTCAGGTTCAGACTATTTGGATGCACTGAAGATCAAAGCATCTTCTATTGATGACATTCGTGAAATCGGTCGTGAAATCAAAGCAGCTGGTTGTCCATACACATTTATCGCACTGGATACCATTACCGCACTGGAAGACATGTGTGTTCCATACGCTGAGCAGTTGTATGCTGCAACGCCAATGGGTAAAACCTGGTTCACAGAAGGTAAACTCAAGTATGGTAGTCTTTTAAATATGCCTAACGGTGCCGGTTATCCCTGGTTACGTCAGGCGTTTACCAAAGTAGTTGACTTTGTAAAGACGCTTGCTCCTCATGTGATCTTGGTTGGTCATATCAAGGATACCCTCCTGGAGAAGAACGGTGCGGAATTTACCGCCATGGATCTTGACCTGACTGGTAAACTAAAGCGTATCAGTTCTTCCAACTCCGATGCTATCGGTTATTTATATCGTAAGGGTGACCAAAACATCCTTTCCTTCAAAACTACTGACGAAGTCGCTTGTGGTGCTCGCCCAGAACACTTGCGTAACAAAGAGATTGTGATCTCTGAAATGACCGAAGAAGGTCTTAAAACTCACTGGGAAGAAATTTATGTAGAACTATCAAAATAATAAGCAAACAATAAAATATCATGTTTAACTCAAAAGACGTAAAAACCACTGGCGGTATCGCTAAAGTTATCAATCCTGGAACAGCTCAGGTTCACTTACTTGACATCATTCTTGAACAACCAAGTTTTGGAAATGGTGCGTATCAAATTCAACTGCAAATGGAAACCTCTCCGATTATGGATGAGACATTTGTAGGTTTACCTATTGACAAAATGGACCCTTCAAAGGGTAATTATAAAGGTCAGGCTGCACGTGTGAAGTCTCAACCTTATTTGTTTACTGATTATGAGTACAACGGAAACGTGACTCCTAAAGAGCAACAGGTGTTCCGCTACTTGATCAAACTTGCTGACAACATCGGCAAACGTGAGTTGCTTGACAAAGTGCAGGCAAGCACAATTGAAGAGTATGTTGCTAAAGCAAGAGTGGTACTTTGTGATCCGAACAATTGGTTCTATGCAACCATCGGCGGTGAGGAGTATGACAACACCGGCAGCGACGGAAAAGTGTACACCAGCTATCGCCTGGTGATTCCTAAAACCAAAGGTAAGGAGACTGCTTTCACGTTGAACCCCGAAGATCCAAACTTCGTAAAGTTCAACCCTGAACTGCACATCAAGAAAAAGAAGGTAGCTGAAGCCGTAGCAGGTTTTGGTAATACAGAAACCGATCCATTCATGGCGGCAGCACCTGCTACTAGTGGTGGAGTAGCTAATCCTTTTGCTTCAGACTTAGATTTATAATTATTGAAACGGGGGAGGTAACACTCCCCTGTTTTTATTACTATGTTTTGCAGTAAAGATTTATCCGAATCAGTTAAAGACGTCCCAAGCGCGTGGATCTTTGAGACCTATCTTGGACTCGGTGAAACACTCACCGGTCAGAGTGTAAAGATCAAGAGCGCGTTTAATCCCAAAGACAGTAACCCATCCATGCACATTTTCTTTTCACTGAAGCTCAACCAATATTGGTTCCAGGATTTCTCCAGTGGATACAAGGGTAGTGCCATGGACATGGTGATGAAACTATGGAACATGGACTTTGGTCCTGCCGCACAACGGGTGTTAAGTGATTACGCCAAGTTTAAACTTAAAGGTGGTAACGCTCATCGGGACATTAAACCCGTTGCACCCTGGCAGATCAATCACGTGCGCACGCGTGGTTGGAACGTTGATGACGCCAGTTATTGGGGTCAGTTTCAAATCAGTAGCAAGATGCTGGAACACTACCGGGTAGTTCCCATTCAAAGCTACAACATGACTAAGAATGAAGATGGTAACATCTCCTCATTTACTGTATCAAACAAATGTATCTACGGGTATTACTCCCAGGATGGTACGCTTTGCAAAGTGTATCAACCCCTCAACCCAGATCGCAAGTTCATGAAAGTCGCTGACTACCTGCAAGGTTCAGATCAGATGACATACAAGAAACCCTACCTGGTTATCTGCGCTTCGCTCAAAGATGCAATGTGTCTGCGCTCCATGAAAATGGAACTGGACGTGGTAGCTCCTGACAGTGAAAACGTATTGATTTCCAAAGAGGTCATTGAGATCTGGAAAGAAAGCTACGAGGTGATTGTCACCTTGTTTGACAACGATGCTGCAGGCATTAAGAACATGAAAGCGTACAAGCAGAAGTATGACATTCCCTTTGCCTGGTTGCAAATGGAAAAGGACCTTGCAGATGCTGTAAAAGCACATGGTCTACTGACTGTACGCAACAGGGTTGCACCTATCATTATGCGACAAATTGAAAACGTACGCGCTGCCCTGGCAGAATCGTCCACTATTCTCTGACAACTATGAAACTACTGTTTATACCCGGAAGTGTTCCTTCTTCAAAGAACAGCCGGATGATGACCAAAAACAACGGATTTATTGCAAGTAAAGCGACTCAAAAGTATCGCAAGACAACTCCTTGGTATTTCAAAATGCACAAGCAGGATTTCTTGAAGATGCTGGAGGGTAAAGAAAAACCCTACGTGGTTGGTATGCACTTCGTACGTGGTACCAGGCATGCATGGGACTTCAACAATCCTTGTCAGACCATCCAGGATGAGATGGTCAAGAATGGGTACCTCACCGACGACAACGTCTTTGAGATGATTCCCGTTCCACTCAACATCAACGGTCGATTCTGGACCTTAAACAAAGAACAAGCAGGTGTCTACATCACTGTCCTGGACAGTATGTGCGACAACCATTTCACTTTAGAAGAATTAAAACACAATGGCACTATTGAAAAAGACCCCGGTTGAAATTCCGGATGCGAAATTTATGCGTGAGAAAGAAGAAGAATTTTTTAGTTCAAAGTTCTTTTTATCCTACTCCGGACTTAATAAGTTGTTATACAGTCCCACGTTATTTTACAGTCACTATATCCTCAAGCAACGAGATATCGATGACAACAAAGGATTGGAAGGCAGACTTATCCATTGTCAATTACTTACCCCGGAACGTTTCAGTGAGCAGTTTGTGCTTGCCCAGGACGGTATCATTTCTGGTAAAGGTAAGATGGTCCTGGATCTACTGTATGCTCAACAGAGCTTCACCATTGAAGGTGCAGAAGAACCAACCAAACCCAATTTAGAAGACCTCAGAGCGGAGATTATCTCGTTCATGAACGATGCAGAATACTACCAGAAAATCATTGATGAGGACAAGCGTTTTAACAAAATGCTGAGTCCTGAAGCAATGCAATACTGGGATCACTTGTGGAATGCACGTGGTAAAAGTCTGGTCAGTCCTGAAATGATGATGAGTGTTGCAACCATGGTTCACATGATCCGTTCAAACGGGTACATCATGGAACTAATGGGTGAGAATTATCAGCAGTCCTTTGAAGGTGTTGATAAATACAACGAGATTCATCTGATGAGTCCTGATGGTCGTAAAAGCTTCGGATTACAAGGTGTTCTTGACAACCTGGTAATTGACCATGGTAAGAAAGTAGTACGTATCAATGACCTTAAAACGACGTCTAAGGACATCACCAAGTTCAAAGAAAGCATTGAATACTACAACTACCTCGTACAAGCAGCTATGTACAAAAAACTGGTAATGGGTTTACCACAAGTACAAAGCAATGGGTATGCTATTGAATTTCGTTTTATCGTTGTAGATCCATACATGCAGGTGAAGTCTTTTAAAGTAAAAGATGAAACCATGGACCAGGGTATGCAACTTCTTGAGGAAAAGCTTGACGAGTGTCAGTGGCACTTCGACAACAGAAGGTTTGACCTTCCGTACGAGTACGCCTTGGAAAATGATTACGAAATTTAATAACTCCTTTATGATTCTAAACCGCTTATATACCCGTTACTTTCAAAAGTCAAAGTCCTTTTTGTATCCCATGCTGGGGTTCAAGAGGTCGATGCCTTTCCCTCCACGTCAGTCTTATCTTGCCTGGAAAAACTTCTACGTTCCAGGAGATTGTAAACTGATGGTAAGTTTTGACTTATATCTTGAAACTCCCGAATGGAAGAAATTCCTGGAAGATGAAATCTACACCCACGAGATGTTCAGTGAGCACATTGCTTCTACGGAACATTTCATTATGTCGGACGGTACCCCTGCTAAGCGCATGGTGGACGTCATCGTTTTTGACATGCAGTTTCACCGGGAGGATTTTGAGAAAATCATCAAGGGTCAGTACTCGTTAACATCTTCGCAACTCAAGAATATGGTCCGTTCCTATTATGGATACCATACCCCGGAGTGGGCGCACATGGAATCGTTCCTGTATCCGGAAAAGTATTACAGTCAATACGCTAAAATCCTCGATGTTGAGGAGGAATTACTCAAGCAAGGTGTAGAACTTTGCGAGAGTCCAGCTATTGATAAAGAGACTTTTACAGGAGAAAGAGACGATAACTTAGAGAATTTACCCGGAAATTTTGTAGATTTGAACAATCAATTAGAATAACCAACATGTCTTCTGAAAAATCAATGATGCTGATCACATCAAGCTGGAATGAAAAACCCAGTTTCCGTATGATCCCTGTGGAAACTTCTTGTCCTTACAACGAAGTTATCTATGACACTGAATTGAAAGCTCTTGCTATCGTTTCCAAAGAAAAGAAGGATACGTTCCAGTTCCTTCCAAAACTTGACCAGAACGGTGACTTGGTACCATTGCGTAAACCAGGTGCTAACGGTCGTCGTTTTGCTGAAGAGCGTAAGTTAGTAGAAACCTATTACGAATATTTCGTAACAGATGCTGCTGAAGTAGAAGCTTTCATTCAACGTTTTGCATTAAACGCTGAAAAGTTTGACTATAAAGCGTTGTTAGTAGTTGTAGAATAACAACTATCCACACCAACCGAGAAAGGGGAATCATAAGTTCCCCTTTTTTTCACTCTACCCGCCATGACAACACTACACAAACGACAATGGGTCATCGATTACGAGACCATCGTCAACTGTACTATTGTGTGTATTGAAGACTACGGTAGCAACGAACGTGGTGAATTTATTATCAATCGTCACGTTAACCACATGCCGGAGCTTATCCAGTTCCTGGAGGAATGCGTTGCAAGCAACTCCTGGCATTTCGGTTTTAATAACATTCATTTTGACGGACAGATTACACAGTTCATTTATCAGAACCGCCATTTGTTTCGCACCATGACGAATACAGATGACATCACTAACAAGATCTATGATTTTGCTCAAGATGTCATTCAGAAATCTCGCAACAACGAACGTCCGGTCTACCCGGAATGGAAGCAGAACATCCGACAGCTTGATATTTTTAAGTTGAACCACTGGGACAACAAAGCAAAGTCAGCGTCGCTTAAATGGATCCAGTATACGATGGACTGGAAGAATGTTGAGGAGATGCCGCACCCACATTATCAACCTGTCCTGGATGATGATACCCTCTTTAAGCTGGTCGATTACTGTCGTAACGACGTAGCCAGCACCAAAGCAATCATCAACTACAAGGACAAGAAGGGTAAGTTCCCGATGAAGGAAGGGATCATGCTGCGTAAGGAGTTATCCGAGAAGTATGACCTCAATCTTTACAGTGCCAGCGAGCCGAAGATTTCCAAGGAAGTATTCTTGCATCTCTTAAGTGAGCAAACTCGTATTGACAAGCGCACACTTCGTGATTCCAGGACACACCGGACACATGTTCGTATTGCAGACGTTATACTGCCGTACGTCAAGTTCGAAACACCTGAGTTCCAAAAAATCCATGACTGGTTCAAAGAGCAAGTCGTAGAGATTGACGAGGAAGTGTCAGCAGATGAACGTGAAATTGCAGGTCCCAAGTTTGTCATGCACCATGCAGGTGTTAAGACGGTCTTTGGTCTGGGTGGTATTCACGGTTGCACGACCAGTGGTATCTACCGCAAGGGTAATGGTCGCATCATTAAAAGTGCCGACGTTACCAGTTTCTATCCCAATCTTGCTATTCGTAACAAATGGTCTCCTGCTCATCTGAACAAGGAGATGTTCTGCAATCTGTACGAGTGGATGTTTGAGGAGCGCAAGAAATACGCAAAAGGAACCGCGCTGAATTATCTGTATAAAATTATCCTCAATGCTACCTATGGTCTAAGCAAGGAACGTAATTCGTTTCTCTATGACCCTGAACTTACGTTCAAAATTACCGTCAACGGTCAGCTTTTACTTGCCATGCTCTATGAGCAAGTGATGATTCAGATTCCAGATGCTATTCCGCTTATGCAGAATACAGACGGTCTGGAGTTTTCCATTCCTATGGAGTTTGAAGAAAAGTTCAACAATATCTGTAAGGACTGGGAAACCATGACTAACCTGGAACTTGAGTTTGAAGAATACAAAAAGCTTATTATCGGTGACGTAAACAACTACATTGGTGAATTCATCAGTGGTAAAACCAAGTGCAAAGGTCGCTTCGAGTATGAAGATCTTGCTTTGCACAAAAACAAATCCTTTGCGGTTATCCCCAAGGCGATCTACGAATATTTTATCAACGGTGTTGATCCGGAAGAGTATCTGGAAAGCAACAACCACATCTTCGATTATTGCGGAGGTGTAAAGGTCAAAGGTGCATGGGAACTCCGTGCGCGTTACGTTATCAAAGGAGAATATAAGGATGAACCGCTGCAGAAAATGATGCGGTATTATATCTCTACCAAAGGTATGAAACTCTACAAAGTTCACCCTGACGGTCGTGCCATGCAGATTGAATCTGGTAAATGGTTAACGACCGGGTTTAACAACGCGCAAGGACATGAGACCCGTTCTTTTGAATCCTTTGACATTGACAAAAGCTACTACCTGGAGAAAATCAAACAGGAGATAGCAAAGATCGAATCTTCTGATACGACAATTCAACCACTTCAATTCCAACTATTTTAATCGAAAATTATGCAAAGAACATTGCAAGGTATAGAAGCCTACAACACTATGTTATCCGCTACCGTTCCTGAACGGACTAAAACATACACTCCTGTTGCACATCACCAGGTATTGGGTTTAGTGCGTCAGGAGCTTTACAAAGCTGGATTTACCATCCAAAGCGAAGAGTGTCGCAGTACCGTTAACGGTGCTGTGATAGCACTCAATTTCGGAATCACTTATAAACTGGATCCAGACTTAATCTTGTCTGCAACCTTCATCAACTCCTATGACAAGTCAGCACGTTTCCAATTCTCATTGGGTGCACTGGTAAAACATGGGATGACCAATCTGATCATCAGCAAAACAGACGAAGAGTCTTTGGTGCGCAAGCATACCGGTGATGCAGTAACCATTATTCATGACCACATTAAAGCCAGCATCAAGCAAGCTGGTGAGTACTGGGATGAACTCGTGCGTGTCAAAGACATCCTGAAAGATCACCGTCTTTCTACGCACGCCATGGAGCGCACGTTTGGTAAGCTCATCATGAACGATGTCCTGGATTCTGTACAGATGACTCAATTGAGGAAAAGTTTAAAGAACCCAGCTGTAAGCTGGCATGTTGACTACGAGAATGCGTGGAACTGGTACAATCATATCGCCAGCGCACTCAAGAACTCTCATCCTAACACCTGGTTGATAGATCACATTAAAGTCTATGAAATCTTTAATGAGTTGTTATACCTGGGTAAAGTTGCAGGACCTCCTGCAATTTCGCTCACACCTAACCCGTCTGAAATGCCAGAAGACACAGAAGAAGAATTAGTCCCTGTTGATGAAGAACCAGAATGGGACACATTAAGAGAACAAAACGATGACTACGACCTCTAGAAAACCAACCATTATAGCATTCTCTGGAAAGATGGGTGCTGGTAAAGACACTGCCGCAGAACTATTTCTGCTGGCGGTTGTAAACAAACACTTAAGGGAAGTATCCAGCGAAGAGCTGGATGTTTCTCTTCGTGGTAAAGTATCAAGCGCAAAATGGAGCATTAAAAAATACGCCTACAAGCTGAAACAAATTGCTTCTATTTTGTGTGGTGCAGACATGCACGACCTGGAAGACCAGGAGTTTAAGAAACGCAAGATGGGTAAGGAATGGGACTTCATGACGTACCGGGAGTTTCTTCAACGACTGGGTACCGAAGCAATCCGTACAGGTATTCACCCGGACGCCTGGGTAAATGCGTTGTTTGCTGACTTTCATTCAACGATGTCTCACTGGTTGATCACAGACTGCCGTTTTGATAATGAAGCGAATGCTGTGATGCGTCATGGAGGAATTGTTGTTCGTATCGAGAATCCTCGTCTTCTTGTCCAGGAGGATCCACATCCAAGTGAAACCGCATTGGACGACTTTCCTTTTCACTATACTATCGTCAATGACGGTACCATGGAAGAGTTCTATGAGAAAGTCCAAGAGATGATAGCATTCTATCAGCTAGACAACGTGTTATGAGTACTGGAAACTCACATGATTATGCTCCAGCGTTTTCTAAACCTACTTTTCAAGATCAATATGGATACAGAGAACAGGGTTGCGATGGTATGTATCAGCTAACGTATTTTGCTACCCATGCCATGCAGGGACTTGCAGCAAACCCAGAATGTCAGAATATGTCCAACGAGGAGATTGCCGCTACAGCAGTCGACATGGCAAAAGAACTAAGTAAAGCACTAGACAGCCATTACAAAAAATTATGAGTAAAGAAGAACACGAAAGTTATTTAAAGAATAAAGCACTGGCAGCACATGAATATGCTGTACAGTTAGCTAGACTGCAGGATGCGTTTTTAGACCAGGTCAGAAACGACATTGACGATGCAGATTTGACTGCGCTGGACGAGCTGTTTTACAACATGCTCAAGATTCCAGGTGCTATACCAATCCTTATTGGGTATTTACCAGAAGGAGCACAAGAACCATTTCTAGAACTGATTGCTTCAGAACCCGAAGTAGAGTTATAAAAGAAAACCCCGGGATTACTCTCGGGGTTTCATTTTAAGTAAGGAAGTATGTGCTTAGATGATACGGAAAGCTTTTAATAGTTTAAACAGGGTGTATCCAATCCAGATAGCGATTAGCAAGTAGAACTTCCAGTTTGCAACAGCTAAGTCATGCTGCACTTCCCGGATTTTCAGGTCTCTTTCTTTAACCACTTGCTTAAGTGAATCAGAATATTGTTTCCATGTGGTAATTTCTTTATCCAATATAATTTCAAGACGTTTGTCGCGCACCACTGCTTCGGTTTTGATGTACACCCTTTCGCCTTTGACTTGCGGACAATCCACAGAAAGGATCCCCTGGCGGATCTTGACTTTCGTCCCATTGGGAAGGATAGTATCAAAATATAGAATGGCAGCAAGACTGCGGCTATAGACAGTGTCATAGATAAAGGAAGGAGAATCCACGAGGAATTCTTCCACCAAAGTGTCGTAGACAATGACAGTATCGTTGATGCAGTATCCACGTTTTACAACACTATCAGCTACCTCCTGGAAGTAGCGTGGGTTCTTGAGAACTCTTTGGACCGGGGAACATGCTGACAAGATTAACAGGACCAGCACACATAATCGAGCGAGTGTTTTCATAATTATTTAATCTCGCTTTGGATTACCTGGACAGGTGCTGTTATTTTCATAGACAGACCTGCTTCCCAACGTTTAACTTCTACACCATTCTTAAAGTAGATAATGCACGGAACCTGGTTGACGTTGAATTTCTTCTGTACAGCAGGTGCCTGATCGATCATTACTTTTTGAATATTGCAGTTAGTGAGTTTGTCAACAGCTGCATAGTGATTCTGAGCGTTCCAGGTAGCGTTAAAATACACTACCACATTCTGAGCGGCACGAACGTTCACGTTCCCGCCTGGTTGCTTTACCGGTGCAGATTCGACTCCGATAATGAGTCCTGCTATCAGTGTCAGCGTGGATAATAGTATGGTTTTCATGAGTGTTTATTTTCCTTCAAGGCGTTTGATGCGCTCATCGGTTAACTTCATGTAGTTGAGGATCTCGCTGCGAGTCATCTCATCCTTCATGTTATATTCCTGACGGGTTGGAGGGTAGGTTTCCTTTGCTGCAGGATCTCCAGGATCTACCATGTAAATCCCTTTACCAATAGCTGGTAGAGATTTTGCTGCCTCAATCTCATTGACCAAATAATAATGGTATCCAATTGCAGAAGCAATGATTGCAGCGATTGCTGCCAACACCTTGGGAGTCAACGAGAACTCTGTTTCTTCTCCGAGTTTAATTTTACGAGGTGCCATTATTTGATGTCTTGAGATTGAATTAGGGTGTACGTAAAGGAGTTACCATGCAGAGCAGCTGCTTTCTTAACTATTGCCATGAATGCAGCAAAGTCTTTAGCACGTTTGAATACCTGACAGCCTTCGCTCCAGTTTTCCACGTACGTAGAGTCTGTACCTGCCATGTGGATGTTTACACCACACAAAGAACATTCAGTGATTTTAATTTTGTCAAACTCCATGTCACGGTCACCGTCCCGGTAAAGTTTAAGATTACCCTTCTGGGTCAACGCTTCATACTTTCCCTGGTGTAGACCGATGTGGTGAGAACCAGGGTACTGTCCAGGAACGATGAATGCAACGCCACCTACGGCTTTACCTTCCAACATCCCTTTCTTACCTGGTTCAGTGGTACAAGACCACTCAAAGTATTTCCATACTCCGTTCTCCTTGTAACTGATAGTGATGACATCATCAAAAAGATTGGTCACTTTACTACCAGTAGAACTGTTTCGAACCCCGATGATGTTGACATTGAAGTCACCATTGTCGAAATACTTATAACCTTTTGCTTTTACAGCAGCTTCTATTTTTTCACGAGTAAACATTATTGACTAACCTCCTCATCTTTTTTCTTAATCAATTGCTTGAATGAGAATTTGTCTGCAGTGTCACCGGCAATCGATGCAACCACAATACTGACCACACCCCAGATCATTGCTTCAGCAGGCTGAAACTCCTTTGGGTGGGTAGTGTTAATAACCAACGTAACACCTAGGGTGATACTTAAAACAAATGCAATCACCGGTTTGATAGAGATCTGACCTCTCTCATCCTTGAGCATTTCCATGATAACTTTTGAGACTTTCATAAGTAGGATTTTTATCTTTTTCATAGGTGTTGGTTTTTCTATGGGTTAAGCGTCCTTTGGTTCCAGGTCGAAACTGATTTCGTCTTCTTTCTTAAACGGTCCTATTCGCATCCATACAGGGAGCACTGCTTTACCCTGGGTGACGGCATCTGTTATCTGGTCTACTACTGTACCCATCTTTTGTTCTTTAAGAATCTCGATATCTTTTTCCAACATCTCGATCCGGGTGCGGTCTGCGCTTTGCTGGATCAGTAATGTTTTCACATCAGATTTGAGTTCAGTGAGGTCGCTATATAATAGCGTTCCTACAATAGCAATCAGCACAGGAGAAGCCCATTCTTTAACAGCTGAAATGATGTCGTTTTTAGGTGCAGTGGTCATTTAAGAGAGTAGTGATATTAGATGATAAATAAGAAGTTATGTATAGCAGGACGCTATATATATAATATACAAAGAAATCCCGAAGTTCTACAATTTTGTTCTATATCTTTGTAGACCCATTACGTTTTACCTTTTCCTTTTACCTTAATGAATACAAATGAAATTACCATCCCGGTGACGTCTGTACGTACGCCGCAGCGATTCTCTCAATGGTTTACCACCGTTTATGAGCAGCTCTTTAAAAGCAGTGTCGAAATAAAAGATATTGGAGATATCACCAAGTATCGAAACGGCAAGATGGTCGAGCAAATCGACCGACTTATCTGCGAGCAAATTCCAGCAACCAAAGAGATCAAAGAAATCTGGTTAAAAGCTGGTAAAAAATCAATTTTTGTCAACTCCCGCAAGCGTGAACTCAGTGATGGACGCAAACTTGCGGCGGTACTTCTCAGAGAAAAGAAGTACACCCTGGTGTCTATAGGTATGATTATGGGTAAGGATCATTCTACCATCATTCATAGTTTAGAAAGTGCGGAGAATCTCATGGACACAGACGCTTCGTTCCGTCGCATGTACAACAATGTAAAGTTTGCCTTGAATTATGAAGAAGTTATTCGACCATCTGATCAAGCTACGGTTAACCCCTAATCAACTCTTTGTGCTGGACAGCATCGAGCAGCAACTGGATTACGGTTCTTTTATCCCTAACCTCAAGATAGAACTGGTGCGCCTTCAGGATAAAGCACTCCTGGACAATGCACTCAATCTGACTCCTGTGGGAAAGAAACTTCTCCAGGAGTGCAAGGATTTAGAGAGTCCTAAAAAGAAGAAAACTGCAGACCACGGTGACTGGACCTCCCTGATTGAGCAATACCGCCAGATCTTTCCTGCCGGTCACGGTAGTGGTAAAGCGTTTCGTTCACCTGTCCGGGAACTGCTTCCCCGTTTTGAATGGTTCTTTGCGAACTATGAGTTTAGCTGGGAAGTAGTCCTGGAAGCAACAAGAAGATACGTAGAGAGTCGTAAGGATGATTTGACGTACATGAGAACCAGTGCATACTTTATCCGCAAACAGGATTCTTCCAAAGTAGACATCAGTGACCTGGGACATTGGTGCGAGCTGATACAGCAGGAACTGGATCATCCAGACAGTGTCAAACCAAACATGGATTACACCGGACTGTACAAGGTCGTCTAAGAATGTCTAAAAAAATGTCTAAGTAATGACTAAGAAACCCCGCCTAGACAAGCGGGGTTTTTTCTCTTATGATTCTATACCGGGGTTACTAACGATCCCCGGACAAAGATATAGTTCTACAATTACTCTACAAAAAAAGTCCCTGCATTTCTGCAAGGACTTCCCAAAATAACAAGTAACAGATAGAGTAGGTTAATGAGTAGTTGGTTCAGTTTCGGTAATCGTCAAGAGCTTAAAGAATACAGCGTAATTGTCGGTTGTTTCTAAAGAGGCAATGTCGTCAAAATTAAAACTAGGATGTTCGATTTCTTTAGTTGTTTCTAATAACTCAGAATACTCTTTGTTAAAATCAGCAAACTTCGGATTAGCTACAAATACAGGAGATCCATCAGGATTTATTTTTTCAGTCTTAATACGCATCGGAATGCTCCAAGATTGTTCTTCTTTGTTTTCTTCTCCGTACTTTTTTACAAGTTCATCTCTGAGAGAGTCAATCGTTTTCTTTTCAGATGTAACAGTTTCGCCTAGACGAGTCACCCAGTACTTCGTTTTGATTGGTAACTTCTGGTTGAGTAAACCAGTAATTGTTACTTCACCTTTTCGTTGACTGCGTAGTCCAAAGATCTCAGCTTCGAGTTCCATGATTTCAGCTAATGACAAGGTAATTTTTTTCAATGCAGACATAGGGTTGTTGGTTTCGTATTACAAATATATATAATATATTTCAATTATCCTTGACCTCTGTATTTTTTTGCGTAGTTTTTACTACCCTTCAATCGAGAAGTCTTTGTTTTAGAGTGAACACCTGGTCGACTCACTTTGGACTTAACCAAAAATTTTGTCACGCTGCTGCTCGGACTCTTTGTTTTCTTCACTGTCGCCATTATACTTCCTCCTCTACTATAGTGAGACCCAACTGAGCAGCTGCCCAGTCAAAAACGTAACTGTCATCGTTTGACCACAAGTCGTATGCCGCACGATCCATATCAAGGTTACCTTCAAGGACTACTTCTCCGGGAACAGAAACCATTGTTCCTTCCTGGTCAACAAGGATTGCTTTACGGATGGTATAATACCAGCTTACATTCGTAGGGTTTAATGGAAATCCAAGTGAACGGACTTCTAAATAAGCACCATCACCTTTGATGGGTACTGTAACGGGAGTAATTTCTACATAGTTCATAGTTGTGTTATACATAAAATAGTTTGTTTTTTGATGAAGTGCATTATGTTTTAAGAAACATTAGTAATAATTCCGCCAATCACCTGGATGTTCTGCTGTCCTGGAGGATTACTTGCAATGAATATGGTTCCTGTCCATCCAGATACGCCTCCAACATAGTATGAGACAGACGCATTAACATATCCAACAACATCCAGCGTGTATCCTGGAGTAGTTGTTCCAATACCTACCGATCCACCTGCTGTAGCAAAGTATGCATAGCTTGTAGATCTGATATCGCCTTGGACGTCTAACTTGTACGTAGCACTTGCTCTGTTAATTCCTACATTTCCTGTCGGACCAGAAATCCATATTCGAGAAGCAGAAGACGTTAAGTCATACACTTCCCAAGAGTTTGCTGTTGCGTAGTTAGTTCCCGTAAAGAAGCTATGGTAAGTGTTTGTATAGATTGTTCCAGCTGAACCAGTCGCTGTTGATGTTATATAATGATAAGTGTCTGTACCAGAAGAAAAGCTAGTGTTCCCTATAACTTGTAGTTTGTATCCCGCGTTTGATATTGTGCCTACAGAAACATTACCGTCACCGTGAATACGAAGTCTTTCAGTATCGTTGGTGTATATAGCAAGTCCTATGTTGTCACGCAGAATTATGTATCCAACAGATGCATCAAGACCAATCACCATTCCTTGGGAATCTAATGTTTGAGTAGAACGAGCAATCGAAAGTAACGCCTGACTTGCAGTACCCTTTACACCAAACATATAACCACTAGAAGCTCCGTATGTACGAGAAGTTCCATTAATCATAAAAGATCCAGAAGAGTCCATGCGCATTTTCTCTACACCCCCTCCGTCTTTAAAATACAAAGTACCACTAGCTGATTGAAGATTATCTCCGTAGAACGTTGTACCTACGATTAGTCCTGAACCCCAGAAATCTGTAAAACGATTTGCAAAAGTACCTACTGTAGAAGTTCCACTAGTTGGTACTAAGTTACCCGATAAACCTATATTCCCGTTTACGTATAGTTTGTATCCGGCGTCTGTAGTAGCACCTATAAGAAAGTTTGTACCTGTATTTACATAGCATGCAGCACTTGTACCTATGTTAAATATGTTGGTATAACTAGAATTGTAAACAGCAAATAAAGTTGCTCCTGAAAAACCTCTTATATATGAAACGGTTCCCCATTTCATGTAACCACCATTGTTAACTACAATAGCATTATCTGATGCATTTGGAGTAAGTGTAAGTGTTGAACCAGCTGTTAATTTGGTGATTGATACAGAACCATCTAAGATAGTCAATCCTCCTACAGTAATTGCATTGGTAGTTGTGTTCCCTCTACTAGTAACAGTTGCTAAGGTATCTGTTAAAGTGGTTAAGTAGACATTCGAGTCTATGCTCCCATCCGCTTTCAAGAACTGACCAGAAGTCCCTCCACTTTTAACAAAAGAGTTTGCGGTCAATGTGCTTGTGAATCTTCCTGTTCCGTTGACATCTAATTTATATCCTGCATCGGTGGTAGTACCTATTAAAAAGTTACCCGTCGAGTGCGTAAATGTAAATGAATATGCATTGTTATTGGTTGTAAACACCAATCCGGTTGTAGACGACGCACCTATTGTTGCTATCCTTGCAGATGTAGGACCAGCTGCAAACTTAATTGTGGTATTAAATGTCGTTTCTGCTCCTGGAGCATTAAAGAATGATTGTCCGACTACATGAAAAGGACTATTAGGAGCAGTTGTATTGATGCCGACTCTGTTGTTAACAGCATCCACATACAATGTTCCTGCATCGACGTTAAGTCCACCAACTGTTATTGCATTGGCAGTACTGTTTCCCCTGGTTGTTACACTGTTCAGTGTGTCAGCTTCAGCAGTAAGATACCCAGCAGCAGCGTGGTTCCCCCAGGAATAAGCTGTGTCCCAGTTAGTTTTCTGAGTAGTCGTAATGCTGGCAGCAGGGGATGCAGAAAATACAGGATCTGTTTCTGTTCCACCTCCTCCAATGACTAATTCAACAGGGTCACCTGTTCCAGAAGGGATACGATAAAGAACCCCGTCTTTATAAAGTATAGCTTGCGCACCGAGTAACCAGGTAGGTCCTATCATAGCTTATTGAAATCCTGCTAGTTGAGCAGCTGTTGTTTGAACTGTAGAAGCGTTTTTAAGTCGTGCACCAATACTGTCTGTAGTGGTTATATCCTCTGTTGCAACATTCCAGATGTCTTCAGCATTAATTACTGCACTACCCACGGTGTTGTCTACAGGGATTCCGTAAGCAACTGATACTGGGGACGGCATTTTAAGAGTACCAGTAAGAGACCCATTTGCGTAAATAGTACCAAAGCGTACATCGTTTGCGGCAGGAGCGTCTGATACAGCAGCTGGTGCAATCATTCTGGTTGCAGGTGCTATTGCTCCTGGAGACAATGCTCCGTTTGTGGTTTCGTCTCTGAATTCAAAATAAGTTCCTACAGAGGGGATAAGATGCATTCTTACAACTTGATACGGAAAAACTCCATAATCCGAACAGATAAAAGGACCAGAGAATATATTTGTTGCTCCTCCGTTAGATGACGTTACAGCAAATGCTGCTCCATTATTTACTGTGTTTTTTATAGTTTGAATTGTTCCTACAATACTCATATATGAAGCTCCAGTAGAAAGTATACACGAATTTAAAGACGATAATACATTACCTGTAATATACAATTTAAAAGCAGTACCACCTCCGTTTACTAACGTACCAGCGATAGTTGTACCACCAGCAGTTGTTCCAGATACAATGTTTCCAGTAATATTAATTGTTGCAGCAGCAAGGAATATAATTACCTGTCTTGTGACAGCAGAGTTATTATCCTCGATGTTTCCAGTTATATTAATTGTACCAGCACTATTTATTTTCAATGCTTCTGCATTTGTTTGACCTCCAGAGTAAAGCGTTCCAATAATATTTAATGTACCAACTCCATTCATTGCAACAACTCCACCGATAGCGGAATTTGGACCTGTTACAAGTCCACTATACAGATTTCCAATTAATGATGCTGATTGACCACTTCCGAGAGAAAACGTTACAAGTTGAACTGATGCTCCGTTATAAAAACCATTTGTTGCTGTAGCACTTACTCCATTGTTTAAAGTAAATCCACCACCAGCGACTGATGTTGTAGTTCCTAAGTATTCGTAAAACTGAATAGTATGTATTCTTTGATTAACTAAGACCGTAGAAATATTTAGCCTGTATTTAATGTAAGGTGTAGAATTTCCGATTAAGGGACTTGTGTATGTAATTACAGATACTCCTGTTACTGTATGCAAAACGACCCAACTTGTTCCATTCCATCCTTCAAAAGTCCAACCTGTTTGATTTGTATACCCGCTAAACGTATACTGATTTACTGCTTTTGCAGAAGGAAATTCATATCCAATCCATTGCGAACCATCGTATCGCCACTCCGAATTGTTATCTCCCCCAAAAGCATAATAAGGCAAGTATCCTGAAAGAAACGAACTTGCTGTTACAATACCACTTGGAGCAGTGTCAGACGTCATATTTGGCACAAGACCAATAATACTTCGTGCAGCATTGGTCAAAGTATCAATATTTACATCTTGGTTTATTGTAACTGTAAAGTTGTTTGACGCTACTACATCGTCAGGACCAGGAAGAACACCTCCATTCCATGTTGCTGGGTTTGACCAGTTACCACTTGCGACTGCTATTCTTAGTGCCATATTATAAACTTGCTATTTGACTTCCTGTAGTCTGTACTGTTGAACAATTTTTTAATCTCTCTCCTATACTTCCAGGAGTAGTAAGGTTTGATTGAAGCATCTCCCATATCTGACTTGCTGTAAGAACAGCTGTCCCAACGGTGTCATCTACTTCTATACCTGCTCTTACATTTGAAGCAGCTGGTACTTTCATAGTTCCTGTTTGAGAACCACTTGCATAGACAGTTCCAAATCTTACGTTTGCAGGAATTGGTGCATCTACTACTGTGTCTGGACTTACTAATCTTGTAGCAGGAGCTGCACCAGCTGGAGGTAAAGCACCATTAGTAGAATTGTCTCTGAACTCAAAGTAAGAACCTATTGTACGTTGATAGTGCATACGATTGACATAAAACGGTTGTATTCCTGATGAGTGACTTATAAATGGACCCGTAAAAATATTAATAGCACTTCCATTTGTATTAATAACAGCAGGCGCCCTCAAACCCCCAATAGCTGATCCTATATGCTTAAAGTATGACGCACCACTTATAATCACAGGGTAACTAAGTGCCATTGCGTTTGAAGTAGTGTCATTAAATATTGTTCCAACAATGTTAATTGTACATATATTTGATGCCGACAGACAGTACCAGTTTACGTTACTTGCACTTCCCGCATTTGTTATGGAAAGATCTCCAGTAATATTTATTGTTGCAGCGATAGCCTCGACACCTACCCCACTGTTTGCACTACTTAATTGACAAAGAACATTACCCGTCATATTTAAAGTAGTCCCTGTCTGCATACTAACAGTCTGTTTTATAGTTCCTCGAACTTCAATGTTTCCAACTAAGTTCAAAACACTCCCAGAAACTCCCATTCTGACGGCATTAGCATTACCAGCACTATTACTAAATCCATTAATGTTGCCATTAATATTAAGAGTTGCCGCAGCATTAACATTTATCATGGTAGAGCCGTTAGTGGTAGATGCGTTTATTGTTCCGTTTATTGTAATATTACCTGCGCCTGAGATTAAAAATCCAGTAATACTGTTTGCAGTAATTCCTCCAATATTAGCATTAATTATAACACTTCCCGTACCTGAATAAGTGAGACAAGTAACAGTTCCTATATTTATTCCATTTCCTGTATTAGTACAAGTAACAGTTACTCCTGAGTTAAGAATAAATGTTCCTCCTGCTACTGAGTTTGCTCCGTAGTCATTTGCTTCATATAAATATAATTCACTTACTCCCGTATAACTACCATTACCATTATTTGCAGTTATATTTAGCCTATATTTAATATAGGCAGTTATATTTGCAATTGAACGTGTAACAGTAGCAGTGCCAGAGTTTCCTGTAACTGTATCTAAAACAACCCACTCACTACCTGTCCAACCTTCAAAAGTCCAATCTCTAGGAACTGAAGTTGGACTACCATTACTTGGAGGAACCATTACGTATTTGCCAACTGTTTTAGCTATAGGAAATTCATAAGCTAACCAACCAGTAATATTACCATTAAAAGTTAACCAATCATTAGCTCCTCTTGCAAAAGCATTCCATGGATCATATCCTACATAATTACTACTAGAACTAGCAATACCACTTGGAGTAGTATTTGAAGTCATTTGCGGAGTCAGAATAAAAGGAGAAACAACAGAATTGGTGATAGAGTCTACGTTAACGTTTTGATCTATAGTTACAGTGTAACCATTAGAAGCAACCACATCTCCTGCGGCAGGTAAAACACCTCCGTTCCAAGTAGATGGATTACTCCAGTTTCCATTAGCTACCGCAACTCTTAACGCCATGATTAAAGACCTTTATCGTTGATAAACTCTTGAATACCTGTCATGATCTTTTCAATAGCTGATGCAATCTCAGGATCGGTTTCAGCTTCTTTAAATACATCAAAGTAAGACACCGCTTTAGCGTGTTCAGGTAGTTGTTCTATTCCTCCAGGAATTTCTCTGTATGGAGTAAGTCGCATAGCAACGGATGCTCCAATTTGTCCTCCCTCCTGGACAAGAGGAGAAATAGCAAGGTTAACTAATAACAGAGGATATTCCACTCCGTCTACAATTGTTGGTTTAGTTGATGTTATCGCCATGGTTTTATATATAAATTGCTGTTAATCTATTAGTCCATGCAACATTGGTTGCAGTGGTTGTTGTTGTGCTTCCGTCTGAAGCAATGACTATTTTCTTTATCTTCCACACGGTGGCACTCTCTGCTGATCCTAGTGGAGCTGTCCCACAGTAAGAAGTACTTTCAACGTAATCGCTTCGTTTTTCTAGTTGAGTAACTGGTTTTGCACCATAAGTAAGTTTACCTGTAGTAGTATCGTAGTAAACCATTGACGTAGTTTCTACGTTTTCTATACCTGTAAATCTGACTTCATTGTTAACTCTGATTGTACCATTTACGTCTAACTTGTACCCAGCGTCTAGAGTCGAGTTGATTTGTATATTCCCTGTTGATCCTTGGATTCTTAAGTAGTATGTTTCCGAACCCGAACCCAAGTTATTACTGTTATAGTTTGACTTACTGTCACCTGCTATAGCAAACCATCCTGAATTATCAAAGTTAAATTCAGCTCCAACAGTACCTGCTAACAATGCTGCAAACTTACCACTAGTGTCTAAGTTTCCTACTGCTATATTCGGAGTTGCGCTTCCTGCACCGGCATTGAATTTAAACTGAGAAATGCTTCCGATATTTCCTGTTATTGCACCTACAGTAATTGGATTGGTAGTTGTGTTTCCAGCCGTTGTAACTGCTGCAAGTGTAGGTGTTGCAGTTGAAATAGTCCAGCTTCTATCAGCAGTTAAATCATAAGCTGTACCGTTAATGGTTAAAGTCCTGGACGCAGGTGTGTAACTAGTTGAGTCAACTGTACCGTTCGCTTTAAGAAATTGCGACGCCGTTCCACTGGTTACTAAAAAACTGGTTGCACGAATGGTTCCATTTACAGAGAACTTGTATCCTGTATCAGTAGAAATACCCAGCGTCATGTTTCCATTAGCAAACATCTTGAGCAACGGTGTATTAAAAATACCTGCACCCTGTCCATTGTTAATCGTAATTAATGGACGAGTTGCAATAACCCCATTCCCTTTAAAGAAGCTGATGTTCCAAAGACCTGCTGTGGTAGAAAGGTCCCCTGAGTCATAAAAGTTATATTGATGTCCAGTGTTATAGACACCATTGTATGCGCCGTAGTGATCTACCCGGTTAAATCCTTCTACTCCACGAAACAAGTGAGAGTTTGTCCAGTCTGTTGTCGCATGATGGATTCGAAACCATCGGTCTGAACCAGCTTCAATGAAATTGTTATCTGTTCCTCCTAGAGGGTTTACAGTAAAACTGGTACGAACAGCTATACCTGCTTCAAAGGTTTTTGATGCTGTAATCGATTGAACAGTACTAAGTGTTACATACCCTGCATCAGCGTGGTCTCCCCAGCTGTATGCTTCATTCCAGTTTGCAATTTGTGTTTGGGTAATGTCTGTTCCGCCAATCTCTTCCTCTGTACCATACCAGTCCAGTTTACGCAATTTTCCATTGCGCAGATAAAGCTTGTAATACCCTTCCTGCGGATTGTGGTCCGGTTTGTTATACAACAGGGGTAACTGAATTGGAACAATGAATTTGCCAGACATGATAGAGTAGGAATATAGAGGTGTCGGTAGAAGACACCCCTATATATAATATAAGTTAAAGATTTCAGAAATCCTTATTTGTTCTTAAACTGTTCTTTCAGTTTGTACTCAGGTTCAAAGATTCCAATGATGTTATCGTAACCAATCAGGTCATGGAAATTCTTCAATGCTTTTGGATCACCCGCTTCGTACATTCCATATCGCTTTTGGTAGAACGCCGCTTCTTCAAAGCTGTCCCCGAAAATCTCGTAACCCATTAACGACAAGCTGTTCTCTACAAGCTTCCACATGGTCTTTCCTTCCCGGAAGACAGACGTAAAGTTGGAGAACGAGTCAATGTAGGTATTTACGTTTCCGACAAATGGAACCGGAATCATCGAACGAGATTCAGAAATTACCTTGGCAAACGTACGCATGATCTGCATCTCCATCCAGTTCAATTCTACTTCATCGTCATCATCGCTGTAGGCAAGTCCACGCAGGTAACCATAAAGCATCATCATCACAAGACCTGTGAGTAACTCACGTCCCGCTTGCAATGATCCTGTACGGTAGTACTCGTTTACTTCAGACTTGTTGTTACCAGGAATCATTGCTTTGATACCTTCTTTAAATCCATATTGACGGAACATGTCGTACATGATACGATACCAACCGGCAGCAAACTTCATTCCCTCAAAATCTTCCTGGTGTTTACCAAAACGACGGAGTGCCATGTGTACGAAGTACTTCTTGAAGTACTCCATCATAACCCCGAACTGAGTAGAACTGATGTGCGTACTGGTCCAGTCAGCGTAGTTACCTTGTGCTTTAAGGATCTGGGAGTAGACTTTATTGCGCAGCATTTTTACCTGCTGACTTGTTACATCCACGTCTTTGCGGGTAACGATCTTTCCGGTGTTGTCTTCAGTAAAGATGTCAAAACCGTTCACCAAGACAGGTTCACCGTTTTCCATCTTGTACATCACGTTACCTTCTGTGTCGTACTGCTTTTCCCCACTGGCGTCCAGGTCAAAGACTTTGTACTTGTGATGATCCATGATTGCTACCATGGTTGTCAACGCAATTTCTGTCTCCCCTTTATCCTGGAGCATGTATGCAAGGTTTGCAAAGTCCATACTTTGGGTAAGGAAACGGTCAAGCTGTGACTTGGTATTTAAGTTTACCAACTCCGACAGCTCTTTCTGGTTCGGGTTCATGAAACGTACCAGCTTGGTTTCAAACGATACGTCGCTGACCTTACCGTAATCGGAAATCATACTACCCAAAATATTGTACACTTTCTTTTTGGCGTACAATAAATTGCTAGGCGTGTAGTCACCTTTCTGTGCATTGAGGAATGTCTGCACGTTACCAGAAAGCATGTTACCGGTTTGAGCAGCAAAGTCAAATCCAAGTCGACCAAAACTCACCGCTTTCATGAACAAGCGTAATCCTTTCATGGTGTTGATGTCTTTGTCTCCACCTTTCATACGCTTTCCGTAGATAAACTTGTCGCGCTCGAACGTCACGAGTTCAATTGCTTTATTGAGCTGGTTCATCTTGGTGGTATCCGTTACATGATCACGCATCCCTTCCATCGCATCAATGATAGCACTGAAAGCAATGTCTGCTTTACCCATCTCATGGTTGATTTCACGTTCCACCATCCACATACCGACTGCGGTAATTCCGTTGGTTGTTGTCAACATGGCATCAAGAGGGAAGTTGTGTTTGAAACGTACACGCATACGATCAGCACTACCGTATTCATTGGATGCAATATCTGTCTGCGATTTGTTTTTACCCAGTACAACCTCCTGTGCCGTTTCTTCGTACTCACGTTTGATACCTTCGATTAATCCAAACTCTTTAATGTTGTCTACTTTGTTCATCTCTACTCCTGGAAAGAGAAACGCCAGTTTTCTACCAACAGTACCATCCTGTTTGGCAATGTAGTTGTCCATGACCAACCAGTTATAGAAATCATAATCTGTTTGGTTCTGCGTCAACTTGACAAACTCAGGGTTGATAAACTCATTGGTTCCGCTTATCTCCCAACGGTTGTTTACCAACTGCAATCCTTTGGGAACAGGGTATCCTTCCGGTGTCAATTGATACCTGGGATTCTTTGCCGCCTCTGTCGGACGGGACATACGGAACTTGCGGTGCAACACTTCTTCAAAGTAACTGTCGTCCAGGTCCTCTACAGGAACCTGTTCAAAGTGAATCTTCTTGGGTGCAGGATCCAATACTTTACCATTACGGAACGTATCAGGTTCATAGAGGTTTGTATGGTTCTTGTTGTACCATGCAGTGAACTGCTCCTCCAGGGTGTAATAGTTTGTCTGCGCATTGATGTATCGCTCTTCCAACGCTTTCTCACTGCTGGTACCCGAGTAATCATAGATAGACTCAATCTCACGCAATTCGTTTGCAACCTTTTCCAGTTCAGTCACCCGTTTGTTTAACTCTTCAGTGTAACTCTCGGTTTGTTTCTGTGTCTGTAGTTTGCTCAGGCGTTCATATTGAACACCTAACTTTTTACGTACTTCCAATGGTAAACCATCTTCACCTTCTTCCAGTGCTGCTTTTTTACGGATTGCTTCAATCTTTTCTTCCAGGGCGTCGTATGCTTCAATGTCTTGCGGATCCATGTTCCCTGAATAGAACGTACCATTCATCTTGTACTTACGACGGATCTTGGAACGCTCTGCTCTCAAAGCAGTCATCTCCGGATCCTGTCCACCCAGGATGGCGTCAATACGCTCGTAGATACGGTTTACGTCTTTGTAGAATTTATCACTTGGACGACGGGTTTTGTTTAACTTTTCCCAACGCTTAAACTCTTCAGAGTCAATACCGTATGCTGCAATCTTTTCAGCACGGATCTTATTGTACAATCCCCAGTTCTCATCAAAGGTCTTCAGCTCGCGGTAACGCTCCATCTTTTTCTGGTAATCCGGATCAGACTTCAGTGCTTCCTGGTAAATCTTGTTACGTTGCAATTCCAGTTCGTGAATCTGGTCAAGCTGTGTCTCATTGAGCAATTCCTCCGAACCGACTTTTGTCGAACGGATCCTGCTGATTGCTTCATCAATAATATCCAGCTCTGCCTGCACCGATGCCGGTAAAGACATGGACAAATCATAATACTCGTCGATAAACTCTCGCTCCGTAAATCTCTGTAACCATTCGTTGAACTTCTTGACGTCGCTATTGATCTCCTGATCCAGTGCTGCAAACTGATCGTTCAATTCCTGGTTGGTAGGGTCTGCGGTACGCTGTCTGCGAAGATCGTTTAACAACTTACGCTTGTCAGCGATCAATCTGCGCTGTCCTTCGTATGCATCGAAATACGATTGCATCACCGGATTCTTAAACGAATAGTGGTCTCTGGTGTAGGTGGTACCATCCTCATTGTAATAGGTGACCGTACGCTTTTCGCGGAGCACAGCATTGGCAGCAGATTCTCCACCCTTCCTGGAGACGAAGTTCTTGACATGGGTGTCAAATTCCATCTCATAGAAATTGTTCATTGCCGTGTTCTGCGCATCATTGGTCAAGCTACGCAGTTTGTTAAACGCTGCATACACGATTAATTCCGGGTTACTGGAGTTGGAAATCAAGTCACCCAAACCAAAACCAATCGGAGTCACCGAGGTATTGCTTCCAAGGTAAAACCTACTGTCTTTGTTGTTCATCAAGCTATAGACATAGTCTTCGATGTCCTGTTCAGTGAGGGATTTCTTTCCCTGGTCAGCTAATAGCTTCTGCAGCTCTTGTTGCTTTTCTGCCAGCTTCTCTTTACGGAGCTGTTCAATCTGTTGAGGTGTGTACGTAAAACGCTTGCGTGCCTGCCATACAGCCGGTTTCCACTCAGGATTTTCCAGTTCAGTGATCTCCCGTTCAAGACCTTTGATTCTACCTTCTATATATTGTCCACGACTCTCGTAGATCTGTTTAACAAATTCTTCCGGAACAGATTCTTTAATGTACTCGATCATGATCCGCTCCCCTTGCTGGCGATACTTGCTGATCGCATTGCTGAGTGCCGCTCTGGATGTCGCTAGTACCTGCATCACCGGTTCGGTACTGGAAAGCTTGTTACGCTCACCTACCTCTGCAATGATCCCCAGGATCTCCTCCAGGTTTTCTGCCTCTGTTTTGATTTCACTCAAACGTTTCAAACGCTCCTCTGTAGTCAACGGTAACGCATCCAAACGAGCAGCTTCCTCCTCGATCTGTTGAGCAGAAAGATTCAACGCTGCAATAGCTGCAGAGAGTTTCATTCCCTTAGCAAGAGAGAGTTTATCCTCGTCATTTGCTTTGAGCATCTCTTCCTTGATCTGGTAGAGTTGCTTGCTGCGGTTCTGGTAGTACTCTTTTACTTTTGGATCACTGTAGTATGCCTCGCTCTTTTTGAGTTCTTCACGCAGCTGGGACAACTGTTTGTCAATACCTTCTACCATGAGGTCAATAAACTCATCCAGTGTAGTATCCTGGAATAATTCAAACAAGTTGACAACCTCATGGGTAGCCTCTTCTCGTTCATCAAAAGTTTCTCCCTCAATATAGACAGAAGCAATGGCAGCTTCACGGATACGTTTAAACTCTCTTCGTAACACGCGTTTCTCGCTGATGATGTTTCCTTCTTCATCGCGCTCATACTCAGTACGATACGCATAGTCAAATTCACTGTAGCGGTGTACACGTGCGCTGGCAAATTCAAAATCCTTGTTGCTTGCACGCATGTTCTTATTCTTGTTTGCGTAAATCAAACTTAGAATGATGCGTTCGTTTACTTCAATTCCTGCCTGTTTCATCATACGCTCATACACAGAAAGCTGTGCATCGTAGTCCATGAACTTGCTGCGCATTTTAAGCATACCAAACTCAGGGGTTACTCCAGGAAGGAATGTCTCTTTCTTGTACTCCTTGGCAAGTTTGTTATGAGGAAGTTCTCCTGCATTGACACGAGCAGTCTTTAAGTCATAAATGGTCACACGACCTTTTTTGTCAATTGCCATAAAGTCAATACGACCTACAATGGCACCACGGATCGGATCCTTACTGATCATCGTCATCTCCGGAATCAGGATATGTCCTTGCGCATAAACGTCACCAAGGAAACCGATAACCTCTTTGGTCATCTTGTACACATCCTCCTGCGTCATCCCCTTGAAGTCAAACGCAGTTTTTGGATTATCCATGGTTTCCTTGTAACGTTCATTAAAGTCTTCTCGTTCAAACAAAACGATAGGAGCTTGTCCGGTTTCAAGAGAACGAACCTGAAGTTCCTCCAGCATGTTGTGAACGAACGTTCCAAAGTTTGCATAGTTCTCTGCACCGGTAGCATCGGTTTGACCAATTACTCTGGACACCCTGCGGGTTTTGTTCGGAGTATTAATCAGAATCTGTTTATAGTCAAGCAGTTGCTGACGGAATTTTTGCAGGGTAGCTCGCTGTGATGCATTGGGTTTTGATGTACGCTCTGCCAGTTTAAGATACTCAAGCTGTTTGTCAACACGCTCCAATTGTCTTTCCAGGATCTTTTGTTTCCAGGCAGAGTCGTCTTTCTTTTCTTCCTCTCCAGGAACAGGTAACTCTTTATCGAGGTCCGCATTTTCGGGTTCCTCCATATTGTACAGTACGTTGTCAATACTGTATGCTTCAATCAATACATTGCGGGTATTGAGGATTGCAGCAAGTTCAGCAAAAGTGGTATCCAGCGGCATCTCGCTAAAGTCTACTGCCACGTCGACATTGTATCCTTTTTCCCTGAATACTTTATTGAGTAATTCTTTTAACCAGTTGAACATTTTGCTGAGGATAGAACGCAGCTCGTCAAATTCCCTGGCAGCATTGTTCTCAATTTCCTTTGCATACTCTTTTTGCAATACACGGGTGATCAACTCAGAACGTCGGTCTCCCATGGTAAATCCTTTCTCATTGGTGTAGGTACGCTCAATCTCTGCCCAAAGAGCAGGAGCAACCACCTGTGCTTGTTTGAAAAGACGAGTAGCAAGTGCCGGACGATCTACTTTCAAAAGTTCAACCACAAAGTGCATGACTTCCTCCATCCCGATGTCTGGAGTCACACGTCCTTCTACCAAATACACCGTGTTACCTTTAGCAAACGCGTTGATAGAGCGCAGGTTTTTACCCGGGTGATCACTTTGTTTTAGCTCACTGGGATGAATCCATTGTACATCAACACCTTTTACATTGTCCAATAAACGGTCAACCACTTCATTTACCTGGCGTTTCTTCTCCTGGTATTCGCTGTCCTGGGTACTAAATCCTTTGACGTCTTTCATGGAGTCATAGCGCACTTCGTTGAACTGAATCATGTAGCGCATTCGACCCATGTCGTCGTTGTAAGCGTGCAGGGATGCTTCGCCGGTAACAGCAACGTTGTTAATGTTGGCAACCAAACGCTGCGCCTTACGCATGTCATCGGTGTTGGACCCGTAGAACCTGATTTTAAAATCTCTCTCCAGGCGAGCTTTCTCTTCTTCGTACGTTACGGCGTCTGCACTCAGGTTGTAATTAATCCCTGACATGTCTTTCATTCCGGCAACATAGCCGACAACGGGTTCACCGTTCTCGTCCAGGTTAACCAGACTCTCCCCGTTTTCCCAGTCGCCGTGACGGTTTTTAAACTCCGGAGTGTACGCAATTGCCCACATCCGCAGTGCTTGTTCTTTGTCCCCAGCAAGTGCTGGAAGTTCCATGATGTCTTTGAACAGGATAGAGTCCTTGCTGTTTGGTGCAAGAACTCTTGAAATTTCTCCTGATTTGTTACGTATAATACTGCAAGCCATTTTTAGTGTTAGTTACATTTTGTTGATTCATCAGTCTTAGACTGAAGTACTTTATCTACCGAGTCAGTTTTGAAGAGCTGACTAAACTCATTAAATATTCCACGGTTCTTTGCTGCCTCATCTGCTGCATCGTTCATCTTGTGACCGCTGTGACCTTTAACCCACTCAAGTTTGACACTTCCGCCGTTTGCCTCGATCATCTCGATGCGCTCGATAGCTTTCTGTACGAGGTATTGGATGTATGGTTCTTTTGCTTTCCAAGGTTTTGGTTCACGCTGAAGAGATCCTTCACTGCGCTCCCAGAGAGCACCGTAGTTTACAGCACCTTTGTAGTCCTGGCGGATAACAATATGTTCGCTGCTGTTCTTAAATGAATCCAGGGTCATCACCAGACCAAGCATCTCCATGGTAGGATTGGAGAACTTAGTTCCAGGAAAGAGAGCTTGAAACGACTTCATAGCTTTGCTTTCCTCTGTTCCGCTCATCTTGTACATCTGACCGTTGAACTCAACAGCTGCTCCATATCCAAGTTTACCGGTCCCTTTAATGTCGCTTCCGTCTACAAAGATTTCCAGTGGAGTTGCTGGAGTAGAAAGTATTACAGGAGTAGACTGTTGAGGTTGAGTTGCAAGTTGATCCATTATTTTAGCATACTCTTCTTTTGGATTAACACCGCCTCTTGACAAAATGTGTTTCATTCCTTCTACTGATTGAAACCCATTTTCTTTAAGTTTATTGATAAACGGCAAATATTGTCTGTTTGTTAAATCTTCAGCAACAAATACAGCATACTGTAATCTGCCTTCAATTAAATCATTTACTCTATCATTGAAAGACTCAATTTGACTTTTTCTTAATACTTGTGAATTACTTATAAAAGTAAAAGAGGTTTTGTCTGCATACTCTTTTAATGTTGTAGAAGAATTAAATTGAGTGTTTAGTACAGCTTTACCTAAGAATGACAGATCTATTCCTGGATAGAGTTCACCCAACGCTGCGCGATTCACCCGGTCTTCATACTGACCATAGTTTTCACCGACTTGTTTTGGACCCAACACAGCATGCTGACGTTCATGTTCCATAACAAAGGTTTCCCACTCTTCATACGATTTAAAAATATCTTCAGGGAATGCCGTTGCATAAGAATTATCACGTTGCTTCAGCGGGTTTGTCCAAGCTTTGTCGTAGTATTTCTCTCTTAACAAATTACGGTTAAGCACAATGGTGTTATCACCTCTTCTGAATTTAGCACCACCAGGTTCGTTGCTTCCTTCACGCTCAAGAGATTTTGAATCAATCACCGTGATACCTTTATAAGTACCACCTGTTTCATCAATGCTGTTTATCTCAGGTTTAGCAGTACCTCTAGCATATTCATTCAGTTTGATTGCCTCATCTACTTCAAACGCAAGTGGATTGATATTAGAGTCACCCTGACGGCTTACTAACTTATACACTGCTTTGTTTCCGACAAATGGATTGGATGTGTTTACATCTGCTATATCCGCCTGGTCAGGATTTGCTTTGTTGTAGATCTGATCAAGTAACTTAGAACCTAATCCTTTGTCATCAACTTCACTGAGGATTAATAAATCTCCATAGGTGTTGGTAACAAACAATGGGAAGCTGTATTTCTTTTCTCCAGTTTCCTTATTTGCTTTACGAGGGAAAATCTTGTAATGCATTGCAATAGCATCCTGAACCTGTTGTTCTTTAGCATCAGCAGGTTTCATGGAGATCATTACTTCATTGTTTTCATCAAGCAAGAACAGGTCATTGTTAGACGGATTTGTTTTACCTTCTTTGACACTTCTGTCCTGGTTTGTCTTATATTCACGTTTACGCTCTGTAAACGGATCATTGAGGTTCTTTGCTTCAGCAATAATCTTTTCACCCATTCCAGGACGAATGCTTTTGATTGCTGCATGCATAGCTGCTTCACCATACTCCGTAAACTTGCCACGGTCATTGCTGTAGTTTAATACTTTCACAGCATTCTCATCTGGTACAGGATTGTAAATACTTACTGCTTTTTGAACAACGTCATCAATCAGTGTATCTACATCACCCTTTTCATCTAGAATACTTGCAAACAAACTATTAAACTTGCTTTTGTATTCCGCTTGGTTCTGTGCTTTGGTTTTGCCAAACTCATCCAGTTCATTAAACGCTTTCTCAATCTTCTTGAGTTCACCGCTGATTTCTCTAAAGTTATCAGGGTTTAGGAATGGACGCAAGCTGTAAGGTGCTGCTCCCATACCGTCTTTGATGATTGTATAATAAAACATCTGGTACGCTGCCTCACGAACTGTCGGATCTGCATTGGTAAGAAGTTGGTCCAGTCCGTTCATGATCATGGTCTGACGATCTTTTGACAGCTTCACTTTACTGATGCTGCGCATGATCTTTAACCCTTTGTCAGTCTTATGCGGAACAATAGATTTGATAAATGCGTTTTCAGGAAACTGAGACTTTAAACGGTTCATGATGTTAAACATGTCGTTGTTGTACCAGTAGTCTGCTTTAAGCATTTGCTGGAAACTCTTGTAACGTGCATACACTACAGGAGACTTCTCTTTGAACGAAGGATCCGCCAACGCTTTGTTGATGGTATTCTTCAGTGCATTGAGTGCTAAATAGTTCTTGATATGACCAGCTATCTTATCTGGAGTCGCTTCAAAGATGGCAGCATTTAACTGTCTGCTCAGTTCTTTGATGATAGGACTTCTCTCCAAGAACATCTTACCCAGTACTTCATCCATCAGTTCAACACTAGCTCCTAGTTTGTTATACACCGGACTTTCGCTAAAGATGTTGTTAAACCCTTTAAATGAACTTGCGTTTCTGTCTCTGCTGTAAGTTTCCATTAAACGATCTACGGCATTGAAGTCAGGTGCTAGAGATTTCTGTGCGTCGGTTAATGGAGTTAACTCAAAGCGGATTGCTTCAGCCTGTTCGTACTGCTTGATATATGCTGCAAGAATTACGACGTCTTTCATCTCTTGAGTAAGGATGCTTCCGTCATTAGCAACAATCTTTAATCCCAAAGAATCTACGGTAGGATTGTCACTGTTTGCTACGTTTGCATCGACATTGTTTACATCGAATTCAAACGTATAGTCACTTAAATCAAATGATTCAGCAAATTCAATCAGACCGAAGTTAGTTGCCTTTTCCGTCTTTCCCTTCATCTCCAACAGACGTTTAGTCAACGCGTTGTTCATGTAGGTACCCAATGCCATACCATGCTTTCTACTACGACGAACAGAACCTTCTGTCTCCGCCATGTATTTATCAATGGTGCTTTTTACACTAGGCATCAAATTAATGTAGATGCTCAGGTATGGATCAATACCCAATGATAACATCGTAGCTGTTACTCCCATGTTGTACTGGTTAAGAGACAACACGGCAGGATAAGGTTTCTTAGCAGCATCGGCACTCATACCCAGAGAGTTTCCAATCAATGCGTGTGCACGCTCTGCGCTTGGATCGGATTTCTCCGGAGTAAAATTCTCATAAACCTTACCGTTGATATTCCACAATGGTTCAGTTAATTCCAATCCATGTTTAACGGCAACACTCAATGCTTTATTAAACGCGGCAAAGATTTCAATACCACGCTTTGCACTTTTGTTGGAGTCACGAACATTTGCTACAGACGTAATCGTTGCAAAGTTGCTTTGTCCAATCGTATCTTTTTCATCACGACCCAGTGTCTCTACAGCATTCTTATAGATATCTGCGTTGGAAGATTCTTTACTGTACAGATTATCAAAGACGTGTTTGTGTCCAAGAATCTGATTCATCGTTTTGGTAATCTCGTTCTGGATATTGGGAATTACCGGAGAACCATTTACTTTCTCGTAGCTAGCCAGGTCATCGGCAGTCACCGGCATTCCAGAGTTCTGAAGCACGTTTACTACGGCAGCTACCTTCTCCAGGAGACGAAGCTGACGCTGTAGTTCAACACTTTGTTCATCCTGCTGGGTTTCCATGACCTGTGCAAGATCTTCCAGGGACGTAAATGTCCTACCCAGTGGTGCAATCTTCTTATCGGAAAGCAAATCACGGTAGCGGTTCTCCATAGATTTCTCTATGTCAGCCATGGATTGGTTGAAGAACTCCTGCACTTTAGGACCAAACATTGCAGAACTTTCTTTCAAGTTCTCAATCTGGTATTCCTTATCCTCGCGCATACGACGCAGCTCTTTGCTCACCAGTGGACCAAAGAACGGATCGTCCATCATGTAATGGAGATACTCAACGAATTTTGCAGTCTTGGTATCTAACCCATAGCGGTTCTCATATTCAGAATAATCACCATAGATGTTTAGCTCACCCAATACGTTCTCGTACGTACCCATTACACGGGCGTACAATGCATCGATATCTTTATCAGAACCAGAGAGGTAATGCACCTGTTCTGGAACAACAATCGTATTGATATAGGTCGCATCAATGTATCCTGCTACTTTCACGCGCACCATCGAACGTTTATCCTCTGTAGGAATACGTGTTGCAAAGAACTCCTCCATGGATTTCTCAATGACTCTGAGTTTGCTTGGGTTGGTAGTAGTAGGACGAGGAATCAATACTTCCACGTAATAGTCTTCGTTACCATTTTCGTCAACTGTTTTTCTAAAAGATGGGTAACGGGTTTTGTAATTTTTGTATTTACCAGGGTTCTTACGAATCAGGTAGTCTGGAACCGGCTGATCGTTTTCATCCACAATGATTTTATAACCAAAAGAAGAACCGTGGTAGAATTTGAAACCAGGTGCTTTTGGTTGGAACATGGTAGAGTTTGCCATGGAGAACACATAGTACTTCAACGCCTCGGTGATCCCGTTCAAGTTGGTACTGTGTACAGGCTGACCATCCACTACATCCCACATCTTGAGCATGTTTTGTGGTGCACCCTGTTTCTGCAACGACTCTTGGATTAGTTTAAAGAAGCTGGCAACATCGATTTCTCCGTCTTGCTTTACAATACGCTCAAACTTCATCCGTGCGTTAAACGACATGTCGCTCAACAGCTTACGATACTTGATCACCAGGTCTTTTAAGTCTTGAGGAACATTTGGATCCTTTAAGTCTAAGTCTGTATCGATCAACAACTTAGGTTGAATAGAGTCCGTCACATCATGGTGATGCGCTTCCGTAGCTACCTGGTTATAAGCATAACTCATTGGAATGGTTGCCACGTTGTTTCCTAGATCCCAGTACCCGCTAGCATTTTCAAGTTCTTCTACGCTGGTTACGTACGGAATAACGGTACCACGCTTGGAAGCACTGTTGTCAGATACTTGTCCAAGACGGTGGAATTCCATATTGTTCAAAATGCTGTGCAGCATTTCTCTTCCGTTTATAGGAACAAACTCCTCGTGAATCTTAGTGATTGTATCACGGTAAAGCTGCTCTATTGACTCATTGTTCTCGTTTACTTCTTTTCCCATGTCTAGCTGACCTTCATAGAGATCGGCTAGTTTGTATAACTCTGCTACGCGTAAACGCGCTGCTTTGGTATTTGAATCCTTGTAATAGCTTACAGTAAAACGGTTAATGTAATGCTCACTCATCTTGAGGTAATGAATCGGATGAGCAGTTACCGTCTTCTGTGGATTTAACTGGATACCACGACCATTTAAATATTCAATGTCTTCCCAGGATACTTGTTTGTAGCGAAGGGAACGAATGATGCTGTCGGCACGTGCGTCTTTTTTACCTTCTGCATTCAAGAAGTTCAAACGGTGATTGAGTCGTTGGTATACGTGACCATCCAGGATAGAAAACTTCTCTGCATTCTCTACATCGGATTGATTATGAGACTGCGCTTTGGTGATGTCATTTTTATCAAAGAACACCGGCATCTCTTTTTCTACATCCTTTGCACCTGCAATAGTGATAACAGCGTGTCGGTAGGTAATGTTACCTGCCTGGATCAGCATGCTTGCTGCCTCAGCGTTTTTACCAGCTGCCGCCTGAGATTTCAAACGCTTGTAGTAATCTACCGCATTTGCAAGACCCAGTGCTTTGTCACCGTCAAATAACTGATTAACCAACAATCGGTTAACCCAGTCATTGAAAAAGTAATCTTTTAAGAACTTATCAGTAGTAGTAATTGAGTTCGCTTTAGATACACCGTTCTCCTTGTAGTTTGTATCAAAGAATTCACTGCTGTATCCTTCTTTTGTCTTGTTGACGATTTTAGCTTTCTCCATGCTCTCCATGAAGAAATCAAACTCATCCTGAGCATACATATCTAACTGCTCAAATAAGCTTGACATGGCAGGCAATGCTAATGCTTCTTCAAAAGATTTACCTTCTTTAGCAGCAGCAATCAGCGTCTCACGCATCTGCGTTCTGGCAGCTACGTTTTCATCACTGATCGATGTGTCTGTTGGATCAATATCGTTTAAGAAGAAGCTGTCCAATTGATGGAACTGGTATGCTCTGAGTTTAGCACTTTCAGTATCCACCGTGTTGTCAGACAAAAGAATACCGTTATAATCTTTGTAACGGAGTTTGTTTTCATGACGTGACGCCCACTGATTACCAATACGACTGTACTCTTGTTTAATCAGATCACTAAGACGTTTGCTGATTAAGCTGACTTTCTTGGAATTAACTTCCGTCTTTACAGCTGCATTATTGGTGGTGTACTGCTCATAGCGACCGGTTGTGTGAAACAACGTTCCGGTAGCGTCATTCTGAGACGTAATACGTTTAAAGGTTTTTAATTCTTTACCTCCGCGTTTGTACGATTTACGATCTGTAAACAACGCAAGGTTGGAAAGATGAATACCAATCTTGTCAAGATCTGCGGCATCTGTGTTGATCGATCCGGTGTCGTCGATATTTTGAGAAAGACCACCGAGGTATCCAACTTTTAAATAATCCAGGAAGAGTTCTCCCAATCCATCCTCTGACAGATATGGGTTGTTATCAAACCAGCTTAGGAACTCAGGACCATATACCTCTAGGACAAACTGACGAAGTCCCTTTGATTGTACGTCCTGCACAACCTGCATGTTTGGAGAGTACAGGGTAAAGCGGTATATCTTGTTGCCTGTAGTGTTCATGACCACCGGCTGACCAATCGTTGAGTCATAGCGGGTGAGGTACGTCATGGAAGGTAAGAAACTGGCAACGACGCTTTTACGGGTTTTGTTATCTTTGTTTTCAAACAATGGAACAGACCCTGTGTAGCTAAACATGTACCACATAGCTTTCAGCATGCTGGTAGTCATGTATCCTTTTTCTTTAAAGATGTCGCTGTTTGCAAGCAACACTGCTCTGGCGTTGCTACCGTCAGGTAAACGATACCCGCTTTCGGTAATCAATGCCGCCAAAGAGAAATGGAAGAAGTGACGTGGAATACCAAGTCCTGCTTCTGCAGTGATTACATACAAGTCATCGGCAAACTTGTTCACCTTGGCGTCCGAGAACTCACCATTCTCCAGGTAAAACTCAGAGATGTTTTTACCATCGTCGCTTAACTCTCTGCTTAGAAGCGTTAAGTCATTCTGGATTTTCTGTTTGTCTTCTGCAGAAAGTGCTGTATAATTATTGTTGTATCCGTCAATGATACGGTTGAGTGCCTGGAAGTTATCCTGGGACTGCACCATATCCACGGTGTTTAATTCACTCTTTATAGTGATACCACTAATTTCAAAACTTCTGCTGGTTTTAACATCCACACGGGTAATCTCACCACTTGCTACATAGAACACGCTGTGAAACTGGTTGAACATTGCTTCAGAACGGGTCGGTTTACCATCTACAATTCCGCAGGTGGTATCCAACATCTTCATCATCGCTTTAAGACTCTCTGCCAACTGATACACGGATTCATATTCCACCGGGTAACGATAGTTCATGCGACTACTCAAGCGACTCATATTAGACAAGTCTTCTTCCAATGTCTTAATCACTTGTCTGATCTGTGGAAGCAAGTCTTTCTTTCCAACATTTACCGTGATCTTTTTAACAGTGTCAAACAACCTGTCGGCATCTACCGGGCGACGCATGGTAACGCCAAACATGTCTTCCTGTTCATAAACCAGGAACTGGAAAATCTTACGGAACTCACGGTCTCCTTCCGAAGTACCTGTTTCCAGTAATCCAAGATCCGGATCCTTTGCACCTGATTCTTCTACATCATTGTTAGCTTTAGCAAACGCCTCTGCTGTATTCTCACCAGTAACCTGGTCTGAAGCAGCAGCCTGTTCTATCGTATCAATAACGTTCAGATTGTTGTACACCTCCAGGACCAACGCCTTCATCTGGCGGTAACTTTCTTCCGCACTTTTTGTGTAGGTTTCACCCGTCTCGTTTCCAATGTACTTGTTATCATAGTTTGGATCACCTGTAAGGTTTGCTACCGGGAATTTCTCCCCAAGTTTCATAGAACCCAACACGTATCTAAAGTCACGGAGTTTGTTTTCATACGTCTCCCTGATCACACGTTCAGCACTTGGATTCTGACTGATAAAGTTCTCAATGTTATAGTATGACACCATGGTCTTTGCAATCTGATCGTACAAATCAGACGTAGTAATTCCAGCAGATTTACTACGGAGCATCTCATAGACCATCATATTGCGCAACTCCATCATCTCATCAGCGTTCATACTGTTAGGGAAACGAACAATTTTATCGTTTAGTAATCCCATGGTAGGAACTGTCTTGATCAATGCATACGCACCTTCGACACCAGTGTATTCTTTTACGGTTGCATTCTTGTAATATCCGTTATGAATACGGTCGAATGTTTTTTCGAGTTCATCCTTGTGCTTGGTAAAGAAGTCAAGCAACGACTGGATAAGGTTAAATAATTTCTGGTACCAGGTTTCTGCTTTGGTTTTCTTGGTCGCATACTTCTGGAATTTGTCTGCCATGCGTTCCTCCGCCATCAATTCAATGACTTCGGTGTTGCTCATGTGTGCAAGACCACGACGTTGCTTACGGAACTCCGCAATCTGAGATTCAGAGATGATTCCCATCTTCTCGTATTCACGACGTAATAAGTCAGCGCGCTCTTGTGGACTCAACAAATAACGGAACACAGCATGGAACGCTTCATGGTAAGCAGTTCCTGGGTTGGAAAGATTCTTACTGAGGTAAATCACTTTGTCCTTGATATACCCCAACACGTTTCCTTCAGCATCCAGGTGACGGACAATCTTCTCCAAATCGTCAATTGCAATCCCTGCAGGCAGACGATCACGGATGTAATCTACCTGGCGTTGAAATTCATCCTGCTCAAAGGCAGAACGCTCCAGAGCAGTACCCAAAGAGAAGGTTCCATCAAACTCATCAATGTCATCCAATGGGGTGCTGCCTGCAGCAGGAGTATTGTTTGGTGCTACACTTGGTTTCTTTTTATCTTCAAATGAAACATTTTCCTCACCAAAGGACGGCAATACTTCATTTTTAGGCATTGTTGCTGCATCTTCCAATGCATGCGGGAAGTTGTAATGCAGGTTAAGACGTGTCTTGTAGTGTGCTTTTACAGTGTAATAAGTATCGAGGTTACTGGATTTTGTCGTACGGTCATTAAGTGCCACAGACGGTTGCAATCCTTGTTTGGATACAAAGAGTTGTTGCATGAACTCTTTCTTGTCACCCATCATACGTTCTGCCATCTCGCGGACGGTAGCATCTTCGTTATTGAGTAAGGCGTCTATTTTCTTTTCAAAGTTCTTTAACAGTTTCTTTTCCAATGAACTGTACGCCTTTTCAATTTGCTGTTCCAGCATTTGTACAGATTCTTTATCGCTGCCATACTTGAGTAATCCGTCCAATTGATCAAACATCTTCTCCATTCCTTCAGGGGTAGATGTATCAGCAGGAAGACCTTCTTTTTTAAAGAACTCTTCTACCGCGCTGGTGATGTCTTTAAGGACGCTGTCACCAACCAAGAAGCTTAACTTAGACGCATGCTCGTTGAAGAACTCTGCATCCGGGTGACTGTCCAATGCCGTAAACTGAACACCCAAAAACGTTTTACCGTCCTTGGTCATGTTGACAAAGAAATCAGGTTGGATCTTACGGATAACGTCAAATCCTAATATGTTGTTATTAAAGTTTCTGTAGTACGGAGTGGTTGCTGTAGTCTTATCAAATCTGCTATAAAACCCAAATAGAGACAACAACGCTTTTGCTTTGGTAGTTGCATTTGACGGTGTCTTGTCCCTCATTAATGGAACGACTGCATAGCTTCCTGTCCTGGAAGGAACAATCATGGCGTGTTTGTATCCAGTGAGCTTGCTCAAGTTAGCAATCACTTTACCAGCTTTGGGAAGTTCAAACTTCTCTACGTATTCTTTCCATTTGTATTTAACACCTTCTACCAGGATAAATTCACCTGGTCCAAGTAATTCTACCGGCATGTAGGGTGCACCCTTTGTAGAAGACACTGCCTGGAAAAGAAGTGGTAAACGACGTTCCATCACATTACCCGGATCGTTCTCATTAATTACCGATACGGTAATACCACTCTCATGAGCAGCCAGGAACTGGTCCAGACGCTTGTCTTTTAAACGGTCTTCAAAGTTTACTTTATCAGAAAAATCTACAGCATATACTGTATTGGTCAGTTCATAATATTTGTTGAAAAGCTCTGCAGGTATTTGGGTTTCTCCTTTGTCAAGCAATACTTGCACTTCTGCTTTGAACTCTTTAAATCGACGTGCACCATCGCGAAGCATTTGAAGATCTTCCAGTGATGTTGGACGTATGGTGGTCTCTGTTGTACCTACGCCTCCACGCACCTGGGTGAGCGTAGCAAATAAACTCAAGTCTTCCTCATTCTCCAGGTCAAGTAAACGAGTCGTGTTATCCGGATAAACAACCACGTAGTTATTAAAATCCATCAACGTTACAGTCTTACCGGTAGGAGAGACCATACGAATGGCAAACCCATCGGTCATACGACCACGCGTAAGAATGACCTTACCACTTTGTAATGCCATGATTTGTGCAGGCGTCTCCCGGGTCTCGATGGTACGGTTTGCTAAACTTGGGTATTGATCCGTAGCATTCTGGATCATTTGCATACGGGATGCGTTACGCTGTGCACCCGTGCTATCAGCAATGATAGTAACCAGATTGGATGGAGAAACATTTGCACCGGAGAGTTCTTCCGTAAATGCGTCGACATCTTCCCCGATCATAACAAGTCCCGTGCGCAGTTCACCTGCGTCTACAAGAACAGTAGCACCGTCGTTTGCAATAAAACGCGTATTTGGTACATTAAGTTTTTTAGGTTTTGGATTGTTGTCAAGTACATAAAGCTCTCCTGTAGACTGGAGGTTCTCATCAGCATAGAAATATTCTTCCCCTTCACGGATCAGATCCACCACGGTACCATCACTCAAGTACACCTCGTAGTGATTGGTTCCAAATCCTGGTAACGTACGCAAATCCACATAGCTTGCCATGTTGTTGCTATTACGAACCAGTGCAATGGCATCTTCTAACTTGCGTACAAAATCGCGTCTTACTCTTTTGTCCTCAATAGAGTTGTTTACTTTGTCCAGTGCGTTTCGTAAAATCTTTTCGCTGTTCAGTTCATTGGTTTCATTTAAACCAGCGTCCAGTACAGCACGCTCCCTGACAATCGTATCGATAGCATTCTTAACCGCACTGTGACGTTTGATCACAGGGGATTCCAATGCTTCAGACAATTGTGCAGCAAGTTCTTTAGTACGTTTATTTTGGGTGGTCTCTTCGCTGCTTGTAATACCTAGGTGTTCCTGGAGAAGGTTTAACGCCTGGGTAAAACGATTTGCATCCAGACTGGTGTCATTTACCAGTGGATACACGGTCGCATCAATAAAACTATCCAGCTTGTTCAGTTCAAAGACTGTAGACTTCTTGGATAATTGTTTGTACAACTCGCTGTAAGCAATGATAATATTGCTCTTAGCTTCGTCGGTGAGATTAGTCAGCTTAACAATATCGCGAACTGAATTTTCGAGATTGCGATATTTTTCGGGATTAGTACGAAGTGCTTGTTGCAGCGCGGTGCGCAGCACTTTAGAATCTATAGTGCAGGACATTATTCAAGGGGATGGATTACTACAGTTTGCAGAAAACAGCTTCACCCAATGAATCAAACGGATTAGTATCCTCAGTATTTGACGCATTAGTAGAGATGGTTCCTACTTCAAATTTACGACTTTTTGTAGACTTTTTTGTAGATTTTTTTGTAGTCTCTACAGATCTTTCTACATAATTCACTAAAGGAGTGAACTCATCTATGGCGGTCACTAAATCTGTTACGAGTGAATCCAACGTGCTGGTGTACTGTTCAACAGGGGTAACAGGCGTTACGTTCTTGTTTTCCGTTTGTACACGAGTCTCCGCTTTGGCGTCTTCAAATTGAAGTTCTAGTTGTTCGACGCTCTCCTGGAGAGAAGTCGGTTCACTTTTAGCTTTGCTATTACGCGGAGCTTTTTTTCCGTCGGCAACACCCGCATCATCACTAGATTGCTTACTAGCAGCTTTTTGCTTTCGCTTTGCTTTTCTGGATTTTTTGTCTTTAACAGTGGGGTCATTAGGTTTGTTATCAGGTGGGTACTTACTATTTAATTTGTTGAGGTCATAGTTTATATCGTCTTCAAGTTTATCCAACAATGGACCTTGAACACTGGATTCATTTTTCAAAGTTAATGCATTGAGAAAAGAATTACGCAATGCTTCCACTTCTTCAGGAGTCAAATCCTCACGGAATAAAAACTTTAAATACGCATCAGCCGGAAATGTATCACTGATTTGTTTAACAGCATTAGCTTCTTTGGAATTGTTTTCCGCGTCAAGAAGTTCTTTTGCTAACGCCTCTTGTTCTTCTGCAGCAATTGCGTCATGCATTTCCTGTAATGAAGTGCTGACAGCATTGATGTATTGCTTGAATATACCATTACGTCCGACACGCTGTCCAGCTTTGGTCTGGTATGCAAGACCAGTGATCTCCCCGGTAGATTCGCTGCGTACAATGGTAAAATCTTTTCCGTCAATCTTGACAGTACTGCGATCATCGCTGGTAAACTCTACCGTAAACACCTTGTCATCAACAGCAACAACCTCTCCATCATCAGTGCTTGCTTCAGGAGCTAGACTCAAACCAGGATATTCTTCCAGTAAACTGTCTTCCGGACCTAATGTAAGTTCTAAACCGCTGTCCAGTTTGACAAAATATAACTCAAACTCATCCTGGGTCTTTTGAATAATACCAGCTTCACCGTTATACATGACACGTTTACCTTCCTGCCACTTCAACTTTTGCTTCTCGTCCCGGATAGCATTCTCTTTTTCATCCTCTAATTGTTGCACTTCATTGTTTACAGCAGGTGCATCATTTACTGAATTAATGGAAGGACTATCTCCAGGAGCAGCCTCTGTAGGATCTCCGGGTTCAGGTATCAATGTAAACCACTGCTTACCATCTTGTTTTACTTTTGTATAGCTTACTTCACCGTTGTCTCCAGCTGCTATTTCTTCAATGACGTCACCGGTTTCCGGGTTAAACACTATAAACACATACCCATCAGGATCTTCATCTAGTTCTGCAGTATTGCCGTCTTCAGTTTTAAACTGTCGACCGACAAGGTTTTTCAGTTTGCGAGCTTCTTTGAGAATAGTCTCATCAACAACAGATCCTTTGGTGTTTGATGTAAACAGTTCAGTTTCAAACTTGACAGCAAAATTGAAACAATCATTTTCGGTGATGTCCAATTCTCCTTCATGTGTTACCACTGGTTCTGGAACCCTGCTGTCTACAACACGTTGGAACGAATAGCGGTTCCCGGCAATCTGTTTAAAAATATAATGCTTGTTAACAAATGATACAACTTGTACATCCATTCCCCGGTCCAGCATCATCTGCAGGTTCTCCGGTTCCAGTGCTTTGGGAGACGTGGTTATATTTCCTGTTTCATCTTTGTTTACGTTTTCAGAATCAGTAGTGTCTGCTGATTTCTTTGCTTTGTCGTTTTCAGGATTCTCAGTTTTCTTTTTCTTATCCTCCAGTGCTTTGGAAATCTTTCCTTTAAGTTCTGCCAGGTATGCAAACGCCTGGTTTGTAATCATAGGAGAGTCCGCAAATCGTTCTGCTTCTTTGATTAACTTTTCATTCTCATTGAGCAATCTTCCAAACACAGGATCCATCAACGCAAGGTGTCGGATCATCTGCACCATGTTGTTTGCGTGAGCACCAATACGAGCAGCCATTGCTGCATCCATTGTCTTGTTAAAAGCAATAGGATCATTGAGCATGTTCAGTGCGTCAACCATCTTACGGTTTTCTTCACCCAACTCCATGTAGTCAACAATATCCTGCATCGCTGCATCAATGTCTTCCTGCTTAACGTTGGTGTTGATACGACCTTCCGCATTCTTGGAAACTAGGAAACGCTTGAATGCATCAGATGCTTTGGTTCTTTCTACGGAACTCTTCTGGCGAAGTGCTTCATTGTTATATGTGTAAGTGCTCGTCTCATCTTTTGATTGAGTCACTGTATACCCAATAGCTTCTGTCCAGTCATTAAGTGCTTTACGTTGCTCTTTCTTATGTTTAATCAGACGCTCTGTCTCTTCAGACTTCACTTCCTGTTGCTCAAGACTTCTGATTTCGTTATCCAAAATCATGCTCTCGTTCTTCAGCTCTGTAAGATTGGTCAGCTTATCAAACCCCGATGACACTGACTGTCCAATACTGTCGTACTGACTGATTTTGCTTTGAATACCGGCACGACGTTTTACTGCGTCCTGCGCTTTATTTTCATGGAATGATACGGTCTCAATAGCGTCAAGCAATGAGGCACGTGCAATCTCAGATACAAGTTTCTTCTCCGGATCTTTGATGTATTTACCCAAGTCCAGGAAGTTTGCATACTTCTTCATATAGTGATCATAGGTCTCGCTGTAGCGTTCTATGTCAGAGGCAATCCTGGAGGTAAATTCTGCAGGAGAGTTGTACCCTGCGTCTTTTGCTGTAAATCCAAATGCTTCTTTAAATGCTTGGTTATCAAATCCTTCCCCGTACGCGCGCACGGTGTCTAATAACAATGGAAGATTTCCCAATCGTTTTGCAGAATGCACCGCTTGAATCAAATCGCTCTCACGACTGTTCAAGTAGTTAAACAAATCGTTCTCTGCAGCAGCACGCTGCATTTGATCTCCGTACGCATTATGTTCTTTTGTTTTACGGATATGCTCCTGTAACACCTTAGCATGATTGTTCATGTAGTTGTTAAAAGCTGCCACCGTCTTTGCCGTTTCTTCTTTTTGAGTACGGTATCCTTCACGGTCCTGGAGATACTCCATACCTTTAGAAGCTCGCATAATCAACGGACCGGTAACGACACCCGTCATTGCTCCCATCATAAAGGTTTTAAGACCTTGCTTGTTCATTTGAGAGTCTACTGCTTCCTGGAATCCTTCACCCCAGGTACTTGGATCATTGTTGTAAAGATCCTGGTAATGTTTCTTCAGACCGTGTACAGTTCCCTCCTGGATATTCTCCTGAAGACCTTCCCATACACTGAACTGTTTAAACCCTGCCACCAATCCTTTACCGAACTGTGCAGCAGCTACCCGGTAACCATTGTCAAATGTTGCTGCAATCTCCGGAAGGACACCTAATCGACCCATGGTTCCTTTTGTAAAGGTTTGAGCAGTATCAACGCCTCCGATCTTACCAGCAACGGTAATGTTATCCAATGCCTCATTTTTGAATGCACGAACAATTGCGTTATCGGGAACCATATTGCGCATGATGTTACCAAATTCAATTTTGTTCATCAATAACAATGTTCCCATATTCAGACCATACGAATCCGTAGCAGCAGTTTTTGCCAGCTCCCGCATCCGTCTGTCTTCTTCAGCATCCGGTTCTGCACCGTTTGCTTTGGAATATTCCTCGTAAAGATGGTTATACACTTCATTGTATGTACCACCCGCTTCAATAGCAGCCTCACCGGAAGCAGCCTGGAATTCACCATAAGCACGGCGAATACCACCAACACCAATAGAAGCGAGTTCACCCTTGGTCAACAGTCCGGTTTTGCCTGCCGTACGCATTATGTTACCTGTTTCTATCAATTCTCCTACTACAGGAATCTTGGTAGAAAACTTGTACAGGTTTTCTGATATTTTACTTCCAAACTGAACATCCCGGAGTTTACCCATTTCTGAAATAATCTCCGCTTGCTGTGCCATGGTTTTAGCACGTAATATATTTTGAGCACCCAATTCAGCTGTTCTTGCTTTACCAAGTCCGCCCAATGCTTCTCCTGCTGCAAAACCCACCTTTCGGACACCGTTTATGAATCTACCCCATCTACCTGCTTCAAATGCACTAGCAGCAGCAAGTGATGCACCACCAGCACCACCAGTAGCTCCCGTAAAAGCAGCTGCTAAAAAGTGCGTAGCAACGGTTTCTGTAGCAAGTTCCGCAAATGTACCTATGGTGTAACCCGCGTTTTGCATCATCTCACCAGCAGCTTTCATACTGAAGATGTCATCACGCTCATCGGCAGTCATGTAGATTGGATTCTCATTCTGGTTTTGCTGCTGTTCAAATTCTCCCATACGCATACCATACTCATCATCCATCATACCGTCTACACTACCGCTGAATATAGAACCAATCAATCGTGGCAACACCATTGCACTGGACGTGAATCCGTCTTTAATACCATCCCAGGATCCTTTTGTACCATTGTACAACGCTTCCCAACCACTCTGTGCTTGAGCTGCAGCAGTTTCATTATCCGCAAATGGATCAATCCACGGAGAGTAAATTGGACTGTTCTTGTACCTTTCTACCTTCTGTGGGTCAAAATATTCGTTTTGAAACGGATCTGACTTTACCGGGTTTGCTTGTTGGTACTGATTAAAGAATTGAGCAAATGAAGGTGCTGGTCCTGGAGAAGGAGTTGCTTGTTGATTGCCATTAAGGAGGTTTGCGAATTCGTCAGCCATTAGTTAAATATCTTGTTAATTGGAACCCAGTCACTTTTAGCTTGTGATCGTATGTTGTTATTTGCATTTGTCTTAGAAACATGCTTTGCATTTGCACGTTGTTCAACGTAAGCTTCAGCAGCGTTCTCTAACTGAACGGCTGTCTGTGGAGTAATTTCTGTAACACCTGTTGGTTCTTCTGCCGTTACGTTACCTTCCTTGTCATAGAATGTAATGTAGACTTGCCCGTCACTTAATGAGAAAGCACCGTCTACACCCTTGATACGCATATAGTCAGGGAATCGTACCGAAGAAGCACCCCGGTTTAGATTGAGTAATTCACTGGCAAAAGGATTTTCTTCTGCACTGTTTTGTGCAGTATTGATAATAGAAGAACTACCATCAGGTCTGGAGATAACACTTCCATCCTGACCAACCACAAGTTTGTTGTTAAATCCAAGTTGCGCTGCTTTAGATGCTGGCACCATGAATGTAATAGAACTCGAGATTCCCGCTTTTTCTATCACTTCTTTTGGTAAACCAAACGTACCTAATGCAAGATTTCCTTTTTCACCACTGCGTTTTAATGGAATAGTTACACGGATCATCGGTTTACCCTTATAACGATCTCCCGGAGTAATACTGACGTTTGCATCTACAGAGTTGATCAGGTTTTGATCACCCATATGTCCCATCACATTCTTTACCGCCTGAGCAGTTGTTTGGTCAAATTCATTGAACTTTCCAGTAGCATCAAAATATCCGATGTTATCTGCTTGCTGTACGGTACGAGTAACATGGGACATACCGCTCTTTTCAGGATTAACATTATAGGTTAATGTTGGTAATTTGTCACCCGCTGCATTTGTGTATTTTTCTCTATTGGGAACAATAGTGCTTAATACCGGATCGCTTACATGGTTACCTACACGTACCCATCTACCGTTAGCTTCCTGTTTGAAGTGTTCCGGATGTGAGCGTGCATGCGCCGCTAAAGTCTTTTGTTCTTCGATGTATAATTTATTTGCTTCCGCCATCATACGCATACCCTTGCTTAAGTTGCTGGTAGCGTTTTTATAAAGAGGATGATCTTCGTTTTGTTTTACTTCACTGTTGATGATTTGCTGAACCTGGTCAAAGCTTCTGAACTTTTGTCCAACGGTTTTGTCAGTGAACTCGTTAAGCACATTTATAGTTTCTTTTGATAATGGTTTTCCACGGTAAAAATTTAATTCTGCCTCGCGAATTGCATTCTGCAAAACACCTAAAGATCCTCCGGGAATTTTACCGCTGACTTTGCTACCTTCTGTAGGAAGATTCAACGCTACAGCCAAAACATCACGAGATGTCATTGCTTTAGCACTTTCACCTACTTTAGTCGTGATGTCCGTTTCATATACTTCCATTGGAGTAGCGTTCTCGGTGGCGTATTCATTAACCCCTTGAGTAAGCATTCCCTGCGCATCAATCATTTTCTCCTGGATCTTTTCACTCATACGGTATCGGTGTTCCAATGCAGCCTTACGCAAGTCATGTTCAAACTGTCTAGCCTGACGCGCGTTTTGTTGAGACTGCTGATACATTTCCAGTTTTACCTGGTCAGGACGTATTTCGGTCTCGCTGTGTACATCTGCATAAGAGTCTGCCCATTTCCTGGAGTCAGAGTTACGCATCAGATTTGCCTGGTAACCGTATGGATTACGTACATAGTTTTGTACAACTTCTTGTACAGCTTCAGAGTACGCTTCCGGACGTTTCTTTGCATCATCGAGTTTACTTTGCAATGCTTTACGACGCTCTGCAATCATTGCCAGTTGATCAGCTACTTCCGGGGGTACAGTGTTTCCGTACTTGTTGATAGCCGAGTTTTTAAGTTTGTCAATCTGAGCAATGTTATAGGATAAACTTTTGGTATAGTTCTCGTGACTCTTGTAGATCTCCGGTAAGGATTGTCTCCCAAGTTGTTCCAACGCCTGGTCTCTGGTAAATCCAGGAGTAGTTTGCAATTGCTGGTCAACCATCTTGTCCACCATAACAGAAGCAGCTCGGTTGTAGTATTCACCGTATTGACCGCTTCCCAGTAAACCGGACGCCCATTCAGTAAAGTCTTTCTTAGCACCTTCACCGTTTTTCTGCTTGACAATGTACATTCCACTACCTTGTTCTCTGGTAATGACAAGTCCCTGTTCTTTTGCTTGCGCGTTGAGATAACTCATCGGATCCTCAATTGCCAGGTAATTTCGTACACCGTGATTAGGAATGTCATCAAACTTTGCTTTTTTCAATTCCTGCGCACCTCGCATTACATACTCCTCCATGAGAGGATTATACAGCTTACGAACTTTTTCATCCGTGCTGTTTTTGTAACCGTTGATTTGCTGCGCTTGTTGCTGATACTGACGGGTGTAGTTCATATCTGCTATAAAAGATTTGTTTTCCACAAGTGGATCAAAACTTGACATAGCATTGCTGACGTTGCTGGAAACACTTAAATCAACATGTGCATATTGCTTAAGCTGTTCGTTATTTTTTTGAAACCACATCTGACGCATTTTCTCTGTCTCTGGATTAGTGACAGGAGAATTCAGCAAAGAGCTGTACATCGTACGTAGTTTGTTGAAACCGACGTTGTATCGTTGAGTGAGCGCACCGAGTGCTGTTGACATCAGCTGGTAATTCGGTGCAGCGTAATCTATCTCAGGAAACAAGTCCGTGGAGTTCTGTAAGTAGGTTGCCATGGGTACACTTATAATTTACAAAAAAAACTTTAAAAATTTATAAACTTCTAAAGTTTAAACTTATTCATACGGAGTATAACCTCCTGTCATACCCGCAAGTGCTGCTTGTGGGTTTTGCTGTAAGTACGCACGACGACTAATATTGGACGATTGATGATTACGGTTCATTTCATCTTTAGCAAATGCAGCAGCTTGTTTGGTTGCTTCATCCGGACTCATACCGCTGCTCATTAACTGCGATTTATATTTTTCAATAATATCTTTGAGCTGACCAGTACTTGCTGTTGGTTGCGTTTGAAACGTACCTTCAGTAAAATCTTCTCCGTCAATAAAAGCATTTGCTCCGGTAACAGAGTTGATATCATACATCGGATAGATTGCACGCATCATGTTTCTGTTTTGTAATCCCTGGAATGCATTGTTAAATGAGTTAGTAATCATTGTACGCTGCTTGTTAGAACTGTTGACAAGGTTCTGTCCGTAGTTCATTGTCTCATCGTAGAACTGTTTACGCATTGCAGTATTCTTACCGTTCACATCATTTCTCATGTGAGCACGGTCTGCTGCAACAGCGTTGGTAGTATTGACGTTACGATTCTGAATATTAGCAATCTCATTAAGACCCGCTTGTCCAAGCTGACCAGCAACCGCTGCAATGTTTGCACGGGCAGTAGTAGGATCCGCAGACGCATTGATGTTACTCATGGCAAGAGACGCATCACTTTGCAACGACGCATTCTTTGCACTATACTCTTCAAGCTGTGGATCGTAGGTAGCACCATTCATTTGAAACATTGCTGGTTCACCATAGAATCGATCCATGTTCATAGCATTTGCTATACCTAGTTTATGCTGAATCCAAAAGTCATTGTCTTGAGGTTTTTGTTCAGGGGTAGTAGTATTGGTCTTACCAGCACAAGCGGTTTGACAAGCTGATAGACTGGTAAAATCAGACGCTGAAACAGCTTGATCTGCGGGAATCTGTACCGGTTGACAATCAGGACAACGATAAACAGTTTGTGGTCCAGGAGGTTTCTTGCCAATATTGATGGTAGGACGAGACCAAGTGTAGCGACCAAACAAACCGTCTTTTGCGTTTGGATCTTTACTATCAGCTATAAATCCAAACTTGTTTACATAACCTGTAGCTTCTTCTGGACTATATCCCGCTTTAGTTGCCTGATTGTAAATATCATCATTGTACCAATTTTGGAATACACCAGAATCTTTTTTAGGATTGAAATTAGGATTTGCTGCAACGAATCGTGCATGACGTTTCTTAAAATCACCAGAATTCTTATCATTCCAGTAATTTTGTGTACCATAAGTTCCACTGTCACCACGAGCACCCTGACGACCCTCGGTCATATCAGATCCAAAATTTGAAGCAAGTGATTCAGGTAAGGTAACATCAATACCATTCTTTTTCCAATCTTCTACATCTTTTGCACTGTATGTTTGGTAGTCATTTTCAATCTTGTGACTACTAACTACTTCGTTCTTTTCATCGTAGATAGTAACCGTGTTACCTTTGGTAACTTCTTTCCTTTTTTTACCGTCTTTGGTTTTATAGCTGTTCACATATTCTTTTTCACCAGTACCTCCACCATCGGCAAATACGGGAACCATCTTCCGTTGTACAGCGTCGTACTTGTATTTAGGTTGTTCGTACGCTCCACCATCCTGGAAGAGTTCACCACCCATTGCTTTATCTTGAAGTTGTTCTAATCTCCATTTTAAATACTCTTCATCACTCTCGTAAATTCTTTCTTTACTTTGTTGAGCTTTCAGTCTTGGAGGTGTTCCGCTAGTTTGCTGTCTTACGTTACCGGTAGCTTTCTGAATGTTTGGTTGTTTTCTTTCAGTTTTGTTTTCAGAGTAACCAGCTGGAGTCTCACTGTTTATCGATATTTGCAGAGGATTGCCACTAGCATCATATACCGTTCTAGTTGCTCCCATTGATGCATTCGCTTCGGTTGTTGTACCAGCTTGTGTAAATGGTACAACACTACCGTCTTTATTTACTAGACCTAATTGGTTCTTTTTGTAATAAGACGTAATGAGCTTTTTGTTTAAGTATTGAGTTTTACCAGCCGAGTCAGTAACTTTAATTACCGGTTCTCCTGCTGCTCCTTCCAACATTGCATCGACTACTTTATACTTTTGACTACCTGCTACAAATTCGGTACCTGGTGCAAACTGTAATCGATTGTTATTTTCTACTCCTAGAAGTGCAGCTTTGTGATTAAGGTCTTTTGCCGGAGTACTTCCGAAAAACATCGGTTGTATCTTTTTATAACTGACTTCATTTAAAAAATTGTTGTTTGCAAATGGAATTGGAGGACCACCTGGAATAGACGGTAAATACTCTTTTTCAGTTCCAACAACACTTTTGTATGGTGAACTGCTTCCAAAATGTTTCTTAAAATCATTTAACGGAATCTTACTTACACCATTAATAGGTTTTTCTAAATGAACGTAGTTGTCATCTATCCAATTGTCATCAATGGATTTAATCTTTGCTTTTTGAGATCCTACGTAGAACTGAAATCCAGGAACAAGTAATGGAGATCCGCCACCTGTTTGCATTTTTGTCATCCCACCGTACGCCATTTCAAGTTCATCCATCATTGCAGGATCGGTTTGTCCCATCATTTCCGGATTCATCTGTGGAGGCATTGCTGCCTGAGACATTTGTGCACCACCATCTGGTAGCATTTGCTCAGACACAGCAGGCGGTTGCTTACCTTTCATTCCTTCCTGGTATGCCGCAAGTTCAGAAAGCTTTTGCATGTTGTTGTTCAACATACGCTCTGCGGTACGACGAGTAAACGGATCCGTTTGTGGATCGTTCACTTTCTTCATAAAATCGTTTAACTGGTATTGCTTTGCAATTTGAGCAGGAGTGTACCCTCCGGCTTTACCACCCATACCGAAATGTTTAAGAACCTCCGGGTCCTTAATTTTCATTTTCTTGGTATCAGAGAAGATAAAACTACCTCCAGGTACATTCAATGGAACACCCCCTTGTGTATGTCTTTTCCCGGTAATAGTCATGTGCTCGATGTTTCCATCGTTGTTGATATCACCTAATATAGTTTCACCACCCTCAGCTTCAATGTTTGCCATGTGGCGAGGTACAGCACCCATAGTATTTCTAGCTGCATTTGGGTCTTCTGAATTTGACGGAGACCATGGACGGTGGGTAGTTAACGAGTAATCGCGTTGATCACCGGTACGAGGGGTTTTCTTGATACGGACTTTCATAATAAACTTTAAAAGTTTAAACTTGTTTTGCAGGGGTACTAATAGAATTTACGGATAAATTGTTAGGATTCCTAATTACATGAACTCAACTTCGCCACCTGCAGCAAGGATCTGTTGAATTTCTTCTTCGGTTAAATCATATTCACCACCTTCTTCAAATTGACTCTGCATTTGCATACCAGTGTATTGAACAGGAGTGTAGAGGTTTGGAGCTTGTGTTTGTCCAGGACCGGTGTTAAGCGTATCGTAACCCATCGGCATCCAGTTGGTATCATCAGGTTGGTAAGCAAAGTCTGACATACCCGCTTTGACAGCATTTTCACGTACAGACTTCATTCCTTGCTTGAAACCAAGTGCATTGTTAAACATACTGATACCGGCATTTGCACCTAAAGTGCGGTTTAATCCACCTTCCAGGTCAACAGCTAATCTGCTTTTTCCAACGTAGACAGGGTTTCCGTTTTGAGTATAGTCGGTAGGTTGAGGAGGTTGAGGGGTTGTTCCAGGAACTTGCATTCCACCACCAGCTTTAATCATTCCCCCATACGCTGCAGTACGATTTAAGTCAACAGCATTTGTATTCATTGGAGGAACAATCGGAGGTTGTGCAGGAGGATTGACAGTGTTAGCAGCTTTACGTTGCGCTTCTTGTTGTACACTCTCCTGGTTTAAAGCAGCAGCATTTTTTGGATCACTCCAATTCATTGTATTACCTGTCGCATTTGGATTAGTGTTTACTTCAGGTGTTGCATCAGGTTTGCGCGCTTTAAATCCTCTCCAGACATTATCTAAACCGGTTGCTATACCGCTGACACCAGCAAGCGCACCAAGACCCATTTTCAGATAACCACTCAAACCGTTATCACTCATCATTCCAATAGCAGGATTGTAGAGCGGCATAGTTGCCAGGTCACTGATGTTTTTATACATCTTGTTACCAATCATCTGGTGCTTTGCTACTTCCTGCATCTTGTACTGACCAGGACCAAGTGTAGATGGACCGGTAGGTTTTGGAGCAGCTGGTGCAGGAGTACCTTTCTCAAAGTTGGATTTCGCCAGGTTTTCCGCTGTAGGTTGCCAAGCGTATGGTTGACTTGCTTTTGAACCTTTACCTGTCATATCAATAGAAGAACCAGAAGTAGGAGCTGCACCTGTGAAATTTGTTTTACCTACTTCATTGTCAGCAACACGCATAGTACCCGGTGCAGCATTTGGATCAAACGGTGTAGCAGATACCGGAGATCCACCTGTAAAATTTGTTTTTCCAGCTAAATTGTCAGCAACATGTATAGGAGCAGGAGCTGCGTTTGGATCAAATGTTGCCCCTGTTACTGGGAAGTTACCAGTAAGGTTAGGTTGACCCAGTGTAGGATCTGGAACTTTAATTGTTGGTTGTGGAGCAGGACCTTGCATCTTTTTGATGACCTGTGGATTGTTATACCAGTTGTTTTGAGTCATCGTAGGACCAGCAAACTGAAACTCAGGTAGCATTGGTCCACCATTTTCCAATTTTGGAAATCCTGCTGCTTTCCATTTATCATAACCACCTGGTCCGTATTTTGTGAAAAGCTTTTGTGTATCTGAAGTGCTTAGATTTAATATCCCTTCTCTTTTAGTTTGGTTGTCATCTGCAACTTTTTTACCTAATGTTTTTTCGGTTACATAATCTAATGCTGCTGGCAAAGCTTTACCTGCAAAACCAGGAGCAGCCATACCAATAATTCCCTGATTCATCTGAGTTTTATTGCCTGTTGCAGCACCGTGAACAATATCGTAACCATCAATGATATCATTGATTCCAGGTACCATTGAGGGAACAATAGGTAACAAAGTCCGAGGTTCCGATGCAGGTCCACCATTTTGCATGATGTTTGTCTGGATAAAACGCGGTTGATTGTAGAACGCATTTAAGTCTACAGCACCACCGTGCTTCATCTGCATCGCTTCAGGATGTGCTGTGAAAAAAGCTTCCTCTGTAGGATACTTTTTATAAAATTCGCTTTCGGATGTTACACCCGCTATTTTTAAGAATTGTGCTTTCATGTCAATTATATTTGTTTAACCACCCTTGAGACTGTCCACCAAACTTTGCATAATCCTGATTGGGTGAATCATTCTTTGCAAACAGATACATCATCTCGTTAATTTCGCTGTCAGATAAACCAGCTTTTTTAAGTTGCTCATATTGCTTCATCTCCTCTGGAGTAAAACCTTTCTTATACTGTTCAATATCGTATCCAGGTGCTTGTAGTTTGTATCCCTGCTCAATAGAGGAATCTCTTAACGCACGAAGTCTTGCTTTTGCTTCCGAAGGATCCAGGAGGTAATCTGCTTCATTAAAATCTGTTTCAATATTCTCACCAACCGTCATGTCCTTTTTTAAACTAGAAGGTTGTCCCAGAAATTCCTGACTGTCCCTGGACATAGCATTCTTACCAAGTTGCTCGGTAAAGTATGGTCCCACTCCTGGATTAGGATTATCACCAAATGGTGCTTGGTCTCCTACATGAGAAAACTCATGCGAGTGAACACCTCGTTCTACAGGAGTAGAAGGAACGAACATGGTGTGGAAATTAGGATCGTAACCTGCTTTGATTCCTTTTGCTGACAGATCTGCGGTAACTAGATTAATGTTACCGAGGTTCTCCCTGCGCTGATTCAGAATGTCATCAATCTTGATTTTCTCACCATCAGTCAATTCATCGTAAGTAGTATTAGGTCCATAAAATTCTACAGCAAGTAAATCAGCATAGTCTGCACTTCTTGCATACTTCAATTCTTTATCTGCAGCTGCACGTACGTCATACTCCGATTGCAAACGTTTTTGACGCTGAACTCCTTTGTCATATAACCACTGATTCACTGAACCAGCATTCTCAGGCATTGGAGGTAAATCAGCAGGACGAGCTGGTCCACCGTCTTGGAAGTTGTTTAACCACCCTGTACTACCACCCATCTTTTTACCTGGAACATAATCACGGATAGAGAACGGACTTGTATGCATATAGACTTTATCCCACATTTCAGGAGGGACACCTGCACGCTGCAAGTATTCCTGACGTGTCTTTTCATCCCAGTTAAGTAATGTGTTCTGTTCCGACCCCGATTTCATGGTAGGACTAAACATGTCCATAGTAACCGGTAAATACCCAGCTAAAGTAAACTCCTCTGGATTTTGAATTACAGGTGTGTACTCACGCGAGTGCGGGATCACTAATCCCTTCTTATTAAATCTTGCATCACGCGATGCTACCAAAGCTTCTGCAAGAACGGGTGAAAACTGATCTTTTCCTAAATTGTCCAAATCAATGTTGTGCTCTTTAGCGTATGCAACAATCTCTGGATTATTACGCATCTCTACCAACATTTGCTGACCAAGTCTCCATGTTTCTCCAGTCGGACTTGGAATCACTTTTTCTGCTTTCTTCTGAACTTCCTCTGAACGTTTTTTGAATTCAAAAGCAGCTGGTGAAAAGTTTGGAGCAGCAGCTGATGTTTGCTTGTTTTTAGGAGTGGTGTAGTATTCATCTCCACAATTCCCAGAAGCGCAGTGCAAGTCTTTTAATTGTTCCGCAACTTTTTCATCTTGACCCCACTGTGTGTTATGCTTGGGAGCAATAAAGTACAAGTAACGAGGATTTGTTTCAGGATTATAAGCTTCACTGTCACCTAACCATGGTCTTGACTTTTCAGACGGTGCTGACGTCCAGATACGATTAGGAGAATATCCTTCATAAATACCAGGTCCTTCAACAACCGGTAAACCACCAAAGGTTTTTCCAAGATTCTCTTTGTATTTTTCATCCAGTGGTTTGTATTGCTTTGTATCCTTGATTTCCTCGGAACGTTCAGCAGTTACAGGACCTGCTTGTACACCACGTTGTTTTGGATCAGCATCATGGGTGTCTTCGTAATATTCATTGTACTTTGGAATCCTGGAGAGAAGGTTTTTAAATTCGCTGAGTGTAGGGTTCAGCTTTTCCATGTTCTGCCAGTCCTGGAATCCATCTTCGTATTTGTTTTCCGTTTTTGCTTGAACACGTCCTTTCTCATCAATTCGGAACTGAAATCCTCCTTGTGTATTTTTAAACGTTTCCGGATCAATTGTACTGGTGACAGGTTTTTCCTGATTACCTACAAATTTGTCTACAGCTATTTGAGTGTCTTTACCCCAGATACCATCTTCGTCCAGGTACGCATTGTAATTATCGTTTATCCATTTTTGGTACTTCTGTACTTCAGGATCACCTTTCAGTTTACTATTAAACGCATAACGCTCCGCATCTAAATTTACCTGTTCATACTTTGCGGGATCTGTTTCAGATTTCTGCCATTTGTAGCGATCCCAGAATGATTTGTCATATTTTTTTTCTCCACCGTCTTGATAATTATCCATCCACCCAGTAACGCCACCAAACGCTTTTTCTTCTTTACGAATCTTGCGTTCCTGCTCAAGCATTTCTTTGGTAGGTTTCTTACCGCTACCCTTGTTTGCACGAATGTTATCCCAAAGTCCACGTTGAGAATATGAACCATCAGCACGACGAATCATTTCACCACCTTGTTTAAATACCTGCGCATCATGTAGAAAGTCAGTTGGATTGAATGAAACGTTCTCATCCTGAAAGTTTGACATCATGTATTTTGCCAATTCTTCGCGGTTTTTCTTGTCTTTAACCCTGCTGAGAATGTCAGCAACTCCTTCCAGCATTTCTTTGTCGTCACTGGTTTCCCCACCTTTCTCCCATGTCTTTCTTGCAAATGCACGGAAATACGGATTGTTCTCAAGATTTTTCTTATGACGAGCATAAAACGCTTTCTTACGTTCCGGGTCCTTTGGATGTTGACCAAGTTTAGAATCACCAAAATATTTTACGGTACCATCCGGTCCAGTAACCTTATGGGTTTTTCCTTTACGATCATTACTCCGGGTTACAATGTAACCACCGTTTTTCATGACCGGTTTCTCATAGACCATATCTCCAGGAAAGGTATACTCACCTCCCGGCATCATCATGATACTATGACCTGTATTATCTGTACCAAGTACAGGATAAGGTACTCCTTTCATGGTGATGTCACCAGAGGGTATAATCGTATCTCTCCCTGGGTAATCCCATTGACCACGGGACGTTACTGGTACATTCTTCAGTTTTTTCATCGAGGACTATGCAGCTTCTTAGTGGTAAACATCTTGAGGAGCATTTTTACATTACCACTTATTTTGCGGATCAAAATAAATCGATCAGCGTAGTGACGAAACTTCTTACGCTCAAGAGGTGCTTTATTATAATTTACGTAATCTGAGTTGATTTTCCGAACATAACCGTTACAATCAGTCAACCACATAGGCGTTCGGGTTGTTGTAAACTCCCCTCTGTCTTTGGTGATGTCCCAGAATTGATTAAAGCGATAGGTGTTTTCTTCTTTACTAAACAAGATATCAATGTTGTTTGCATTGATTCGTGGATAGGTAAGCATACCAATCGGATCGCTTTTTGGTTTAAGAACCAGGTTCAACGCACCTGAGATCTGTTCGTTGTTATAGACGACAGCCTGGTCAAAGTTGTGATCCAGTACTTCATGCGCACTCATCCCGTCATTAGAGAAGATGTAGTTTTCCAGCACGTACTCTCCGTTGCGGATTGTCGTAATAGTGTTTGCCGTAGATGTTGGGAACTCTACCTCAAAAGGATAATCAACCCCATAGAAATTGCAGTAGCTGTCCCAGCGTTTGTTATGCTTGTACACACTTGGACCTTTTACCGTCATGAAGTGCTCATGAGGTTGAATCATCAGATCCGGATGCCAGTCATGGAAGCTGATCCACATTTTGTTTTTCGGATCGTAGGAGATCGTCCAGGAGCAGCGGGTAAAGTATTGAGGATCATCCAGGGTCACGTGCCTGCGCTTGTACACTACTTTCTCAGTATCCGGTAACGTAACTTCTTGCACGGGTGCTGTCAATACGCGGCGGCAAATAGGAGTAGTACAATTGCTTGCCAAACCAAGTGTGTAGTCAAGTGGGCAGATGTAATTGTTTGCAGTAAACGTAGTTTTATCTCTAGTGGTAAAAATTACGTTTAACATACTATAACTGGTAGCAGCGATAATTTCAGATGCGGTATTGTCATAAATTTCAGCACCTATCATACCTACACTACCTGATTGATTCCAACCAATTAGTTCAAGCAAATGATTTCCCGCTTCAATTTCTATTGGGTAAATATGTAATCTTTGAAATTGAATACGTCCGTCAGATGGGTTAATATTATGATTTTCACACATTTGTGCAGCGTCGGCTTCCAAAATAATATTACCGTCTATTTTTAAAGTAAATTTATTATCACCAGTCAATGCTACATAATACGTTTTAGTTTGATTGATACAAACGTTAAAACTAAATCCTCTTTCTCCAGGGGTGGTTATACCTGATGCATCCCATACAGAAAGCCTGTTTACAGGGTTTAATGTATAAGTAGTATTGTACCAAAAAGTATTAGAGTATGGTATTACGCTGTAACCGTTTGTATTTAATATTCCAGGAGTGTGTCCTGCACCCGTTCCATTCGAATTCCATCCTGTATCATATACAGCAGTACCGAGATATCCCCAATCAGGTCTTTGATAAGGTGTAACGGAATAGCTTGTTGGAACTTCAGTCGCAGTAACTGTCTCGATCTTTTCGCAAAACTTAACACCGCTTGGTGTGGTTTTCAGGGTGTATCCGGCAGCACATCCAATAGTGGTCTCTCCGGGAACTTTAACAGTCACCGGGTACTCCGTATAGAACCCGTAATCCGGATCATACTTTACTTCCGGATTTAGCGGAATGTAATCTACCTTACTGAAATACACCAACTCGTACTGCGGATCATACACTGTCTGAGCACCAATACCTGCAACCGGATTATCAATACCTCTAAAGTTCGGATAACGCTGAAGCAATTTGCTTGGCAGGTATTTCTGGAACCAGTAATTCATTCCGTTGCGGGAAATCTCGTCAAGTCCACTGCCTGTGTAATTGAGGATTTTACCAGTTTCTTCTGAAACATAAAACGTTCCGTGAGGCGTATTGACCGCAGAACGTCCGCTTAGACAAGAACCATATTGCATGGTGTCATCAGCATTCACCAATGACTGCAATGCCTGGTTAAACAATCCACCATCACCGATGGTAATTTTTGTGCCGGCGTCCGTCTGTAATTGATCCACCCCTACAAATTGGGTAGGTTCTGCATCTTCATACAAAATGATAGCACCGGTCTTATTTATAGCTTTTATTGCAGAAACCCTGCTGTTAAAATCTTTGTAGTTGTTTGCCAGGTAAACTCTCCAGTTGTCCTTTACTCCCTCTGCCTGACGTTGCAGTGAATACAACACGCGTTTTTCACGGTTGGCAAAACAAGTTTGAGAAACGTACGGATCATACAACGATGGCAGCACGTATCCCCAACTGCCATATTGCTGGATAGATTTGCTGAAGCTCAGCGAATAATCATACTTGTAGTAGTTACCAGTAGCAACAATGTCACTTCTGAAGAGTTCATCCGTTGACGTAAATGTATAGCGATCATAGTGTCGCTCACTCATTCTTTCACCCCAGTCACGATGTGCCAGGTTGACTTCGCTTTCTACAAAGAACTCACGGACCCCTGAATTGAACAAATAGAAGTACGCATTTTTAACACTGAACGTAAATCCGTTTCCAGACTTGCGGTTCAGGGATCGATAGTCACTTGGGTAGTTTAAGATATCACCGTTGTTTCCACCCAATAATCCTTCGTATTTGTTTGAATCTACCCAGTAACGAGGAAACGGAATGTTTACATTGGTACGGTAGTCAAAGGTGGTTCCATCCGGGTACCCGCATGCATTGGTATTGAAGAAGAACATTGAGTTCTTTTCGGTGTATCGATTGATGTAAATGTCCCCTCCAAAGATTACCGGTGAAGAGAACTTTTTACGTTTTAACGGTTCAGTGCTGTAAACACACTGTGTCACAGGTACTTGCGAAATGTTTGCAATCTGACCGTACTGGTTTTGAAAATCAACTTTTAAAGACGTGTAGTAAGAGCTTACCGTTGTGGTAAAATCTTCTCCTACATTTTCATTGACATCGGTAATAAGACGACGCGAATTATCCGTCACTGAAGGATCAGCAACGTCGTTAGAAACTTCTACACCGACAAAGCGATTCCGAAACATATTATTGATTCGGTGCGTTCCGCCAAACTGCATGAGCGTAGGATCTACATAATTGCTTCTATTAACGCGTCTGCGCTTGTTTCCCGCAATGTTTTCTACAGATTGGTTATATTCTCCCACCTGATCTACTTGAAGCGCGTAATCGCGGTATTTTGACAAAAGCGTAATTGCCTGCAAAATGTTTTCGTTGATCATGTCAAATGCGCTAATCGCAAAAGCACCGGCAGCAAGGAGTTGACCTGGCAGTAACGAATTAGTAGAGACACCCACCATACCGTTTACTCCAGGAGAAAGGACGGTGGTCATTGGAATGTCGTCAGTTCCGCCAACAGTTACAGGAGTTTCCGAAATAATAGCGTTTGCAATAGCAATACCTGAAAGAATACTTGCCGTAATCAATGCACCGTTGTTTAATAATCTAAACTTAGGATGCTGGTATACATATTTAAAACGACCCGTAGACGTACCGTGCTCCACATGATGAAGCTTTAACTCATAAGTGCTTAAATATGGATTTCTGAAGTTGGTATCCGGACTATGAAAAGAAAACATGTCTTTCCTGTACTCCGTAAGCGCATCGTTAGAAGTATCATCATCTCCTCGACCACTGCTGTAAAACTCATCAAACGTTCCGTATTTACGATGAAAGCGATCTGCTCCCAAATCATTGAACGGATAGTTTTGGTATAATCCTTTGCTGCTCTTTCCTGGAATGGAATACTCGCGCATGTTGTTAATGAGACCTTTAGCAACAATGGTTCTGTTCCCTTCACGGGTTCCACGCAGGATTTCATATCCTACAATCTCAGCAATCGGATTACCAAAGAAATCAAGAGGATGTTCGATGCTTTCAAAGCGTACGCCCAGTACACGGATATTCTGACCACCCTGGTCATGAATATTGGTAACGTCCGATCCATCTGTATAGGTATCTGGAAAACGGTGATGACGAATCTTCTTACCACACAGGTCTCCCCAGATTTGAGGTTTGTCTGCCGGGTATTGTTCCGTAGACTCCCAGTATCCCATGTCTCCTTCGGCAAGAACATACCCGCTGTCTGCCGCAGTAAGTCCTGGCGATAAAGCTGTCACGGTAGCAGTATTACGAACCTGCCATTCTTCTTTTTCTACACCGGTGTCTAGCACATCTCCATCAGTGGGAGACACTAACTTACGATCCACAGCATCAACCGGTGGACGTCCTGGTATGTGATAGCTGGCACTTTTGTGTCCGGTATTATACACCCAGCGAATGAAAAACGCATACTGCTCATCACGCATGTAACTCATGATGTGTCCGCCTTTTACGTAATAATCACTTGGGTATTCTACACTCACCCACTTTGCGCGTATTTTATTTGCCAGTGGTTGGTAGTTAAAATCAGGTTTTGTAGTTACACCACTACGAAGAAGGTATCCGTTGAGCGAAAACATTTTACTACTCTTCTCATACACATTGTTCAGAAGAGGAATCAGTCGGTATGGAATGACTTCCAAAGACGCTGAATAGTTATCCAGTTGCACGGTCTTTTGAGACGTGCTGTAGTTTCCGATTTTACGCGCTGTAACGTTTTGGTTAATAAAACCAATCATGACCAGTTCATACTCGTCAAACTGATCGTCCAGGTTTTCAATAACCACTTCCAGGGATCCCGCAACGTTTTCGTGCGTAAAGAGTCCCTGTGCATTGGAGGGTGTAAAATAATCCGTCACACGTAATCCATTCACCGAGTAAGCAACAGCTGCCTGGTAGGTGCCGTTTGGAAGCTGACCTGCTCCTTTACCTTTTCGAAGGTCAATGCATGGACTTTTTAAATGAGGGTGTAATAAAAGCTTTTCGCAATCCAGTTGGGTACTGTACACCTTTGTCAAGCATCCTGGATTGTTTGGATCTTCTTTAACGGTGTATTTGTACGGAACGTGACTGAGGTTCATGAAGCGGTCCGGATTGAGTCCGTCTGCCCAGTATGCTGAATAGGTGCAGTCATAGTTTGATTTTACAGCACCTGTGATCAGGTTGCTCTTCTTAAAACCAAGACAGCGGTCATTAGCCAGTTTTACGTATTTGCAGGTTGCTTCCTGGAGAATACCAATCTCGCTGTCCGTGTCATTGGTTGACATGATCAACCATTCTCCCGGTTGAATGTCCAACACCCCGATGATGTCATAGGGAGCTGTAATGCACAACTCATTACTTTGTTCGTTACCGAGTACACCCTGTTCTCCTAAATGAGAATTGTTGACTGCGTTACGTGCGTGTGTCCACAGACCATCTCCAACGAAAGAATCGTTGAGGTCTTTGAGCATCCCTTTGTTAAAGGAGTTGACTGAATTTATAGGATTAGATTGGGTAGGCATTTAGGTTCTAAGAGTTAAGACTTAAACATGTCGATGTACTTACTGGAAAGTGCTCGACGGTTCATTTCCCAGACATGACGCATTTCTTCAAAGTCAGGAGTGTTTACATAAGAAATGGCATTGTTGCGTGCAGCACGCATACGCATCTCTGTCATTTGGAGCAACGCACTGGTATTTTCTCCGGCATACATCATGTTTTCCAACACGCGCTGCTTTAGTGCATATTCGTAGTATTCGTTTACACGCTCCTGATCCATGACCAACAAGTTTCCGTCGTCATCTTCCATCAGGGACTGGTAGTTCAAATACACGGTTCCTTCATCGATGTTCATGTCCAGGAACCCGTTTTTCAGTGCTGCCCTGTAAGGAGACGCTACGGCATGGTTCATGCACTCCGGTTGTACGTGCTTGCTTTTTTCAATCTGCAGGCGTACCGGGTGTTCATAAGAAGTTACACTGTGCAACTTTCTGTCAATGATCTTGGGACCTTCCGGTGTCCAGTCTAAATGCGTGGAACAGGTAGATTCACCTACGTTCCATTCAGCGGTACCAACACCGATGATAACCATACGAACGTTCATGATCGCAACATCCGCGTGGATCTGCACACGGTTTAAATCCACCGCTGTGTACTCAAACGCCAGGTTGGGTTCACCATCTTTGTGTAATTGGACAATGACGTCCATGGTACCCAGATTATGGGTAATTTCGTTTTCACCGGCAGACAAGCTCACCGTTTTTAAGTATGTGGGAAGACGGTGTTTTTCCACCATGTCTTCCAGTTCATGGATCTTGTACTTAAGCAGGTTTTCACGAACCACCGCAAAGGTAGCTCCAGGTGTGTCCCAGGTCTTCTTTCCTTCACAGAGTACTGCAAAGTTCAGCACATGAAAATCCAATGGGAGTTTTGCTTTTCCCTTGTGAACTTCAATGAGTTTTTCCCTGTTAGGATTAACCTTCAGACCAAGTTCGTAGTTGATATTGCGAGCGACTTTGATCAGTGCTTGCGGTTCAATCTGTCCTTCTGCGTCCTGGACACGCAGGTCCAAACGTACGCTGTCAAGCAGATCGTCAAAGGTTCTGTATTTAACTTCAGTCTTCATGGATTACGGACGCATAATGTGTTTGTTGTCTTCCTGTGTATCACCAGGGATTGAAAGCGTTGTGCTCAGTTCTTTAAGTACGTTTGATTCCATTTCAGCAAAGAGGTACTCCGGAATCGGCATATTTGCATCCTGGCGGTACTGACAATCGTCTTTTGTATCACAGTTGAATTTGCTGATGTCATCCTCAAACAATGCTTCCAGGCGGATAGCATCCCACTCTACGTTAGGCAGGTACAGGTGACCATCCAGAAACCAGGCATACTTGTGCTTGTTGTATTTAAAGAGTTTGGTTCTCGCCATTTGCTCCCAGTTCCTGGAAGAGGTAAGCAATACTTCCTGGGAATTGTCCAGGGAACTAATGCTGCGGATGAGCGGACCATAGTACCCCTCTACAATGCGAGGTAGCTTTTCCTTTGTTCGTTTGAATGTGCAATCCGTAGAAATGCAACGACACTGTGCTTCTACAGCACTGACATCGATTAAGTCAACGACGTCCAACGCCTGAAAGGAGTGGAACAGACGCATGATCTTATTGCCGCCGTCTTCACGACGGATTAACCACTTGGCGTGCTTCATCGCCATACTGTAGAGAAAACGATCCGTAAGGAACGCATCCTGCGCAGTCGACTTGACTTGGTTACGTAAGCGATTAGTTATTTCACCTATGGTGTTCATGATAGCGTTTAAATCTCTAGATCATTGTAGGTCTGGAGTTGTTCTTTGGTTTTCTTAATGACATACTCCTTTGCCTTCTGTTTGCGATAGAGCGCACTGATCTTCAGTGTGTGATCTATCAGCATGTAACGTTTCCAGTTTTCCGGAAATGTTTTTGCTACTGCCCGTTTGAATTGACGGATGGGAGTGAATCCCCAGAGTTCGTGGTGTTTGAACCTGTATTTGCTGGAGTAGTTGGTGTAGAAAATCTTTGCAATGTAATTGTCTGATTCCCAATTACGGTGCTGAATGACTTGAAGAAAATCCAGCGTCTTCTTGAAGTCTACGTTCTTTTTCACTTTAGGTTGACAGGTTCCGATGAACACCGTACCTAATTGCTCAGGTAATTCAATTCCGTCGCGCAGTTCAATGACGCTTTCCCAAATCAGACCATTGCAGTCGGTCAGGAAGCTTTTGATTTGCTTGTCGCTCAGGTCCCGGAGTTCGGGAACTTCCTTGCGGATGTGGTCATAACAATCTTTATTGAGGGTGTTATAAACGCCTAGACGAAATCGAGGAGCTGTGAGGTCTGGTTTTCTTGCTTGTTTCACAAATATCCTACATTAAAAATTTACGAAAAAAAAGGCAGATTATCATCACTTTCTAATGATGTGGTTGAACTCTCCCAGCTTACCAAGGGAGTCATCATGTAATTCAAGAATTGCGGCGCGTTTATTTCCGGTAAACTTATTGTGATAATGCCAGTAGTCGGTGTGACTGAGCGATGGTAATATTTTAATCGAAAAACCATGTTCTTCATTTTCGGTTACGTATTCAGTTGTTTTCTTTTTATGAAAGTGTCCGGTATATAATGTGCGGTATTGACTGTTTCCCCATTCTCTTGGAAACTCTGTAGCATACACCAGTGGTGTGTCTTTTTTGGAAACATCCCCGTGCTCAAAGCAAAACATGTTTACACCGACGGTGTGAACTTTACGTTCAGCATACTCGACATCAAAAGAGATATTTGGAATACCGTGAAAAGATCTGCTCAATGCATGCACTAAATGGTAGCTGGAGAGACGGTCGTGATTACCTGGAATGTACAGAACCTTCAGATGAGAAACGTATTGCTGGATTTGCTGGATAGCTTTGTGCATCGCCTCAAAAGCAGCTAGGTAAACATCTTGTGCAGGTGCAGCATTGTCAACAGGAGTTCCTTTGGTTGTAGTACCCAGGAACGTATCCATGTTTAAGAGGTCTCCACCTACCACAAAGATAAGTTCTTTGATGTGATAATTGTTTGCACCTTTTAACAAAAGATCATGAATGCAACGCTGGAGTAGTTCATCCATATCTTCGTTACCAGGTTTACCAAAGTGCATGTCTTGCAAAGACAGAACTCCAGTAACAAATTCCTTTGTTTCATTGATATATTGAGTTGTTTTAGGTGGGGTGTACTTTGGAAGTTTGACCTTAGAAAGTTGTTCAAGAAAGTTGCTCTCTGCAATCTCATGTCCAGGAAGACGGGAGACCAGTGCGCTGACATGCCAGGCACCTGCTTTCTCTTTATTCCAGTACTGTGACAATTTCCACTGACTGGTGTCAATTTTTAATAACCTGATAATATCTTCAGCACTGCGCGGCTGCACTGCCGTTACAACAGAGAGTCTATTGGTTCCTTCTTCAAGGTTACAGAAGTCTTCGCTAACAAGATCTTTATCAAATTTTTCATTACCTTCTAAGTAAGCATAGATGTGCTTCTTAAAATGCTTCATCATTTTCAATACCTCATGTTTCTTTTTGATATAATCCGAAAGAGGTAATCCTAAAATCTCTGCACCACGTTCATTGGAGGTTTTTTTGCAGATGATTTTGTAAACTTTTATGTTTATATGCATAAGGTCTTAAGCAAAGTTCGACTGAGAGTGCGGCGGTTGGTTGTAATTGTTGATTAAATGTTGAAAAATACAAACCCCGATATTTCTACCGGGGTTGCATAGCAGGGTCATTTTCAGGTAAACCAACAAACCAAAAACTTCCCCGCACGATTTTTTATGAAATGGATGTCACGCAGCTGATACCTACATTGTAACTATCGTTTATTGGACTCGATAGGTTTGCTGGTCCGGCTTCAATAACCAGTTTGTAGTAGGTGACGCCTGGAGTACGCGCAATATTTAAGATACCGTTTGTTGCTCCAGACAAGGAAGATCCCCACGGACCTGCATACGAGGCGACACCTTTCCATCCGGTAGTTGCTACCAGGTTGCCGCTGTCGTCATAGACGCTAAAGCGGTTAGGTCTGTCTACCGCGTCGTAGCTGATGTTGAGCTGTGTAATGGCAGGATTAAAGCAGTCAATGTATATCGCAGGATAGCTGTATGCATTTGAACCGGTGTAGGAATTGCTAAGGGATGCTCCGCACTGTACAAAAGAATAAGGAGACGCAGAACTAAACGCAGTGACTGCACTAAAGACACCATCAGCACAAGAAGCTTCAATGGTACCCTCATAGCTGACACCGTTTTCCAATCCAGTAATTTCCACAGGAGAAGAGGTTGGGTATGGAGATACCGTGTTCCAGGCGGTTGCACCCACTTTTCGATATTTAACCCTGTATCCTCCTGAAGGTGCAGGAGAGGGTGCTGTAAATGATACCGTTAATTTCATGATGTTATGATAATGAGGCGGTCACCGAAGTCGGAGTGCCACAGGTTGGAGCGACTGTTAGAAAATCAAATGTTGCGCAGTTTGTCAATGCATACGTTCCGACATAAGGAGTAATCATTATAACGTACACTGTCGCAGCTGTCAAACCCGTAAAGGTGTGACTGACTGTAGAACCCCCGGTAAATGGTCCGGTTTTATCTACGCTTGTGATTAACGTCAAGGGAGTCGTATTTGCGTATAATTTGATATTATACTTGGATACTTCCCCTCCTAAATGAGGAAACGATACGGTAGTAGATGTCGATGTTGGTGCGTTTGACGGGGTCACACACGTTTGATTAATTCCTTCTACATTGAAGGAAGCAATTTCACCACCGCTACAAAGGTTAACCACCCGGAACTCATAGACCGTGTTATCAGCCAGTCCCGTAATAGTAGCAGTGTTCACGGTAGCACTGACAGTAGAAAACACTGTCCAGGATCCACCAACAGATTTAACGCGGTATTCAACACGCTGCCCGGTAGAGGTTCCACCGGCAGGAGTCCAGTTTATAGTTGCACTTGCCATGATTAGCTAAAAGTTAAAGTTGGGGTTGAAGGAGCATCACAGGTTGCAGGAGTAACAGGAGTCAGCGTAGTAAAGTCTATAGCTTCACTCCAAGAACTTTCGCTGCCATCTGAACAAACAGTCTTAAGACGTACCAAGAAATCAGAAGTTCCATTAAGTCCGGTAATGTTAACAGACACTGTTGATCCGCTAGGGTTTGCAATCAAACCGCCGATCTGGGTATACTCTCCACTGGTCTCTTTAAGTTCCAGGTAGTATCCGGATACTCCGGCAATTTTTGCCCAGCTTACGGTAGCACCTGTAGCCGTTACGTTACTGATCACAATTCCTGAAGGAATGTCACACAGTGTAATGGTGTTACAATCCACTGAACAAACAATTTGAGCAAACAACGTTTTAAGAGATTCGTTATCACGAATCATACGCAATAGTCCGCGAACAAATTCTTCGTTATAGCAGGTCCCCAGTTTATGGATCACTTCCTCTAAACGATCTCCGGTTTCAATTTGACGACATTCAATGGGTGCACCACTGTAGCGTATGCAGGAGGCGTCATATATTTCTACACATTTCTCTCCAGAGCAATTCGGAGGTGCAGGTTGTTCTACTGACGGTGTCTTTTGACACTCGTGGCAGTAATCATTAGGATAGATAGACATTGCTTAGGATATTATTAAGATACAGTGACAATTTTAATAGCAGCAGTTGCAGCACCACAGGTTCCAGCATAGGTAGGGAATACTTCTACTTTGTAGCTTCCCACACTCAAACCACTTAGAGATGTTGATACACCGGTAATGTTGTTTGAACTAACCAGGCTATAGACACCTGAAACATCTTTGTAAACATTCACCGTGTAGAAACTTACAGGTACACCGATACCGGTTGGTGCAGTGTAGCTGATAGCAATCGTTCCAGCTCCAGGAGTGGTAGTCAATGCAGTTACCGGATTTTTGATACAAGGAAGAACGATTGTTTTAGTGCTGACTTTAGAGCAGGTAGACGACCCATTGACAATGTTTGCTTCCAGCGTCACTGTCAAATCCTTGGTAGTATCAATACCGTTTGACGTCAAGTTTACAAGAGTACCAGAAGAGTTTCCAGTCAATGCAACAAGATCTACGCTGACAGTATATGAATTTGTACCATCGCTGATGACAAAACGGTTTACTGTTCCATTTGACCATCCTGTAGGAATACTCATAAACCCGTAGGTTTTAAGCGTTGCCTGGGTTCTGTCTGTGCTGTAGGAGAAACTAAAATCAGGTTTGAAGTTATCGCACGCACTGTTTTTAGAAGTGATCATCAGCGTTGAGACCGCACTGCGCATGTCGCAAACAGTTAACCATAGGTTACTCATTGCATCCGCTCCGTTTACAGGAGTTGCGCTCCAGCCAGAGATGCTGCTCATAATACCCGTACCGGTTAGCTTATCGCTTGCCGCCAGACCTGCACATTGTTTTGCTACAGCTGCGCTGATTTGAGACGCTGTTCCGGTTGCTCCACGAAGTGCACAGAATGCTTCTTCAATCGCTTCTACAGCCGCATCAATGTCAGTGAGTCCACTACCAAGACAGGTCATATTCACCTGGGTAATTCCACCGGCACCTGTTATTGCTGCTTGTAAATCAGCTACATCCTGTTCCAGGGAACTTACACGGGTGTCCAGAGAGTTTACTGTGCTGTTGATAGCACATACTTTGTTTGCCACCAGGTACACGTATTCGTCTACCGGTAAACTTACAATGGTAGTCGATCCAGATGCATATTGAAGACATGCTGGAAGGTTTACCACAGGAAGTGTTTGTGTACCTCCGTTGCTGTCGTTTCCGCCGCCGTCGTTGATTAAATCCTGAAGGTTACAAACCTTGTTGATCAATAACTGAAGGACAATGCGAAGCGTCTTCTGTGGTTCAGGACAAGTGTTGCAGGATTCTACCAGGCAGCTTAAGTCCAGGGTAGAAAGGTTTAACTGCTCGGCAAGCTCACAGTGAGCTTTACCTAACTTGTAAACAACATCTTCAATAGAATCTCCATGACAAAGATTCAAGCAAGGAATGTCCGGACCGTTCCAGACAACACAGCGAGAAGAGGTTTTTACGCAAGCAGCTTCTTTATTATGATCAATAGGTTTCATATTCAGTTTAAAGGGTTTGGATCCATTCACTCATAACGGGTAAATCACAGCTTCCAGTAGACATGCAAAGAGGATTTAATTCTTTGTTACGCAGGTATAGCTCACGCAGATCCGCCAGGTAATCCAGATCATATCGGATTGCACACTCACGCAACCCAAAGCGTTGGGATTGCAATTTTTTGTATGCGCTGGCAGCAAATGCTGAATCGAGTTTTTCCTGTAAAGCGTCCATTATCTGGTGAATGTCTTCAGTGTAATTTTATCGAGGTCTGAGAGGTTTACTGTTTTCTTTGCTGTAATTGAATCTTCGTAAGAACTGATACAATTGGAACAAACTTGTTTTCCGTCGGTTGCTGTTCTTAATTGACAGCTACATCCTAGCTGGGTGTTGCAGTTTTGGCAAGTCATATTGGTTTTAATCGGTTAGTGACAGTGTGAGCAACAGGTGTCATAGAACTTTGTAAGCAATTTGCTTGCATACGCATACATCTCCATTCCCTGTTTGATTGCGTGGCAGGATTCTACCTGTGCTTTTGCAGCATCAATGTAGAGTTTGATTAAGCGGAGTTTGTGAAGATTAGCTTCTAATTCAGCAGAAGGTTCGCAAGGTTCCAAACGAAGCTTGCAGAGGATTGTGAGGTATTGATTTACCTGATTGGTATTGCGCAGGTGGTAGTATTCCACGAAAGCGTAATCGTTGGGAGATACACTGTATTTGATGGTGTACACTCCATCCTGGAGAGCAACGGGTTCTGTATCCCCCAATTGTACCAGACCAAGATTTTCTGCAGACAAGTTCATTGAACTGGCTGCTTCGATGTTTTCAATAAAAACCGGAGCTGCAAACCCTGGCATAGTAATGTCTAATCGACCACAATCTACGCTTAGACCGGGAGCATAAGTACTTACGTCAACTACACGGAGAACGTAAGGGTTTGCAGTTTCTGGGATATCGAGTGCTAGATTGTGTTTTGCCATGACGTAAGTGAGGAAACTCTCTAATAGAATTTACTACTTTTTTTTCGATTAAACAACAAAACAAAAAGGGATCGCAAAATGCGACCCCCTTCTGTATATAAAAACCAACCGAGGTTTAGTGGAGAGTAGATGCGTCAGTGCAATCAATTTTGTTTCCGCCAAGTTCAGTGAACTTAGTGAACCAAGTTTCGAATGAAGGAACGAACGCAGTTACTACGATTCTGATCAAGTACTGATCGCTGTCCAACATACCGCTAGGGTTTGCGTTGCGAGGTACACTGTGCAAAATGTAGTATGATTTATACTGGGTGCTACGAGACACGTCTGTCAATGAAGTATCGTTCAATACCTCACGCATACGTGGATCTTGCTGCCAAGGTTCTTGCAAGTAACGTTTTTGTAAGATCAACTCACGCAAAACTGTTTCACCTAAACCGTCTGAAATCACAGGAGCTTGAGTTTCTGTTACACAGAAAGCCAAAGAGCTGCATGGGTTACCAGACTCATCTACCACTGAAGGATAGATTGCAATTGGTGCAACTTCCACGAAGTCTTTAGGATCGAATGAACAATCACCAAAGGTAGTGTCTTGGTAAGCAGCAGTCAAGTCCATGTGAGCTTGTACGTTCGGGATGTTACCTTGAACTGTTACAGGAACATACGTACCAGTAACTGCTTCAGTCCAGAATACTACAGCAGCAGTGGTACCAGCAGCGGTTGCCGCTTTACCAAAAGTGATAGTAGTTCCAGAAACGTTTGTTACAAACGTGTTGTTTGGAATACCAGTACCAGTCACTTTCTGACCAATTACAATACCAGTAGCAGAAGCTACCACCATTGTAGTACCAGCGTTAGACCAGGTTGCAGTAGTAGCAGCAGTTTTGCTGTATACTTTTGGAGACACAAAGTTTTTCAAAATTGGGTCTGCAGCGATTTGGTCTTTCCATGCCAAGAAGACAACCGTAGGATCCACGATGTCAGTTGCAGTTGCGCAACAACCAGTGAAACCATCTAATGTCTTGTACACGTTGTGACTCAAGAAACGCAACGCAGGCGATCCTTTGATGTCCAAACGTAAACGGTACGTTTTGTTACAAGATAAGCTGTAAGCAGCGTCACAACCAACTTTAACGATTTGGTTCACAGCAGACTGAGAGTCTACTTTGTAGAAACGACTAACAAAACGAGGACTGATACCTTTAGTTTTGATAGACTCTTTGTAGCCACCATGGAAAGGTCCGATTTTGTCTACAGTGTGGAAGCTACCTTGTGCAAGGTAAACTTGTGGAATGTACGCACTAGGCGTAGTAGCAGGAGCATACGAAGTGTTTGCTTTAGCATCAAAGATACCAATTTGACCAGCTGTCAAAGTGCTTGATGCTTGACCCGCAGTAGTTAAAAATCCAGAAGTACCGATCAGGACTTTCTGAAATGCGTGTGGAAAATAAGACATGATATATAAATTGTTTTTAAGGGGTTGTTATGATAAAAAAAGAAGTTTGTACTTAGCGGTGTTGATGGTGCTTTTTGCTTCGTCGAGTTCATTTACAATCTCGGAGTAAGGAAGGATACCTTGGAGATTCTCGATTTTTACTTTCAGCTCTCTTAAATAAGATAATGCTTCTTCGACACTTTGACAAGGAGTATTTTCATTTACTGCAGGGATCTCTAGTAATTTTTCTGCAGCACCTTGATATCCTTCTGCCAGCGCATCCGCATGACCTTTGATAGCGTCGTAAAAATCATTCAACGCTGCATGCGCTGCATAACTTCCAGGACCAGTAACTTTTAAATGAGTCTTGTGTAATTTACTAGACGCACTTAAAAACTCCGCTACTAAAGCTGCAGTAGCTGTATCAACGTTGTTTCCCTGTGAGGGTCTTTTGAGTGAACTAGGTAACATTAGTTATTTCTTTCTGTGGTTGCTTGACCTTTTTGTAACTGGGTGATGCTTTCAATGTCTCCTGCTAAAATCAGACAGGTCTCTTCAATTAAAAGTTCCATTACGTCATCCTTGAACTCGCCTTCTACATCTGCTGCACTGGTGCCGCCTGTTACCAGGTTAACACATCCTGCAAACTCCACCTTGCGTGGTGTACGATAGTACATCAGCGAAATGGTGTCCATTGCCCAGTCTTCTTCACGATAAACTTTAAAACGGTTGTTTCCCATTACCGAGAAGGTTTCACCCCACTCCCAGGAGGGATTGCGATAGTTGTCCGCCAACAGGTCCATTACATCTGCCTGTTCAGCGATGTAGGTGTTGACACGGTGTGGAGGACAACAGTCTTTCGCAACCATCAGGTCAAGTCGTTTAAAGAACAGGTAATCTTTGGGAAGATCCTGCGTTTCATAATACAAATCGTATTTTGTAAACGTCAGTTCCTTCTCAGTGAGCAAACGCTGCAAATCATCAATGAGCACTTTGGAGGACTCGTCTCCTTCTTTGCGCATGTTGTTACCATGCACCTGGCGACGAACCCATTCCACCTGCGCTTTGTTAAACGCCTCCAGGATCTGCCAGCACTCAAAATTATCATAGTCGAGTGAAGCAAGTTTATTGAGACGTTGCTTGATCTTTATTTGCAGTGTAGCGTTATTCATTGATCAGTTCAGGTTATTGGTTCCAGTATTTTTCCAAGTTTTTGCTTAAGTCAATTAAGATTTCTTCGTTCAAAGGATTCTTTAAGTACTCAGTCACATCACTTGGGTTTTTACCTAGTACAGTGCTTGACTTCATGTGGTAGATAAATCCATCACCACGGAATGAAATCATTTTGTAGTAAGTAGAGTCCTTAACGATTGCACGCAATTTCAATGTTTCCATATCCAATCCGGCTACGTCCAGGAACGTTTGTGCTGCACGACGTTTGTTGGTCTCGATAGACTCACCATTGATGTAGCGGTCCATGATGTCATACATAACATCGTTTGGCGTATTCTTACGGTATTGTGCGCTGTTAGGATCGATTACCTTACACACATACATAAGTTTATTAGGATTCTTGTCAAAGAGCTTCTGCAACTCAGCCAACGCTTTGTTACGTACTTTCTTCCATTCTGTTTTGGTTCCTGCAGTCTCCTCGTATTTGTCAAGGTAAAACTTAGGTGGTTTTGCCATCGTACGCGCGTGCTCAAGACTCTTAGCAACCAGGGAGAATCCTCCAGCTTCAATTGCTTTAAGTTTGATCAGATCGTAGGGATCTTTTGCCGGATCCAGGTACAGCGGATCATTACTCATTCTCAAGACAATTTTGTCCCAGAAATCACCGTTGTCCGGACGAAGCACTTTAACCTTATTCCAGAACTCTACATCAGTAACATCGATGACGTTTGATGCAAGCATTTTCTCAAGTGTCATAACCAGCGCGCGGATCTCTTTGATCTTCGCTAGTTTTTCTTCTTCAGGAAGCATCTGGATCTCAGGAGCGAACTCGTTCAGTCCAGTTACATACTGCTTAATACCGTTTCTTTCCAAACATGCTAACTGTTCTTCATGGAAAATTCCATCATACAGTGCAAGGTTGTACTTTTCAAGACCCATGTTTGTAGAACCTGCTTCTACATAAGGTCGGATTGCTAATGCTGCCCCTCGCTTCGCGAAGGTTCCGCTTTCTACTATTGTAACGCTCATTGGTTGGTTGGTTTATCGCGTATCGCGATTTGCGAACTGCAGTGACTCGAACACTGTGGACACCGGCTGTCAGTTCAGGATATTTGCCGGGTAGCGAACTACCCGGCGTATCCTATAGGGTCAGATTACAAAGAAGTTCCAGTAACTGGGTTTCTCATAACAATCTTCAACACCTTCGTAGGGTCTTTCACCCAGATCGCTGGCATTGTTTGCGTCATGAACACTCTGTAACCGTTGAAGTTTCCAGAGCTGTTGAAACCTTGTGTACGTCCCATGTAGTCCATGGTACCGTTTTGGTAGAACCATTTCAATTCGTTATCCCATTTCAACTTCAACAAGTAGATGTTGTCGTTGGTGTTGTCGGTGATATCGAACACGATGAAGTTGTAAGAAGACAATGGGAAACCATCAACGATTGGGTTTTCAATGTCGTTAGTATGAACGTTGTCAAACGCTGGGTTCAATACAAATTTCACATTCGCTAAGAACGGAATAGTGTAAGAAGTGAACGCAAAACCGAAGTTCAAGTCCATTCCTTTACCAGTGATTGCCCCGATGTCTGCAGCCTGTACAACCAAACCTGCACCTAAAGCTTCTTTCTTGATCGCTTCATTTACCATCTTCATACCAGCCATACCAGTTTGAACAATGATTTGACGCTTTGGATCTGGTCCTTTGAACTCAACCTTACCATTGTAGAAGTTGAAGATTTCAGAACGGAACAATTCCAATGTGAAAGAACCTTTGTTGTACACACGTTTGAACGCGTTGTCCAACTGCTTCCAAAGACCCACTGATAAGCGGATATCATCTGGACCATCTTGCTTAACACGTCCACCTTGTCCCCACATTAAGTAGGTCTCGATGTCTGTAGCAATCTTAGTCAAATGAGCTGCTTCCAAGTTGGTTACGAATGAACGAGACAAGTTTCCGTTTTCGTAAGCTTTACGAACGAATTCTTTACCCATCTTCTTAACCATGTCGTCGATGCTGGTGATTGAAGGATCAACACTCTTGTCGAAGTTTCTCCAGATCTCTGTTACAGGAACAGTACCATCAGCATTCATTCCACCTTTCATCATCAACTCAGCACGAGAAGAGATTGAATAGTGTACGTGAGCTTCCGCACCGCCTACGAAGTTGTAGAACTCACGGAAACCTGCAGAGATTTCTCCGATGTCAGAGAATTTCTCTCCATATTCACCACGAGCAGAACCTTTACGGAAATACTTAACACCTGGTTTTAAGTAGTTCTTGTCGAAATACTTGGTGTTGTCGTTGTTAACAATTTGAACTGTGTAGATGAAACCGTCACCAGCTGGAAGAATGTCTTCAGCAGTGATGTACAATTCCACACCATTGTATTTGTCGTAGGTGATGATATCACCGTGTCCGAAAATACGTTTGTTCATTTTGATTTTGAAAGAAGTACCATCAACACCTGGAGTGCTGTTAGTTTCCACGTCCTCAGTGATGTACGGAAGATCCTGTACTACAGGAACCTGCCATTTGTACTCACCACGAGCGTTGTCAACCATGATGGTGTTTTTACCACCGAATGATGCCATCTGGTAAAGAGGCATTTCTACCTTTTGTACCATTGCCCACAAGTCTACCGGACCTAAATCCATAGGTTCGCTTGACTTAAGCATGTTTACTAAGTGGTAGGAGTCCAAGTGTGACTGCACCTTGTACTGGGTGTCACGCAAGAACAGACCGTTGTTTAATACTGGAGTTGCCATTTTCTTTTAGGGTATGAGATTAATTGTGTTTATCGTTTGAAGAAGCTTTGTGTAGGACGTTGTATGGTTCTACGTGCGGGTTTGTTGTTATCGTCTTTGTCTTCTGTTGGGTTAGAAGAAATACGATTTTGTTGTTCAGTCTTGAGTTTTCTCACGGTGTCCTGAGTAGCTGCATTCTGACCTTGTTGTTTGATCTGCGCTTTGTACTCATCCGGACTGCTGAGTAACCACATGGCTTCAGCGATTAATCCGTAGTTCGGCTCAACGAACTGGTATTTTTCCAGGAGGTGACCAAGCAGGTTGACTTTCTTTCCGCTGATGGAGTCATACTTGGGAGTGGTCATTTCAGTGAAGATGAACGCCTGTGTTTTTTTGTCCAACTTGATTCCGTTGATCTCACCGGCTTTCACAGTCTCGTACACATTGTCTACATACTGCTTCATGGCGTCTTCACGTTGCTGCTTCATTTGCTCTTGCTGAGCTAGCTGTGCCTGAACCATTTGTTCCTGCATGCGGTCCAACTTTGGTTTGAACCCGCCTGCTTTCTTTTCAAGCACACCCATTTCATTCCACTCCTGGATTTGTTCAGCAATCTCATCTTCGGTTCCGAACTGAGTTGCCATCAGGTAGTGTCTTGCAATAGCGTCTGCGTCATTTTGTGGGTCCAGTGAACGAGACTCTTCGACAGAGGCAAGTGCACGGAACAAACCTCTTAGGTCTTGTCCACCGTCAGCAACATACTTGGCAGCATATTGTAATTCCTGGGGTAATGATTCAAAGAACTCTTTTGGAGTTTGCTCACGCACCTGGCGTTCGCGCTCCTGTATATTTGCTTCCAGAAGTTCTTCCCAGTCTTTCACTGAGTACTCTTCCAGTTTCTTTTCATCTTCAAAAGGAATGATGGTTCCTTTTTCGATTAGTTTGGAGAAGGTCTCTACCAAACCGCTTTTGTCAATCTTCTGACGACCAGGGGTTTTCTTTTGTCCTTCGGCATCGTCATCGTCATTATTTGTCAGGTCATCTAATACAGCGTCTGCATTGATTTCCTTTGCTTGCTTCTTCTTGTCAGGATCCGTGTTTGCATCATCATCGTCATTGTCATCATCGTCTGGATTGTCCAGGAAGGATGTGTCAGTCTGGGTGTTCGAAAACATATTTGGTTTCTTGTCCCCTTCATTTCCGGTGATGATGTCTTCCGCACCTGGTAGTGGTAAGAAGTCATCAATGTTCACTACGTCTTCGGTAGTTGTAGTCGTGTTGGTTGTCATAATCTTGGTTGGTTTGCGACCGAGGTCTACATTAATAATCTACATATTTTTAAACGTTCGAGAGTTATCTGTAGACCTTTATTTGGACAAACCCGTACTATATCGCTATGAAAACCATTTTGTTGATAACAGAAAATGAAAAACCCCGCCTCGGGGAGGCAGGGTCTACAATTAGATACCTTGTGGAGACTATTCTTTCTTAGTCTTGCTGTCGAATCGGTTCTTGTTTTCACGGGCGACCTGCACCTGTTTGTCTGCTATCTCCTTGCGGATTTGCAGCTCTTCACGCTTTAACTGATTCTTAGCTGATTCGGAGTTCTGACGATTGACGTTCTCTTCCCGGCGCAGGTTAATATCCTCCTGGTCTTTACGACGCTTGTCCAGGATATCCAGCGAATCCAGGTAATCATTCTGAGCGTTGTTGTTAAGGTCCTTCATGGCACCAAAACCAGCAGAACGTACTTCTGCGACATCCAACTCATTCTGACGATCCAGAGCTTTCTGTTCAGCTTCCCACTGAAGCTTCTGTTGCTGACGTTCACTTTCTGCCTGCTGACGCATTTCTTCCACCTGTTTAGCAGATTCCTGCGCTTGTTGCTGTTGCGCCTGCACCTTGGTTTCAACGTCTTTAAGCACATGTGTAATTTCAGCCATGCTTTCTGCTTTGATCAAGTTACCCAGATCATAGATCGATGCACCGCTGGTATTGTTACTCATTGCCAGCTGACGAATGTTTTCCATCACCTGACGCGTATTTACTTTCGTAGTACAGAAAATATTGAAGTCACGCATTAACAGGTCGGTTCCATTCATCTGGAAGTTAACCCGTTCGTCCATGGTGGTCATGTATTGCAGACGAACGCTTGGACGCTTGCTGTGGTAATACTGCGCCAGATCCGTACGCATCTGATGTACGCGCGGCATGAGGTATTCACAGTGCTGTACAAAGTACATCTCGGTTTGAGAATAACTTTGGTTCATTGCCTGTTGCACGCCAGTAGCTGTTTCCTGTGCATTGACTGCACCCATACGTTGCGGAGTGATACCAATGGTTTCAAATGCTTGTTGCTTAAAGTAGTTTGCCAGCTGGATACGACTCATCAAACGCTGAGACTGCTCCAGGTTAAGTACCTGGTAGTGCTGGAAATTCAGTGCATTCTCTGTATTGGTAATCGATGTATCAAGCGGTAACATCTGGAAGTCCTTCATTGCCACGTATGCTTTGGCAAAGTTGTTACGACCCCAGTCCTCTCCCATAGAATGCTTAGGAAGTGCGTTCTGATCCATCATGATCACCGTACCGAGTTCATCGATCAGGATGTCTGCAATCTGGTTATTGACCATGTTGTAGCCGATCTGGTAGGGTTTCATCTTGTCGACCATGGAAACACTCTTACTGTTACGATCTGAGAATACAGATCCCTCTACAGGAAGTTTGCAACCGTATAAGGTAAAGTCACCCTTAAACTGGAAGGGTAACGGTTTTAAGTTGAGGTAAATAGGTTGCACCCCATTAACGTCTGCAGAACCATAGAAGCTTGGACGGTTAGGTCCGATCTTAATACCGCTCCACACCTGGTTAATCCAGATCCAGTCAATGTGCTCACCAAAAACCAGTGTCTCTGAATTTTTGTTCTTATTGAGCGTGGTATTGTAAATAGGTTTCTCTGTGATCTTGTAATCTTCGGTAACTACTTCCTGGATGACCATACCATCTTCCTGCACTTTTGTCAAGTGACCCACCATGCGCTGTGATTTCCAGTACACGGTCGTAACTCGTAACATCTGGTAGGTACCATAGTCAAACAAGTCTTCACTTTGTGAGGTGATCTGCGTAATCAAATCGTCTCCCATGTTCAGGAAACTATCCGTTACGCTCATGAACTGACGCATTCCCAAAGACGGCATGTTGGTGTTCCACTCGTAGGAGCGCGTAGCGTCATAGAAGGAACCATCATTTTGCTGACCCAGGATTGGATAACCAGCTGATTTTACCGGGTAGATGTGTTCGAGTGCCTGGAGTTGTTCATCATCCATCATGTAACCATACTTGTCGATAATATCGCTCAGGGTGGCGAGTTCTACTTTACCTACCCAGTTACCTTGAGACACATAACGTACATCGGGAGATTTGTGGTAGAACGTTAATACAGGATTCCAAAGTTCCAGTTCGTAGTCTTCTTCGAGCATACGGAAGTGCCAGAACTCGCGATCTGTCACCAGCATGTCGCGGAACCCGGTAGTTTCCAATTCTTTTAAATAAAAACGTTCTTCGTCTACCTTGTGCTGATGGGTTGCCCACTGCTCATACATGGAACGGTAGGTCTTGCTGAAAAACTGCTGGATCTCCGGTAGACTTTTTACCTGCTGGTCCATCTGCTCCTGGAACTGTGGATCATTTGGATCCGCTCCCTGAGCAATCATATTTTCCATTAACTTCTGCTCCGCCTGTGCAATAAGGTAGTCCTCAATCATAGCACGTTTCTCTTCCATCATTTCATTGTAGGACAAATCGTCCACAGCACGGTAGAGAATACGGTCAGTGCGTTTTGCAAACTCACCTACCATTACGTTGACTACGTTGGGAATAATCGGATAGAACTTTAATTCCAACGCACTTTGATCTTCTTTAGTCAGAATCTCAATGAGTTCAGCTTCTTCATTATCGTCACTCACCAGGTAGTCTGTTTTATCAATGAGACCATTGGCAAGTTTGTAGTTCTTCAGCAAGCGGCGTGCATTACGACGCAATTGCTTCAAACCTTGAAGTTCCAACCAGTCGACGTTCCACGCCGCCCATTCATCATCTTTATCCTTTTGCGGTAAAAACTGAACAGGTTGGGTTATTGTACCCATCTTGTTGTAATCTGCTTTTGCACCGTTCTTGAGTTGCAGTGCGTTGTATATTTTAGGCATCTTTTATAATTTCTTTAAACTGTTAGCATCCACATAACCTGATAATCCGCCAGATAAAACACCTGTATCTGCTAGTAAGCTGATACCGCCAGGCAGTGTACCTGATGAATAACTCAAACCAGATGCTGCTTCATGTCTGCGAATAACTTGAGTATTGCTAGGAGGAGGGAATGGAGAGCTTGGTGTCTTTAAAAACTCTTCAATCAATCTTTGAACCATGTCTCTAGGTAATGCATCTGGTTGTGCTTCCGGAACTGGTGGATTGTTGATTAACAACTCCTGCTGCATAATGGACAGCTCGTCACTGGAGATGTGTCCGTTGTTGAACAATCGTCCCAGGATATTAATGATGGTTTCTTTTGGAGAGAGGGTTGTCGTTTCCATTAGCGAAGGTTCTTATACGGATTGCGTTTGACTTTGTATTTCTCGTCGACACCAGGTCTGTATCGCTCGATGTTACGAAAGGGGGACATATTTAATTTACTCATATTATTTGACATTTGTGCTTTATTAGCATCTTCATATTCTACTTTTTTTGCATTACCTCTATTTGACTGCTGCACTTTTGCAAATGCAATCAATGCACAATAAGCAACTAACCTATCGACGTTCATACCTTCACGGTATGCTTGCATCTCTTTGCATATCATTAAATCAGGGATTCGTTCAATACCGTAGCGCACTTTTTTAATGTTACCCTCGGTATCAACCTCTTCATCAATCTTTTCACTTAAATATTGAATACCGTATTCAAGAAGGTTTGTCTTAAAGATTGTTCCTACGTTACGCCATCCGTAATCCTGGAACACGTTGGTATTGCTACCTAAATCTTTGAGGAATGCAATCTGGTTTTTAGGAACCAGGTATTTTTGTTTACGTCTGCGAATCATGTGCTGAATAAATCCGGTAACGTTATTCTCGCACACGGTCCATGCATTGTATGCTTCGATCAAGAGTTCACAGAGTTCATGGGTATCATTGATGTCATCAAACCTGCCACACCAGGTAGCAACAATCTTGTCCTGTTCAATGATGTGTTCAATCGTTCCATCCTGTTTGTGAATGACACGTTCCAATGGATTTTTGTAAATAATCAGTGAACACAGTGAATCACTGGTGGTGGTTTTACCGTCACGCACCGGGTCCATAGAGGCGTAGTATGTTCCCCAGGGTGCGTCGGGTATCGGACGTTCGTACATCTCGATAGCACCTTCCTTGTTTTCGGTTTTAGGAGAGATCGGAAATTCCCGGATGGGAAGCTTGCGGGTATTCTTAATGACTACTTTTCCCTGGTCGTTGCGTTCCAGCTCCACGTTTTCGCTGAAATATTCTTTTTCCTCGATGCGTCTAAGTTGGTTGCTGACAAGATGTTGCGGAAACACACTTTGCTTTCGATACGCAAAAGCTTCTTCAATATTGGTCGGTTTTTGTGAAATACGAAGCTGGTAGTCACCCGGTTTCATCTTACGTTTCCACTCCTCCCGTTCAGCTTTGATCATGCGCAGAGCGTCTTCTACCTGGGAGTTACCGTAGGCATCGATGCAGGGAAGCATACTCCACTGCTCCGGGATAAACAACCCGCACATACCGATAGAACCTTTAGCGTCTACCAGGTTGGTTTCTACTGCAAGAATGTCTTTACTGTCTGGTTGAAGGATTAAATCTTTGAGCGGATCACACTGCTCCAGATCACCCACTGATCCTGCCACGGCAAACATCCCGGTATACACCATACCAGACTTGAGAGCTGGAAGCAGGTACTCCAGTGTTTCGTTCATCTTGGGAGCAATACCTGCTTCCTCGTGAAAGAAAAACTTACACGGACCACCGACACCATTGGTTGGATCTTTATCCAGGGACAGACCAATGAGTACGGATTTGAGACCCACGTCCTTTTTTCGACCACCGGTGTTAACCTCAATCTTTTGTTCCCAGTTTAGTACTTTGTCCGGGTTACAGGGACGATACCAAGCAGTATGGGTGTTAAGGAAATTTCGGTATTCTTCCAGGAAACGCCAGGTACCTTTTTCGTTGATGTAATCCTTTAGCGATCCTGCCATCTTGTTTACAGCACCTTCTTCAAACCAGAAGATGTTGATAATCTTTGCAGCGTGGTAATAGGAAGAAGCAATCTGACGCTTTTTAAGAATAGCTACGTGTTTGTAACTCCATTCAGCGAGAGCTTCATAGAGCTGCATGTGGTACTGCGCATCCCGGATATCGGCAAACGTGAACTTACCGACCTCTTTGTTGTAGATCGGCAGAAAGTTTAACCACATGTAATAATCCCGGTTAAGAAACCAGCTCTGACCTTTGAGTCCCTTTACAATGATTCCTTTGCGGCAACGATTTTTCTGTTCGTCCCAGTAGGTCATAAAGTCTTTAGAACGCACCGGTGCAATACAATACACCCCTTCTTTACGAAAGCGTACACCTTCAGCGTTAAATATTTTGGATCCTTCGTCAAAATCGTATTGACCAGGTTCCTTCCAGATGCTCCACAGAAACGCTACAAAGTCTGCACGGCTGGCAAACGATGTAGTGCTCCAGCTTTCCGAGACAGCATCATAGGTAGGGATGTCTTGTATAAATTCACTCATTCTAGTTGTGCAATCTTTGCAGGAAGTAGTGTGTAAAGTTTCTTGCAGAGGTTTACAGAAAGCATTTTACCCTCCCATCCAGGACGTGGATCTGCAAAAAAGTCAATAACAAATGACACAATCTCAGGCGTCGACATTGTTTTTACCTTTTCGTAGGATAATGTGCATTGCTGACCTTCAGCGTTGAAAAGCATTTCTTTAAAAAGATTGTCTCCGATAATGGACAAGTCGTTGATGAGATCGGTTTGGTTCATATATTTTTTATCAGATCAGCTTCGCCTTTGGTTTGTTTAAGAATCTCCATCAGAGTTTTTGGTTCTTTGGATTTCAAAATGGGGTATTTAGTGTCTGTACCATTCCAGTATGCACTGTGATCTTCACGGTGAAACGCATACCATAAATTAGTGTGGTGGTTGTAATGAAATAACCAGTTATAAAATATATTCTCGTTCATATTACATTTGATCGTAAGAGAGTTGCGTTCCGCCACGGGTGTGACCTTTTTGTTCTTCCTGCAAGTCTTTGTAGGCACCTTTGAACGATGCACGAATTGCTTCAAACTTTGCTGCAGCATTGACCAGCGAGTTGATATTACCATCACGACCGTGCTCGATAGGGGTATTTCCCATGTAGGTTGCCAATCGGTCAAGCATGGTTTTGATTCCCATGTATGCGCGCATGGTAGGGGTCTCATACAATTTTCTGCAGAATGCAAGAGCTTTAATGATCTCCAGATCTTCCAGACTGAAATCCGCATCTATTTCTCGCATGATGATTTCTTCTTTATCCTGCTCGGGTAAATCAAAGAATGGATTGATTTCAGGAGACGGACAAGACATGTAAAACAGGTATGCGTAGATTTTCATAAACTCATCCGGATAATGCTTCATTATTCCGTGCAGCGTCGGTAAGGTGTAGCAATGTTCCGTTGGAACCACTACACCGTTTTGTACATCAAAAAGTCTGATCATTTGCGTTTAGAAAATTTCTGTGGGTTGTCTTGTACCATGTGCATGATCGCAATCACTTCGTCTCTGAGATAAGGCATGTGGTATTCGATGACATCTTTGACGATCGGTTTGCCGTTCTCATCCTGGAGAGTAATGGGAAATCCGTACATGTCTTTTTGGTCCCGCTCTTCAAAGGTTACATGTCGGATAACCAGATCGCCAAACTCCAGTTTAGGATTGTGTTTGAGGATCATGTACATGTAAATGGAAAGCTGCAGGTTGTAATGATTGTAGTTGCAATCGTCCAGGTGAGTTACCGGCGACAGCATTTTCTCGCTGATTCCTTCCCAGTTTTTAAAACTCTGACGTTTGATTTCCTTATTTGTCTTGTAGTCAGTGATATAGACTTTTCCTTTGATTACTTCTACCAGGTCACTCTGACCACAAACACCAGCAGACTTTAAGTACACCATGTGTTCAGGATAGATACCATCCTGTAATTTTTGTGTTGGTGCCATCTTGCGACCATCTCCGTCGAAGATGGGTGCGATCACGGGTAACTCAACACCTTGCTGAACAATGGTTTTAAAACTTAAGAGTTCTTCTTCCCGCTGGTTGTGGTAGTAGGTTCCCAGATCACATGCACGATCTGCTTCTGCTTTCCATGCTTTCTGAATGTCTTCTACTGACATTCCATACCACTTGCTTTTAGCATTCTTTGCACTTTTGGTAGCAATGTTTTTGCCGTCAAATGGTTTTTTAAAATGAGAGAGAAGCGTCGTTACGCTGATCCATCGTTGATCAGACTCCGTTGAAATATAGGAATGGGTTTCAGGTTCAAATATTAATGCGTCCATAGGGTTGGATTAGTTGTCCCGAGAGGATTCGAACCTCTACGCTCTGAGTCAAAGTCAGATGAACTGCCGTTATTCTACAGGACAATGTGGTTGCGGGAGTGGTAATCGAAACCACCTAGTGGAGCTTATGAGACTCCCGAGTGCACCAGCTCTACTTTCCCGCAATGTATCCCGGATCACTGCTCCGGGAAGGCAGTTATTCTTTGGGTTCCATGACAATCTGCGTCTTGGATGCAAGCTTATAAAGAGCAATAAACGCATGAGGTGAAAACACCTCCAGCTCACCACCTTTATGTTGCACAATCCAATCACCATGCGTCACGGTCACAATTCCTGTTTTCGTAGGGATGTCGTACTCGTACTTTTTACCCACTACACGGATCTGATAGTCTGTGTTACAAGCTTCCAGGAAATTGCTTGTGTGTGTAGTATTGTTTCCCGTGAACTCGTGTGCAGCCACTCGTGTTCTGGACAGTCCACTAGGGACGATTCTACGATACTGGAAATAGAACATGTTATTTTACAATTACCCAATCTTCGCTGAGCATATCTGTTTGAGATGCTAACCATCCCATTAAGATTTTGTCATCAGCCGTTTTAAACAAAATGTAGGGAAGTACATCTGCTGAACCTCCATTGCTTTCTGCAAACGCTTTTGAATGTTCGTTCCAAAATCCTTCGGCAGGTAATTTTGGTTGACCTTTTCCAAGAGCGATCCACATGTCTTTACCGTTCCAGCCTTGTCTGGCAACTTTGTGTCCTTGCTTGATCAGACGAATTGCCTGACCAAAGTCAAACTGACCACCGTTTAGAGGTTCTTGATCTGTGTATAGTTCTGTAGTCATAGTCTTACCAAATAATGGAGATATCGCGTTCGCCAATCATCAGCTTTACACTATCATCGATAATAACCTTATCGGCGTGTACAAGAATCTGTGGTGTTACATACACGTCGTCTCCGGGTTTAACTTTAGTTACATCTTCACCGACAGCAAACACTTCAAGTGATTTTAACTGTGCGATGAATTCTTGCTGTACTCTAGTTTTTACTTCGTCAGTTAATTCAATAACTGAAGGTTCTGGTGCAGGAGGAATCGTTAACAAGATTCTACTTCCTAATATTTTCATTTCACTCATGGTTTACTTTTGCCAGGTTGCTGCTTTTACTGCCCACATTTGAGCTGTCTGTGCTTCTGTGATAGCGATGGAACACATGCGCTGTACTTCAGGGTCCCTGGAGCTTTCGCGAATAAAGTTGATGTGATCAATAGCGGTCGCAAAGTCCTTCTTGATCTCATTGACTGTAGGATGTCCTCCAGGATTGAAAGACAATCCAACCGCCTTTTCACCGTAAGTCAACTCACGGTTGGTTGTTGGTAATGTTTCTGTTGTCATAATGTTGGTTTTATGTTGGAGCTTCTTCCTGGAGTCGAACCAGGTTATCATGATTACAAGTCATGCGCATCGCCGTCAATGCTTAAGAAGCGTGTAGGAAGCACTCAAAACTTCCTGTTGGTGGTTTATCTGATAGTATATCAAAAGGACATTGACTCCAGATCAGGTTCTATGGTTACTTACCATAGCGGGGATAGGCAGCGCACCACTTTCACCTGTAACGCCGAACGAGTTTGGTGGAGATGGGCGGTATCGAACCGCCGTCCAGATAAAGCAGCAGATATGTACAGTTATTTACATGCTTAGCACTGAATCAAACTTCTCGCGTCCAAATGGTTATGGACCGTGGTGTTTCATTCTGCACCGTAAAGGGTTGACCGAAGTCAAATTCCACCACCTGGTTTTAGCTATCAAGTGTGAAACCAGGAAAGTCCACTTCGAGCAGGGACACCCTGCTCCGCTTGTCATTTTGGATCAGGGATGACTCCCCGTGACTTAGGCTGCCATGTCGTATTCGTTCACGAATTCGATTGCATCTTCAAAAGTCATTTCAGATAATTCTACGTTGCCGTTTAATTGTTTAATACGTGATTAAAGAGAACAGTATCATCTCTCTGCATGTGTACATGTCCCCGACAATCCTGTCGAATCCATTTCATCCCCATAATTCAAAGAACGTGTTGGTTGGTTTAATCTGTCAACCCCAGGTTTTTGTTAATCATGTCCTCTTCTTCCTGGCTGACTTCTGCCTTCCATTTTCCAACAGGACATTCACTTGCAAGTGATCTAGTTTTCCAGCCGAGTTTGCAACCACACTTAGCGCAGCAGGGTTGTGTTCCGGGAACCAGGCAGTTACCGCCTTTGGTATCCAGGTGCTCACACCCTTCACACACGTTCATGCGTGCTTCAGCAATGATTTCTACATCCTGACGACTGAAGATGCTGTTCTTGATTCCCTCAAGAATGTTACCTTTCTCTTTCCAGATAGTGATTAGTGATTTCATAAGTATTTAGATTCTTTGAAAGTCTTTTTGTTGTCTTTTTCTTCCTCTAGCAACTCTTGCATATTTTGCAAGTTTTGATAATCGTGCTCCTTGTCTTTAAGGATTGCATAACTACTGGTGGAGTTTTGAGGAAGGAGGTATTGAATGTATTTACTCAGTTCTTTAATGCGTTTGTCCAGACTCCATGGTTTAACGGTAAAGGTTCCCAGGTTTGGGACCATCACCCTTGGGTGGTCCAGCGTTCCCAGCTTCTCCCGGATGAAGGACCAATATGCACGCAACATTTTGTCTGACTGTTCAGCAGTCAATCCATGCTTGTGTGCTACAGGTGATATGATGTCCTTTACTCTGGTAGGTTTCATGGTTCCACACTTAAAAACTGGTAGTCAAGTAAAATAGCACCACTGTCTGAGCGTATCAGTTCAGGAGTGACCATCACTTGTTTCTTACCTTTCTTTTGTTTGATCATCAAGCCGCGTTTTTCAAGCTTGACAACCCGGTTACGTACGTTTTGCGAACGCTTAGGGAGATCATAAGGGTCTACATCGGTGTAGATATGGTTGGCAGCTTTCTCACAGAAGGCTGTCAAATCCATAGGACCCCACAATGCAAGCAACGTGAGGAACTCCAGATCACTGGGGATCACGTGTTCCTTGCGTAGAAACGCAATCTCCATAAGCAACTGACACCGCAACATGTCCTGTCGCGATACCCTTAGCTTTTTTGAGATCTTCGTTACCTGCATCGGTGTTGGTTTATGGGTCCTGTGTTGGTTTTTCTATTACTTTTCTTCATCATGTCCAAGCACAAGTGCTAGTACAACAAATAGAACGACTACCAGAGGTGTATACTCAAGAGACACTTTCTTCAGTGGTTGAAGCATCTTCCTGCTCCTGTTGGTTTACTGGAGATTTTGCTGCCGGAGGGTTGGTGAAATAGGCATACTTAGCAACTGCTTCAATGCGTTTGGTTTCTTCTTCCTGGATTTCTCTGCGGAGGATAGCATATTTTAATTGGTACTCCAACAAAGTGATCTGTTCCTTGTAGTGAGCAACCATCTCCGCGACGGTTGGGATCTTTTTTTCTGATTCAGTAGTCATGGTTTTTGTAAGGTCTACAATACAAATCTACAAAAAAAGTTTAAACTCTACAAATTTAACCTTAAAGTTCTTTAAATTTGTAGTTATGGAAAAGGTAGACCAATTACTATTCGTACCTGCTGCAAGTGGGACGATTCTGGAGAGCCTGCACGGACACTGTCCAAAGTGCGGTGATAACTTACAAGGTCCTGATGTAAAGACTTATTTTATTGAGGACTTGATTAACAGAAAATATGAGGGGGATGTGCATGCAGAAGCAGAGAGACTTGCCGCATTATACGGCTGGACAAAAGAAGCTCCGGTACATTTTAGCAACATTATAGGGATTGCCCTGCCGGGTAGTCCCGATGATTTTATACTACACCAGTGTCCAACTTGCGAGACGACCTGGGATAAATTCACCAAACGCGAAGGAACCTATGAAATTCCTGGTCCCGAAGTACCTAAAATATCTACAGAAGATGTCCAAGAATAAGTTTATTGATTTTTACACAGAGCATGATACCATCTATCAACTCTGTCAGTTGATCTACAACCGCAGCCGGGAGAACTTTACCCCTTCCAATACGGTGATCTTAAATGTCAGTCCGGATTACTCCAGCATTTTTGCGATGCGCCTGGCGCACTACATGAGTGCAGAAGGAGAAGTGATGGAGATGGTTAACGTGGACGTTCCATATCCCGATGAGCTGGACATGGTTTACAAGCAGGAGTTTTATTTAACTCTTAGAAATTTAAAACGTCGGTTTAAGAAGTTCATCCTGTGTGAAGCAGCGGTGCTGACGGGTAAGAACTACACCTGGATGGTAGAGATGATGGTTGCTGAAGGGATCCAACCTGAAGACATCATGACCACGGCATTGTTCCAACGTCATGACAGCATTTTTGATACGCAGTATGTGGGTCAGCTGTTCCAGGAGGACATGATTGAATTTCACTGGGAGAAGTATAACAAGCACTGGGATGAGCAACGTACAGAAAAAGATTAAACCGGTGTTTGCCTGGGCATGTGCAGAGATATACAAGCAGAATCTTTGGATATCGATTGGACAGAGCGACAAGCAGTTTTACAATTCTTTGATGAAGAATGTGATGAACCTGTCTAAAGAAGAAGCACAGGAAGTTGTCCTTGAAATGAAACAACGCACGTCTCGTCACCATGGATTGTTCATGGGTAGTCAGGGGTTGCACCTGATCCGACTGTATATACCTGCAGACATGAATAACCCATCTTTTCATGGGGTATTGGCACATGAAGTGCTGCACGCTACTTGTCACCTACTCCGGGAAAGAGGTATGGAATTGTGTGAAGAAAGCGAAGAAGCATACACCTACCTCAATGACTTCTTCATTACCAAAATTTATAGCGCATTAGTAAAAAAATGAAATTATTATCTACACATCCCGTCAAGAAACTTGATTTAGGGTTTCATGGAAATCTTTTTGGCGGACAATTATTATCCTGGATTGATGCTGCTGCCGCAGCATACGCAATGGAGTACTGTCACTCCAAGAACATGGTCACGATTGCCATTGACAAGTGTGTCTTCAAGAAACCTGCAAAAGAAGGTAACCTGGTAAAGATCTACGCTGAGATGGTAAAGATTGGCACCACCAGCTGCATCTTTGAAGTGCAGGCACGCGTGTACAATGTATTCACCGGAGAGGAAACACCTATCTTAACCACCAACATCAGCTTTGTACGTATCGATGATGAGGGAGGACCCATTCCGATCAGTGACCAGGTACGTCGGAATTTTCAAGCATTAATGGACAAAAAGGAGGTTACTGAATGAAACATGCAACATTATACATGGACCTGGCAACCCGTATTTCTCATGAATCAAAATGCACCCGGTTGAATGTGGGTGCTGTAATTGTGAAAGAGAAAAACATCATAGCGTTCGGCTGGAACGGAATGCCTACCGGATTTCCCAATGCTTGTGAAGTGGACAACGTTACCAACCCCGAAGTGATCCATGCCGAAGCAAACGCAATCCTCAAAGCTGCCCGATCTACGGAGTCAACAGAGGGAGCAACTTTGTTCTGCACGCATAGCTGTTGTGTGGAGTGCGCCAAGATGATCATCCAGTCCGGGATAAGCAAGTTCATCTACCAGACTCAGTATCGAGACGACGCTGGGTTGAGATTACTTCATCGTGCTGGTATTGAAGTGGAGCAATTTGACCCACCCTGTATCCTTTAAAAATACTACCCCTATAGTTACTCAACCCCTGGTACCCCCGGGGGTTTTTTATGTCCCCCCTGGTATCCGGTACAGCATGAATGGTCACTGGAATGTTATGGGTGAGAGAGGGGTAGTACCACCTAGGTGACTGCGTCCCCCTCGGAGTATGCTAGACCCCACCCCCCGTGTTTTGCTACTACGCTTCGCTGCGTAGCTGCAACAACGGTGTGTGTGCGTCAACTAAAAACATCAGGCTGCGCCGTGATGTTTTTTGGGTAGATAGTATGACATCGTCATATCTACACATTTAAATAGTATTAGACATGAGTACAATCAAATTGAAAGCGACATTCGAGCGCACGACGAAAACCGGTTACCTTTACACCGTATCATCATTTAGCCGCGATGCTAAGACAGCACAAGCGGACATGGATTTCTTTCACGAGAACTACACCGAGTTGAGCACAACTGGTTCGCGTGCTGAAGGGTGCTTCTATTCGGACGAATTATTTCCGAAGAAGTTCGGATCAGCGACGTTGACCTACGATGAGAACACTAAGACGGGTAAATCGTACTGGAACATCAATGCTCCGGATGCATTACTCGAAGAGGCAGCGATTCACAAGATGCTGAATCGTAACTCGAACCGTAGTGCTGCGCCTGTTCGCAAGCAAGCCGAGATCGAGCAAGACGCTGACCTCGATTAATTAGAACGCACTCTCCTTCGGGGGAGTGCTTCTTTTTCTCTCATGCTATTACTACCTAACTAAGACCTATGAAAACAATGATAACATACTTCGGAAAGGCACTACTTCTCATCGTAGTACCAGTAACATTTTGCTTAATCTTAGTAATTGGTTTCAGTGCATTGATTGCATTCGTTGACCAATTCGATAAGAACACAGTATTCGTTGACACATTCAGAGAGATGATGAAACATGGTTTCATCTGGATAGTGTCAATATTTGCTACACTAGGTTTCACTGCACTCTTTTTCTCTGAGCATTAAGAGTTGCAGTGCAACAGCGTTAAACTATTAACGCTTTCATGGGAAGCAAGGCTGCGCCGTTGCTTCACCTAAAAAATATAACATGGTTATAGTCACACCTATATGTTATACTATGAAACCTACAGATATCTACACATCAAAACCGTACTTTACTGGCAAAGAATTAGGTATAAGTAAATACCTAATCATATCTCATGATAGTTTCAGTTTTATCAGCAATGATTGCAGTAACAACTTATACGTAACAACATCACGTAGTTATCACTATGAGGACATGAAAACTTCTTATGCTGAAGTAGTGCATGCTTATGTTACTAAATCCTGGGATGATTTCTGTCTATACATAGATGAACTCTTAGAGATTCATGCACATGATGAAATTGCATACATCATGCAACGTGAGTACGAAGACTATTACGCGGATCAGGACGATGATTAACCACAGCACAGAGAACAATCTCTCTGTGCTTTTTCTTTTCATTGAAGCAAAGCTGCGCTGTTGCTTCACTTGAATATAGAGTATTGCATAGTCATAGTCACACAATTAAAAAGCAGAAACATGGAAAAACTTATTCAATTCGCATTAGCGACCAAATTTGGTGAAGACAACGTTAATTTTATCATGCAAGTTATCACAGCAACTCCAAGTCCTGAAGTTGCTACTGAAATACTATTAGGACTTTATGAGAGACCTGAAATTGATCGCACAGATGAAGTATTACATTATGCAGGTGACGATAAGACTAACATTCGTTACAGCATGTATGATGACTTCACCAAAGAGGTTCATTTCTCTTACCAAAGAATTATTAAAAGTTCTGCATGGTTTGAGAAGAATCCTTCAGGAGTGGTTATCACTTCTGAAGAGAAAATCATCAGCGACAAGTATTGGGCAGAGGATGCTGCACGAGTATTGAAGATGAGCACTGAAGATTTCAATGAGAAATACGAACGTCTCGTATATCACACTGAAGTTGAGAAGCACGCTCGCAATGCTACTAAATCTGTTACTGATTGGAACGAGTACGTTCAGAAGTGCGAGACATTCTCACACGTTGAGGTAACAGGCGGCGTCATGCTTTAACACCGAACAGAGAGGGTAACACCTCTCTGTTTTCTTCTTCGCTTTCACACAATGGTCTCGCTTCGCTCGGGTTTATTTCCACGGTGCAAACAAGTTTGCTAACCGTGGTCCAGCACAGCTTTCTCCAGCATCGATTTCCCCAGCACCGTTGTCCGGGTACGCAGCGCGTACGGGTCCGAAGTCGATCCTTGTCCGTCCAACGGAGTACGCTTCGGTTACTTGTCGCGGCAGCGCATCGTCGGAGTTCTCTCCAGGAGAAGTAA